TGGAAACTACACGCTATAAACTAACTACACCCCCCTCTTCCTTACTACTTTCCCATCTCGTAATATTCCTTCTATTTCCAACTCCTTATTTATTATTACATTCTCACACGTCCGGTAGTATTCTGTTGAAAAATAAAAATAAAAATAAAAATAAAAATAAAAAAATATAAAAACTATTAAAAAAATATATAATAATATTTTTTTATATAGTTATAATAGTTAAACTCGGAATTCAATGAATCATATTGATACTACAGAATGCGTAATATGTTTAAATAATATATCTGTCAATGAACTACTTACATTAACTTGTTGTAAAAACGATGTTCACATTTATTGCCTTAATAATTGGATAAGCAAAAATATTACAAACAAAAATGTATCAAAATGTTTTATATGTAGTCAAGAAAATAGTATGATAGAAACACTTGTGTCATATAACGAGTATATTCCTGTCAGTAACAATAGTGCTAATGCTATAATTCATAATCATGGTAATGACAACAATGATAATAGTATTATTATTCGTAATAATAATATTAACAACGAATTAATTCTAACTAATGATACAAATATGATGGACATAGCGTATACGACAGATAGAAGACTTTATTATATATATATTTCAATTAAATTAACTTTTTTAATTTTAGTTTCATTACTCCTTATGTTTGTAGTGTATTTTATTATTTAATAAGAATATTTATTATGGTCTGCTATGCTTATGTTGTGGTTTTACATTACTTGGTGTATTATAAGACTTAATAACTAATGACTCCGAATTCTTAGATAAATCGCGGTTTTTATGGCGCGTTTCACACATCAAATCGTTTTGATGAATTCCTTTAATATTCATTGCTTGATATTCGTGATTTCCAGACTCCATTTTTTGAACACCAAATTCAACATATTCTCCTTGGACTAAGTATTTATAAATCTCATCCTTTACATTTAGAGAAGAATGATGGGCAAAAATATCTTTCCCTTTAAAATCACTTGAATCAATAAAAGTAATAAAACCATAACCAGACTTGTTGTTGAACCACTTTACTTTTCCTACGTATTGGTTGGTGGCAGTATCAGCCATAGACATTTTATATATTAATAATATATAAAACCTTTATATTATTTTATTATATAATTATGTTTTGTATAATTTGTAAAAAATACAAATATCCTATTTTTTTATTATGTAAAAATTTTTATTGTAGCAACCATGCCAAAATACACTATAATCAGCAAATAGTAATAATTCAAAAAATATATAGAGGAAATAAGGTGAGACGAATTTTAAATAATATTTATTTTAAATTACCAAAAGATTTACAAGCACACATATTAAGTTTTAATACCATAAAAACAATTAACACTAAAGATAACGATTATTTAAAAATAGTTGCCATTATTAGTGAAGCAACATATAAAATAAGTGATTTTCATAATCTCTCCACTCATAAAATAACATTACAAGAACTTAGTAATATGTTAGCAATTCTTATTAAATATAAGGCATATATTACTAGCAAATGGTTTAATTACTATAAATATTATTTTAATAATATTTATTCTATTATATTAATATTATGTGAAGTTCAAGATTTGCCATTTACTTTTGCGCACTTGGTTTCAATTATAAATAATGATATTTACGAATCATTAGATTTAATAACCAATTTATCAAACAACGATTTTAAAGTAAAAGCAAAAGAACTAATGTATAATATAACATTATTTTTAAAATAATTAAAATAATACTATCATATTACTAATTTAGAAAGTAGTTGAACAATATAATCATATTTAGGTTCTTGATTATATTTTAATCTTCTAATGTAAGTAAACAATCTATTTAATAAAATATAATCTATATTTTGTATATTTAATGTATTTTGCATTAAGTATATAATAGATGTTATGTTTTTTTTTTCAAGCGTATTAAGACCATCGTAGTATTTGTAATGTTCGTTACTCAATAATAAATACAATAAATTATAAAACAGTGCCTCTACATCATCTCTTCTTGAAGGTTCGATTAAATTTATAACATTTAAACTAGAAAAGTTAACTGATCCAATTAGTCCTTTTATTTTTGATTCACTATTATGAACGTTAGTATGTTTATATATTTTGGCAATACCAAAATCTATAATATATAATTTATTATTGGAATCTAAACATATATTTGTTGGTTTTAAATCTCTATGAACTATATTATTTTCGTGAATAGTTTTAATAATAATTATTAAAGACTTAATAATAACAATACATCTCTCAAAATAATTTTCATTATTATAAGTTCGCAATTTATAATCTACTAATGTCATAGTATATAAATCTAACACCATATACATATTATTATTGTATTCAAATACATCATATATTGATGATATATTGCCGCAAGATTTTAGTTGTTTATATATTGATAATTCATATTTAATTAACTCTTTTGCTCCATATTTTACAGCATAAAACTTATTATTATGCGTTACTTTTAATACTTCTCCAAATTCACCATTAGATATTTTAGATATTATTTCATATTTATTTAGTAACATATATGAAGTGCTAATAAAATATTAGCGTTATATGTTTTTATGTTTTTCTAAAATAAATATTTAGTTTGTATTAGAAATTTCACTTTCATTTTGATTTATATTTGTATGTTGATTTATATTTGTATGTTGATTTGCATTTGTATTTTGATTTGTATTTATATTTATGTTTGTATCTTGAATTTCAACACTCTCAACGCTTTCATTTTTAGTATATAATTCTTTTATTATATTTAATTTCAAATTATTTTCTTGTAATAGTTGTATAAACAAATCAGGCACTATTGCTATACTACTTGTGTAGGTTCTATAACTATTAAAAAAAACTATTGTATTTTCTTCAAGAAATTTTATACTATAAAACCAATAAGGAGGTATTATTAGAACCTGAGTAGTATTTAATAATACTCTTAAGAATTTTACTTTATGATAATCATTTTTATAATTGCTTTGAATGTTGTTAATATCAATTGCCGAATAAAAATCCAATAATTCGTAATTTTTTTGAACATGTAAATTTTTATAATATTTAGGAGGACACATAGTCACTTCTATTTTTCCACTCGATAAATATAATATATTTCGCGAATTAATACTATATTTTAATTGAGTACTATTATTTTTTTTACCCATTATAATATCATAGTTTTTATTACATACATTATATGGTCTAAAAAAAGTATCACTTGAAGATAATAATTTTTCTATTGTTGTTTCTTCCAAAAATTCCTTATTATTATACGTTATATAATTATTTGAAGTATCATTATTTATTATAGCATCAAAATCTTCCATCTTTGTTTTTAAAAATAATCCATTTTGTTTATTATATAAATTCAAATCAAAAGTTGGATAATTAGAAATTAAATAATTCGCATCAATATTGTCTATTAACGAACTATTATTTAATAATAATGGTTGTTTGAAATTTATTATATCCTCAAATTTATCTTTTGAGAGATTTTCTATTTCATATACTTCCAAATAATTACTTGTTTTAATGTGATTATATACGTGAATGTATATAAATAATACAATACAAAAAATCATAAAATTAATTACTAACTCCATTAATTAATAGTTTAATACATATTATTTATTTTATTTAAACATAAATAATAAAATAAATATTACTCTTATTATAACTAATATTAATAAACCGACTATTTGTTATTAGTTAGTAGTTTCTAAATTACTTTCATTAGTAAGTAAAGAAATATTTTTGATTTCATCAAGAACGTCTTGTTTTAACGAAGTACTACTTAAATTAATTTCTTCCATAGAAACTGACTCTAATATTTCTTTTAATTGATTTTCATCCATAATTAACTCATCTGTGTCCATAACAATTTTGTCATCATCCGAAATTATTTCTTCTTCATCCAAAACTATTTCTTCATTGGTTAAATCAATATGTAATTTTTTAGTATTATCTGAACCCTGATTTTCATAATCACCCTCACCTTCATATTCGTAATCCATATTAGCATCCATATTCATTTTATTTGTTCCACTAAATAACTTAGTTCTCATAAAAGATTGTAAAAACATTTGTGCCGGATCACATTGCTCTTCGTTACAGCACATATTATTCATAGAACTAGCCCGAACTTTATCAATAGTTTGCGCAATTTTTTCATTATTTAATTTAATATCATCTTTCATACTAATTAGCGAAGTGCATGTTTCCAATGCCAGAGTTTGATTTTTAATCACTAATAACTTTAATTCATTTACTTCTTTTGTTAGTAATTCTAATTTTTCAACATTCATAGTTGATTCGCCCGGAATTGAAACATTTGTTTCTTTGGCATTTAATAATTCTATCATTTTAATAGTATTTTCTTTAAAAGTATTAAAGTTGTCTTGAATTCCATTTTTAAATTCATCAAGTCTAACATTTTGAATAGTTAAATTGGTTTGGATAGTAGTTTCAAGCATTTGTAATTTAGTTTCAATAGAACTATAATTTGAGTTAGATGGTTTAACTTTATCTAAGTCATCAGAAAAAGTAGCCAATTTTGACTGCATCAATTCAGTTATTTTTTCCTCCACAACATTTGTTATATATTCTTCGCTATTTAATTCAATTAATAATGTTTCTAAATCTTTTAATTTATTATCATGAAGTTGTAGTATTTGTAAAGGTGTTAAAGATTGAGGCGGAGGTATTACCTGTTTAGCTGCATTTGGTGATTCTTGCTGTGACGATTTGTTTGAAGTATTTTGAGATGATGCTGCCGGTTCATTTGTTGTTCGTCTTCTTCGTGCAGAAGCTAAAGCTGCCGTAGACATATTTACAATATTATAATATCTTTTTTTTAAACCATAATAATATTAATATTATTATTATTATTATTATTATTAATTTATTATTAATTTATTAAAAATCTAATAAAACTTTTTACGGAACCATAACATATTTTATAGGGTCGTGATGTTTATAATTATGTATAATAAAATCCTCTTCACAATAATCCTCAATATTTTCTCTCTTGTTAATAATTTCCAAAGTAGGAAATTCATATGGTTCTCGCTGTAATTGTATTTTTATGTTTTCGACATGTTCCTTATAAATATGGCAATTTCCTTTAAAATAAAGAAACTCATATGGTTCTAAGTCACAATGTTTTGCCAATAAATGTGTTAAAAAACAATATGACGCAATATTGAAACAAGTTCCGCATGCCTCATCATTAGAACGTTGATACATTGAGCAACTCAATTTTGTATTATTTGTTACATTAAACTGCATCATTATATGACAAGGGGGTAGTGCCATAATATCTAATTGACAAGGGTTCCATGCCGTAATAATCATTCGTCTAGAATTTCTTTGTTTAGGATCTTTTAAACACTCAATTACTTGTTTTAATTGGTCAATGCCTTTATTACTATAGTTACTATTACAATTAATATATTTAGCATTGTAATGACGCCACTGAAACCCATATATTGGACCCAAATCATCTTCACTATTATTATATAATCCACGTTCATCTAAGAAATTACGCGACCCATTTTCATCCCATATATGAACATTTTTTTCTTTTAAATGTTTGTTATTTGTATCTCCTTTAATAAACCATAATAATTCTCGTAAACAAGTTTTCCATGCCACTTTTTTTGTAGTAATTAGGGGGATTTTATTATTTTCAAGTGAAAAATGCATTGCTGAACCATAAATAGATAATGTGTTTCCATTTCTTCCAATAAATTCCGCATTATTAGTCAATATGTCTTCTAGTAAATTTAAATATTGATTTTCTTCGTGATACTTATTATTTCTATATTTTATTGATTCACAAGATTTTTTTAACATTTTAATAATATTAGCAATAAATATTTAATATTTATTGAAATATTATTTATTGAAATATTATTTATTAAAATATTATTTGTCTAGATTAATTAAAATAATATTTCTTTTATTTAGGTAAAATAATTTAATATAATATTTTTTTAATTTATATATATAATAGTATTTATGACCATAGAAGAATCTTTAGACACTGTTTCTTTTGGAGGAAGTAGTAAATTAAGTCCTTCTGGATTTTTCAGTTACGTTTTCAATTTTGATAGCGATAATAAAGCAATATTATTGAATATGTTTCAATATATTATAATTGCTTTAATACCTGTTATAGTATTATTAAAAATGATAAAAGAATATATACCTGAAGATGATGATAGAAAAGAAAGTATTGAATTAGTAATAGAAATAATAATTCAATTAGGTGTATTATTTATTGTTATGTATTTCATTGATAAAATTATTAGGTATTTTCCCACATATAGCAATGTTCCATATAGTAAATTTAATGAAATAGGTTTTATTATTCCTACCTTAGTTTTAATAATGACCATGCAAACCAAATTAGGAGCAAAAATAAACATATTATACGACAGAATACTTGAAATGTGGAATGGAAAACCCCAAACAAAAGGAGGAAACAACCAGGGAAATATTAGAGTAAGTCAACCAGGTATTCATCAAGCAAGTAGAGCAGATAGTCTAGATAATACTATTATAGCTCCACGTGTAAATCAATTACCAACACAAAATAATATTTCATTAATCGATTCTCTTCCTAATATGATGAATGGTGGAGGAGGAGGAGGAGGAGGAGGAAACAATTTCCAAAATCAGGCGATGCAAAATGCTTTTATGGATTCCATGGAACCAATGGCAGCAAATGGAGCATTAGGAGGTGCTTTTGGGTGTACTTTTTAAAATCTTAAAAAATATAATATTTTTTATAATCAAAAATTATAAAAAATATTATCTAGAAATAGGTAAATATTCAATTAATTATTTTTTTGGTTAAGGAGGTGGAGGTTGAGGTTGAGGTTGGGGTAGTGGAGGAGGTGGAGGAGGTGGAGGAGGTTGAGGTTGATGAGGAGGAGGTGGAGGAGGAGGAGGTTGAGGTAGTGGAGGAGGTGGAGGAGGAGGAGGTTGAGGTTGATGCGGAGGTTGAGGTTGAGGAGGAGGAGGTTGAGGTTGATGCGGAGGTTGAGGTTGAGGAGGAGGAGGTTGAGGTTGATGCGGAGGTTGAGGTTGAGGAGGAGGAGGTTGAGGAGGAGGTATAGACTTATAACTAATTCTATTATTTATTCTTTCTCTTGCCTCTCTTCCATTTTCACTTGGTGGTTTTTCTGGTGAACTTTTAATTGTTGCGACTTGTTTAGCATTAGTCTTCTCATTAAGCATAGAGGTAATTTTATCAATATCAATTTTGTTAGTTATATTTTCTACATTAGATAATAGTTTATATGCTTTATCTTCCACATTGTCAACATTTTTTTCTACTTTAGATAATACTTCAAATGCTTTATGTTCCATATTTTCAACATTTATTTTTCCATTTGATACCTTATGAATTGTTTTTTTTATTGATTCTAAACTTACCGGAGCAGATAATGCCGCAGAAGCAGGAATATAAATTTTAGGACCTATTTTGAGAAAATTAATAACTATAGCACAAAACCAAGTATTAATAAATAGCAACACTAATGTAATTACAAGTATTAGTATAAATAGTAATATATTACAAACTAATATAACTATTCTTTCTACTTTCATTATTGTTTCATTATTTGCTTCATCGCCGCATCCGGTTGGTCCTTTTTGCCAATTAGTAAGTACAACAATATTGTTAGAAATAATATCTTCAAACCATCTTAAAATTAATTGTATTATATAATATGATAATGATATAACAAATACTGCTCTTATCATTGGCCATTCATTCATAGCATAATTGAGTTTTGTAAATGCTTCATTAACCTTTGGATGAATATTATTCAGTTGATTATTTATACTTTCTGGTTTAATATTAGGATCACTAGGTTTTAAACCGAAACCTGATGTTATAGCTTTAACTCCTGCCTTTATTGTTTTAAAAATAAAGTAAAATACTACAAAAATAGACGATATAAATAAAAGTAAATGCATAAAAAAATCTACTAATTTTCCCCACCACGGAATATAAAAAACTTGATTACTGTCACTACAATGCATTTGATAACAAGCCTTAGATATACCACTAAATATGGCAGACAATATAGTAGTAATTAGCACTATTATAGTTGTACATAATACTTGCACAACAATTAATGGAACACTTATATTATCAAGTAAATTATTTATAAAGTATAAAACTTTTGAAATCACTTTTAATATATTATCTTTAATAGGTTTTATAGATTTACTTATAAAACTATTACTATTTTCTGGTGGAACCTCGCCTTTATCTTTACTTTTAGTATTAGTAGGGAAAATTACCGAACAATATGTAAGATTAAATATTATTAGCATACAAATAAAAGTTGTCATTAAGTGAATAAAACCATAAAAATCACGCGCAAAATTTTTAAATTTAAATCCGAAAGCAAACGCTATTACTCCAGCAATTCCTAATATTATAAATATTATTGTTATAACACTATATATAAGAGGTAAATATGTGTAAAAATGATTAGTGATTTTATTTATGCCACAAATAAAGTCAAGCATTAGTTTAAAAACCATTATAAACTAATATAAATATATATAATTATTTTTGTCAATTAATCCCAATTAATCCCAATTAATCCCAATTAATCCCAATTAATCCCAATTAATCCCAATTAATCCCAATTAATCCCAATTAATCCCAATTAATCCCAATTAATCCCAATTAATATTTTCTAATTGTTTTAAATTGTCTTTTAAATTGTTACAAGCACATATTTTTTTTATAATTTTGTCATCAATAGTCTTTAAACTAACAGAGCAAGTTTTCAACAAATAAGCAAAATAGTCTTGCTTTGCATCATTTTCTTTAAAATCAGGATTTTCAACTATCCAATCTTGAATCAATTTAAAATGTGCTTTATTTAGATTATGTAAAGCCCCTTTTATTTTTGTTTTATCACTATCTTTTTCCCATAAATCATTATCTTTAATATACAATGTTTCGCGCTTAGGATCCGTACAATGTAATGGTCTTTCAAAAAGCGACATTTTATTAATAGTTTGAATAATAGCATTGCTCAATCCAATTTCTAACCCCTTATTTTTTGTTAAATCTAAATCTTCAAGTGTTAATTTTATTTGCTTTATAAAATCATTCATATTTATCGCATTTTTACATTGCTCATTTAAAAAAACATTAATATTGAAATTTTGTTTTATATGTGCGGTATTATTTGTTATATTACCTATTTTAGGCACTATTTCGACCAATTGTCTATGTTGTTCTCCTAGTTGTTTTTGTTGTTCTAATAATTGTTGCTGTTGTATTAGCAATAAATTTTTTATATCATTATTTTCGGATATTAACTTCATTATCATATTTTGGTCTACATTATTTTGCAAAATAACTTGGCAATTAGGTTCCTCAGTTTTATTGCTTACAACCTTAAAATCACATTTTTTTTTATGATTGTATAAACTCTGATTATGGTTATATTTTTTTCCACATTCGCAAGTAAAACTTTTATTTGTTGTGGGCGCGCTATTTATAAGTATTTCATTGTTTTTATGTTTTTGCGTTTGTAAATGTCTAAAGTAATCTCCTTTTTTACACGTATTATAATGACATAAATTACATTCGTAAAAAATGGAGTTTTTTGCGCTTTTTTTATAAGTCATTTATAAGTATATTATACTTATAATAAATTCTTAAATCATTTTTTAAAAATTTCCGCGCAAATATAAGTATTTTAAAAATACAGGTTGTAATAATTAGTATTAAAATAATATTTTAAATACATATATCATAACAAATTAAATCGAACTTAAAAGTTGGCGCGAAATTTCGCGAAATGTATAAGTATTTTATAAGTATTTTATACTTATAAAAAACGCGCAAAAATTTGAAAAATCTTGAAAAATATTTATGGTAAGGTAATTTTCAGCAACTTTGTAAATATTTTATTATCTTAATGGTGCTAAATACAATTTCATAAAGAAAAATTCTCAAAAATTCTATAAAGGTTCTTAAAAATCAAAAATGGACATTTATAAATGTCCAAAACCCAAAAAATTTTCAAATTATATTTTTCAAAAAAAGTGAACTAAGCCTTTATTTATTATTTTGGGGGGTCTAGGACAACTTTATAAGGTTCTCATACTAAGTTTCTATAAAATCTTTTAAATCTTTTGTAATGACAAGGTAGTTTATAATTTATAGTTTATAGCTTATAGCTTATAATTTTTTATATTTATACATATTAATAAAATAACTATAAAATGTATAAAATCACGAAAGTGAATGAAATATTTTTCTTATATTCTCTAAGAGCAAGTTTCATATTGTATATTATTGTTTTATTGGGTGTTGGTGGTTTTGCACCACAATATTTAGAATACTTGAAGTCATTTTTGCGTATATATATAGGTTCTTTATTAGTTATATATTATAATCCTATTACATATAACGAACGCAAATTTGGAGAATATGATAGACAGTTAGTATTTTCTTCTGGTGTATTTTTATTATTGTCGAGCACAATAATAGGTTCTATTGAAAGTTATTTACAAAGCAATGCTAAATATGTTATAAGCAATAGTATTAATGGACTAGTTTCCAATGTAAACAATGATGTTGTAAAAATGTTTAATTAAAAAATTAGTCGTTATAATTATATTTTTTTATTTTTCTTTGTAAATTTTCGTGATTTAGAATTAAAAAATGCGTCTATTTTTTTAATTAATACATTACCAAAAACTTGTTCTATATTGTATTCTACTTTTGATTTATTTAAATATTCTAGTTTGTAATTTTGTGTGTTGCTAGCAATAAAATCTACGAAATCCTCTTTTGATTTATTATTAGAAAAATAAGTATGCATTTTATCATAAGTTTTAGATGCCATAGTTAAAAAATTAATATTGTGACTATATGGTTTCAAGTTTATATATAATACATTTTCATTATACATTTCATTATGCTTTTGATCATCTATAAAACATATTTGACTATTTGATGGTAATTTTGTGCAATTTATTAAATCTTTCATAGACTTTCCATGCGAAGTTCTACAAACTTCAATAATTTGTCCGTTTACTTTAAATGCTCCAATTATTCTATCAAACAACTGATATTTTAATTTATAGTGAAAATAATTTTGAATCATAATAGCCCAAGATTTTGGACCATTATTATTAGTGTATATCATCGCATAATTACACAATCCTTTTTCTTTTTTTTGCTTAATATTTTTCAATATATTTAATATATTGGGGCGCAAAAATTTAGGAAAACAATCTAATAGTTTAAAAAACAACATTTCATTACTATTATTAATATAGTTTGTAAGTAATGACCAAAATACATATAATTGTGAAAAATGACCGAGCGTTTCATCTAAATCAAACACGATTACATAATTAATACTATTTGGAATAGCGCTTTCTATTAACATAGCACTTGTGTAATTCTAATATAACATTATAAAATAATTTTGCCATATAAAATATTTATTAGCATTTTATTATAGTTTATACTATAAATAATCCTTACTAATTAAACCAAAAAGTATATGTTTAATAGTTTCCAGTATAAATTATATAGGCTAAAAATAGACCAAAGAAATTCTTAGCAAAAAGGTCTAATATATTATATAGTATATTTTTGGCATAATAAGGTAAGGCAGCAACAAATCCATATAAAGACCAAAAAAATAGAAAATAGAAGAAAAAAATATAACCATTATTAGTTTTTTGAACAAAATTGCTATAAATCATAGCATAATATATGACAAAAGGTATAAATCCAAGAATAATAGAATATAGCACAGGAATAACTTTTATTTCTCCCAAATAACCAAACAGCAACATTGCCCAATTTAAAAGCAAAATTGGTATAATAACATTAGAATTAGTAGTTAAAATAGAATATAAAGTTAGACCATGTGTTTGATTTGTTTCTTTGGCATTAAGAAATATTAAATAGGAAATTAATGTAACAAGCATAGTAGGGGTTGTAATCATCCAATCAAAATATCTTTTTGGTGTTATATTTGTAAGTGTATAAAAATTAAAAGCCAACCATATATAAAATACTCCTTCAATTAATTGAACAAATAATTCCAAGAAAAATAAGTCTTTTATTAAATTATATACAACAGGAATTTCTGTAAAAATACCTTGAATACTTACTATAAATGTAAATATTTGTATTACTATAGAAATTATTAATGTATAATTTAGTATTTTTTTGGCATTCATAGTAATTATATATATATTTATACAAAATATATGTTATTTTATAAAAATATATGTAAATATATAATATAATAGTTAATGAATTTAACAAAAGAGGATTATATTAATATTTTAAATTATTATAATATTAAAATAAATTCAAACACATCTTTAAGTTCTATAAAAAAAATGGCAGAAAACATAATAGCGAAGAAATTATGTAGTTGTATTAAAAAAGTTCCCAATCCAGGTAACAAAGAAAGCCGCGCTATTGGAATATGTAATCATAGTGTACTACAACGTAAGCATTTAAAAATAAATGGATTCTCGTGTAAAAAAAGAATGATGTTAAAAACAAGCAATACAAATAAAAATAAGTTGACTAAAACAATAAATGGCAAATTACTTTTAAATAAAAAACAAACACTAAAGCAAAAAAAATAATACACACAAATATCACATATAAGCACATCCCAAACAAAGACTATGGAAACTTACCAGTGAGAGCATTTACTTGCCACTTGGTCAATGGTTCTTTTTCTCCTGTTTGGTAATGTATCCACGTTGAAGGTGTCGGTTCCGCGTTAAAGGTCACATTAACTTGCTTGTCGCCATCACTACAATGATCACCGTAGTGCCGCGACACATTTGGATTTGACCCAACAAGAACAAACTTCACAAAGCACTCCGCGCAATAATGATGCTTGACAGGATACTCTTTTCCATTGACAAACATTGTCGTTGACTGCATGGGCTTTTGAATGCGATGATAGTACCGCCTGTAACCATAATTCCATACATACTCACACACCGCTTCAGTATCGTAGTAGCAGTTTGCGTTTACGCAGTCACTCATCACATACTGAAATTCGAAGCGCTTGTCAACATAGCGCTCAGTAAACACTCCGTACAACGTAGCCACCATCTGCCCTGCAATGTAAAATTGACTCACCAATTTGCTAAATAACACACACGTCTCTTTGAAACTCACAAGGTAGTCTTTGTTTCCAAGGCGGTCAACAATGAGTGCAATGAGTCCGCTTGGCAAGTCGCAAATATTGATAGCACAGACTTCGCACATCATCATTGCTTGTCGCTTTTTGCTTATCGCTTTTTGTCCGGACTATAAATAAATAGAAAAAAAAAGTATTCAATTTTAAAAAAGTATATCAATAATATAAAATAATTATCAAAAAAAAAAGTATTCAAATTTTTTACCAATGCCGATCAAAAGGTCTCCTAATCGTTGCGTTTAGTTGTATGCCAACATGTATTCCTGAAACTCTGTTAGTACATGATTTTCCTCCGTAATACAATTGAACCATGTAGAAGGCCAAGGTTCATTATGAAAGTACACCTCTACCTCTTGAACACCATCACAATAATTCCCATAGTGCTGCGAAGCATTTTTGTTTTTTCCCACCAAAACATGTTTCTTGAAGCACTCACAACAATAATGAGACCTTATCCAATGCGGTTTGCCATTCACCCGCGCAGTTGTAATGTTCAACGCTGCCTGCCGATCAGTATGTTCATATGCCTGGGAGTGAGCTTCCCATATGTATAGCACTGCTGCTTCTGTCTCCTTGACACACTCTGGATTGATACAGCATTCTCTCTTGGTCGGAACAAACTTCTCAAAAAACTCCAGCAACCTCTCTCTAGCGACCGAAAATGAAACATGGTTGCTTGAATTAATGCTAGACATAGTTGTTGTTTAGAACTATAAATAATTAGTAAATAATTTAAAAAAAAAATCAATTTTTTTACAACACACACACGCACTTAACATCAATCACTACTAAGCATGCAAAGTTGTTGCCCACTCAACTTTTCATCGCGTTTTGTAATACTATTGTACCATGTAGAATGCACAGGCTCATAATGAAAGTACACTTCCACCGCTTGAACTCCAGGACAATATTGCTCATAGTGCTGCGAAGCATGCTTGTTGTCTCCCACCAAAACATATTTCTTGAAGCACTCGCAACAATAATGAGACCTAATCCATTGCTTCTTTCCATTCACCCATATGATTGAAATGTTCAACGCTGGTTGCCGATCCGTGTGTTCGTATGATAATGAGTTAGCCTTCCATATATATAGCACAGCACCTTCAGTGTCCTTGACACACTCAGGATTGATACAGTATTTGCGTTTGGATGGAACAAATTTCTCAAAAAACTCTTGCAGCTGCTGTTTGGCAACCGAAAATGAAACGTGGTTGCTCGACATAGTGATTGTGCTGAGTGTTGCGAGCGCTGCTTTTGCTTTTTGATTGCTTTTGCTGTTTTGTCCAGACTATAAACAAATAAAAAAAATAAATAATCAATTTTATAAAAGTATAACAAGAACTCCTTAGATAAATATATACTTACATCTTGTGTAACTTATATTTACTTCATCTATATAGTTATAATTGTGTTTAACATTTTTTAAGTCACCTACCAAAACAAATTTTTTTAAACATTCACTACAATAATGTGTATTAAGACAATACTTTTTATCATTAATCAAAAGTATTGTTTTTTTTAAGGCAAATTGCTTAATATGAACGTAACTATCATAACCATTGCGGTAATGCTTAGAAAATACTTCTTTAGTATCATGACTACAATTAATATTAACACAAAATGTTCTTGGGGAAAATTGACTAAGTCTATATGATAACAAAAGTTTGGCAATTGACAACTTTGAAACGCTATTATAGATACTTACACATGTCCTCTTAAGGAGAGCAAGATAATAATAATGTTTTACATGACTTATAATAATTGAGAGGACATCATTATTTAGGTCGCAAAAAGTGATAGTCATTAATAAATAAACTTTTCGTATAAATATAAATAGTTTGACCGGAATATAAAAAATTGTTTTTTTAAATAAACAATCAATTTTTTATAGGTGTCTTATGCTTATCTTATGTTATATTATTTACAAAATGTTACATTAACTTGCTCAGGAATACGATAGTTATGTGATACTTTTTCATTATTGCCGACCAATACATTTTTTTTAAAGCACTCACAACAATAATGAGAATTAATGCTATACATTTTATTATTAACTACTATATTTGATGCGTTTAATGGTTTTTGCCAACTATGGACGTAACGCCTATTGTAATAATTATGAACATTTATATATAAATCTGACGTATCATCATAGCAACAAATATTTATACAAAACCGCCGCTTAGTAAATTTTTTCAAATTTTTAGATAGCATGCGTTTAGCAATCGTAAATTTAGTTGCTTTACACAATACAAGAGAAGACCTGTTCATATTTATAAGGTCTTGACAATTGGGTATATTTTTAATAATAAGTTCCATAATATCGGTTGGCAATTGGCAAATCATTTTTCAAGATAGTAAAGAATATTATTTTACAATAAATAAATATTAATCAATTTTTTAGAAGACTATCAATTTTGTTTATGTAAATAGTCAACGGCTTTAAGGATTATTTCTTCTTCGCTATTTAATTTTTGAAATATTATATTTTCATTTAAATATAGTGTAATAAAATTATGATTATAACCTTTTAAAACCAATGCCAATCCTTTGTCGTGAATTTTAATATCACATAAAAGTGCGCCATTAGTTATTTTAATAGCATCTATTTTGTTTAAATTTATCCATCTTAAGTTTCGCCCATATTTTAAATCTTTTATGTTATCTATATACATATAACCATTTAATTTTTTATGATAACTTTTTAAATCTTCTCGCTTTAATCCTAGTTCTTGTAAGATCTCATTTTTCTTGCGTTTTATTTCTTGAATATTTGTATTTATAATATTTAAATTGTCATCGTTTTCTAATGCTTGTTGTAATAAATCAATATTCATAAATTAGGAACTATATATAAAATATTTATAATTTTATATTTTATAATTTTATATTTTATATTTTATAATTTTATATTTTATAAGTTTATATATAATAACTATCAATTTTACTATAATAACTATTATTTAAAAATAATATATAATTATTTTATATATTATGTTTTTTGAATTTAAACATTTGAGAGATTCAAATATGAATTATTTTGAGCATATGTTCATTTCTTTAAATTATTCTTTTATATTATTTATTTCCTGTATTAAATCAATAATTCATTCATTTATTCCTGATTTATTTGTAAGATCTACCAGCGAATGTATAATAGAAATTAATAATAAATTAGAAAGACATAATATGAAAAGAGGATAAAAAAAGAGTGATTTTTACAATTAAAATACTTATTACTTGATTTTAATAATTTGTATACTTATTTAGTTCAGTAATAATGCTTTGACTTCTTAAAACAATATCTTTTTCTTCAAAAGTTTCATATTCTTTTGCTATATTTCTAGAAATCATATAACTACTCTTTTCATATGATAATTTTTTTTTTGTATATGCTTTAGAACCAAGCGAATTATTGCCTTTATGACCATTTGCACTATTTTTTCCTTCTAATAAAGTCAAATTTCCAATTTTATTTATTAATGATTGATCTTGTAACTTTGTTTTATCTTTTTGGCAATAAACATGTTCAAGAGTATGTTCTAATGAAACCGTATGTATATCAGTATTAATACATGTTTCAAGAAATAGTAATAAATATGTAGCATTTGTTGAGCTTAAATTCATAGTCTGTAATTCTTGTATATAACTTTCACCTGTAATTTTTCTATCTTTATTTTTTACTAGGCATTCGTTTATTTCTTTATAATAATCATATTTACTATTTTTAATAACTTCATTTGTTATTCTAATAAACTCATTAGAATAACACAAATTATTGAAAGTTCTAGTTTTAAACTGAAGATTTCTACAATACCATGTAGTCAATAATTTAATTAAATCACTATTGATTGTATCAACTATATAAAATATAGGCAATAAACACCACATATATGCTTCCCAATTTAAACGAAATCTATGTGTATTATTAATTAATTTTCCATATTTATCATTAGTAATTTTATCCATAATTAGAAATAGTTTTTCTACTATTTTGAAAAATTTATTTACTTCTTTATAACAAGTATCTTTATCTTTGCAATCGATAATAGGTTTATATAATTCTGCATGATTAATTGTTCTAACAACTTTATTATTATATAAAGAAATCGCTATATCAAATATTTTTTGTCCATAATCTTTTTTATATACATTATTACCTTTATGTTTTAATTTCTCCCATTTTTCATATACTTCGACCTTTTTGCTATCTTCTATATTAACAAGAATTGGATTTTTAATTATATCCAACGTTTCTACTGACTTACCTCTGTTATTTTCCCAATCAAATATTTTACTAACATATTCAGGGTCAGTACAATCATAATATTGAATATCAATATCAAATAAAATAAATCTATATAATTCAATGATTTGTCGCTCATTATAATTTTTTTTTATAAAATAATTATAAATAAATATATAAGCAGCATATAATTTTGTATTTGAAGTTGGTTTAGTATAAATATCGCTATGCTTATTAGTTAAATGCTCAATAAATTTATTTTTGCTCATAATTTTTGTATTACAGTGTTTACATATATATTTTTCCTCTTCTTTATTGTCTTCTTCTTTGTCGTCTTCTTCATCTTTGTTTTCATTATTATCAACTGACACAAAATCTTTTATATTAGATACAAATTCTAAATGTGATTTAATGTTATTATTATAAATCTTTATTAATGCTTCCATATCAAATGGATTAATACAATAAATTGTTGGAATTATAGTGACATTGAATGTTTCTTTAATTTTTTCTTGTTGCTCTGTCAATGTATCTATTTCTGTATCTACTGCTAATAATTGAGTAATTTTTTCTTTTAATTTTGTTGGCACCAAAGAACCTATTACAATAAGAATTAAAATTGTAGTTAATATTCTCTGTTGACCATCATAAATATTATTTACATTGCCTTGTTTTAAATTTATAATTGAACCCAATTTTAAAACATATTTATTTTCCTTATAAAGTTCAAATATATCATCTAAAAATTTACTTATTTGTTTCTGTTCCCAAGAATATTCACGTTGATTCATTGGAATTGTTAGATGTTTTTCTAATATTGATTTCCAAGACACTTGATTTGTGGTATATGGTTTAGATCTACTTGACATTTTATGTTATGTTATGTTATGTTATGTTATGTTATGTTATATTATTTTTATTTATTAACTAATCAATTTTTTTATCAAGAAAAAGATTATAAAAAATTGACTTATAAAAAAATTATTTAACATTATTATAAGAATAATATAAATATGATGGTAGATGAAGAATTAATAAGTGCTATGAAAAAAACTATTAAAACTATTGTTATGAATAGTGAAAATATTACAAACTATTTAGATTTATATAATTATCCAAATGATTGTTATGAAACTATGGACGAATATATTTTAGATAAGTATAATTATGAATTATTTGGGAAAAGTGTGTTTTGGAAAGAATTTGAAACTATTGGACTTAAAGAAATTCATAATTTTATACCTGCTATTATAAATATATCGCATCGCTATAGTAATTATTATGATGTTATTAGTTGGATTCAAAATGGAGAATATTATAAATTAATGAGTTTATATGCTTTAAGTATATCCTATAATATTATAAAAACTAATATTACAACTATTAAAATGACTTGGTTTAATAATGATGCAACAAGTCTTTCTGTTTCCAAGTAAATAATGTGATGGCTTTAAAAAATTGATTTGCTTTAACAAATATTTTTTATAGTATTAAAATATTAATGATGATTAGCAATTACAATTATAAATTTGGTATTAAATTATTTTACATTATATACTACATTAGAAACTCGGTTGTTAATTATTATATGCAAGTTAATAGAAAACCGCCACCGCTTGTTCGCCAAAATGCTTTTATAATAGATAATATTCATATTATTATGTAAATATAGTTATTTATATAATAAACTATATTTACTTAGGAGATATGTGCTACGTAGTGGGTTAAATAACGCCAAATTTTTTTATTGTTGTAAAAATAATAAAAAAAAATTGATTAGTTTTTTATATATTATTTATTGATAAAAGTTTATAATTATAATGGCAACTTCGGCATTGATTTTGCTCAGTTTACTTAATACAAATAAGACAATGTCAAATATGTTTGACTTAAATCATTTTAAAATGCAAGAGAAAAACAAACTTTTACAAATTAGGAAGCAGAACTATGAAACAAAACGCAGTTTATCAAAAGCATTAATGTATAATAATAATATCAAGACTTACAAACCATATAACTTAAATAATTATAATATTATCAAGGAGCGTAAGCGCTAAATATGTTTTAAAAAGTATATGTTTAAAAAAGTATATAAATTTAATTAATAATTTTTTATTTGAAGCAATGTGAATTTCTATTATATTATAATAATTGTTTAAATAAATTTATATAGTATTTATAATATAAATGTCAACAGCTAATGATTTATATAATGTAACTTTACATAATTTTGAACAACATAATATTATGAATAAAACAATAGCAAATAGAAATTTTCCATCAAATAATTTAGCAATGAATTTTTCATTTAGACCAGTAAATACAAAATATACTTTAATGCCTACATATAATCATCAAATAGAATCATCGGTGCCTATAGACAATAGCGAAGTATATAATGTAAATAGCACATTTTTTCCAGGAACTAGAAAACCACATTTTTGCGGTTTTGCTACAAATGTTGACAGGGAATCTACTTTAAGAAACCAATTTTTTGCCTTACAAAAAGCAGACCAAGTTGCCTATGTTCCAAATAGTTCTAGTGATTTATATGAAAATAATATTACTTTTTCAACACACAATGCTAATTTAGACGCACATTTATTATTTAAAGAAGAAAGTTTTAATGATTTTAATCCAAATATATCAAGTTCAATTGGAAATGAAATATTTTATAACTCAACACGAGTTCAATTAAAAGATTTAAAATAAAATTTATTATAATACATAGTTATGAAACAAAATAATAAAAATAATAAAATTAAAAAGTCAAAACAAATGAATGTAGTAAGTATTGATTTAGAGCAAAAAGAACCTAAAGAAGTTAAAGAAGTTAAAGAAGTGAAAGAAGTTAAAGAACCCAAAGAAGTGAAAGAAGTTAAAGAACCCAAAGAAGTGAAAGAAGTGAAACCAATTGAATCATTTATAAATAATATAGATTTGTTATATTTAACAAACCAAGTTCAATATGCTAAAACAAATAAATTAGAAAATTTATTGAGCAATAATAGTTTATTAAAAGAAATTTTTGATAATTTAGAAGACAATATAAAAGTATATAAAGAGCAAATATTAAAATATAATACTTCTACTTTAGAAAAACTATTGGCTACTAATAGTGATGCTAATAACAATACTAATACTAACATAAATGAAAAATACAAAATGTATTATTTATTATATGTTTTAAACTTAATACTACATTTAAAAGAAAAAAAAATGAAAAATATGATAAAAGATGAACTAAAAGAATACTCAAATAGTAGTGTAAATAATCAAAGCCTCGGTGATTTTAATATAACTGCCGAAACTATTAATTGTATGTGTCCACAAAATGAAACTTCAAAAAAAATACAAAATTTAGATTTATTTGTTGTCAGAAAATCAAACAAATATAATAAAAAAATACTTCCACAAAAAAGGGAATAATTTTTTTATAATTATATATTAATTAGCAAAACTTTAATTATTATGATTAATGTTAAAAATAACATATATAAAAATTTTACAAAAACAAAAAAATCGCCATTTAAAATGCGTTTACATAGACATAAACAAAGAACAACTCGTAAATATAATAAACAATTTAATAAACTAAAATGTTCTCCATATCAAAGCAAAAATATAGACCAAGAGTTAAAAGATTTTACTTGCTATTCAAGGAGCAATTTACAATTGTTTAAAAATGTATGGAATGCTAATAACAGTGATAAAATAGTGACAAATAATAGCAAAGAAATATGGGAATATTTTAAAAACAAATTAAACAAACAATGTTATGATGAATTATGTTGGTTAAAAAATACTCCATTAAATAAAGTTAATAATAGTGAATTGTTAGTAAAAGAAATATTTAAACCTTTCTCTCCGGAAAGATGGTCTACAAAACCAAATACATGGTTGTCTAGTGTTGATATAATAAAAATAATGAAGCAATATGAAAAATCAAATAAGAATTTTAAGTTTATAGGACCATCGCCAATAGATTTTGACTCCAAAGAGTTGTTTTCGACTTGTGTATGGGAGCAATTATGTAATTTTAATTTAGAGGAACATATAAAAAATAAAATTAGTAAAATAGGTGTAATATTTAATACTGACCCCCATAATAAACCAGGACAACATTGGATAGCATTATTTTTAGATTTAACTAAAAAATTTATTTTTTTCTTTGATAGCAATGGAACTAAAACACCAAAACAAATCAAAGTTTTAATTGAGAGAATAGTAAATCAGGCACATAATCTAAATATTAAATTAGTAGCCGATAATAATGAAGGTTTCACACATCAATATGGAGATGGACAATGTGGGATGTATGCGTTATATTTTATAATAGAATTATTACAAGAAAATAAAACATATAATTATTTTAAAACTACACGTATTAAAGATGAAACTATGAGAGAATATAGGAAAAAATATTACAATGAAGCGCATATAAAATTGGGTTCACAATTTAATGATTAATTTTTTGCTTGCTCTTGTTCTTCGTGTTCGGCAATTAAATATGGACTAATACTATAAATTTTAGTATTATTTGTCTTTGTCAAATCTAATTTAGTTAATATATATTCTCCACAAGGACCACAATTGTCTTCATTTGCCAAATCTATTTTCTTGTTTAGTTTAATAGCACATCGTTCTTGACTCCATCGCCCAAGAGGCCCCACTTCATTTAAAAATAACATATTAAATAGCGTTCTGCTATATAAAAACTTGGTTGCTTTTGTAAAAAGCATTATGCTTATTATATGTTATAATTATTAACTATCTTTTATATATCAATTTTTATTTTTAAAATTGATATATAAATAAATCTTAAGTATATAGAGTAAATAAATAAATGTTTAATGTTTGTAATCTATGTGATAAACCATTTCCGTCTAAATCTAAATTGGATAGACATTTAAATAGTAAAACAAAATGTATTGATAGGATAAATACTGAAAATGCTAAAAAAAAAAGTAAAGAAAAATACGGTGAAAGATTTGGTTATGATAAATTTATATATGTAGACGCTAAAACCTCTTGCATAATTTATTGTAATGTTCATAAATATTATTTTAATATATTATTTAATAATCATACGTCATGTAATGGTGGATGTTTAAAATGTAGTAAAGTAGAACATAAAGATTTTCAAACATTAAGTAATGAATTGAATGAACGCTATAAAAATAGTGAAAATCGCATTACAATTAATTATGAAACTGAAAAAAGTTATTCGGGTATTAATTCAGTTTTATCTCTAATATGTACAAAGCACGGTATGTTTAATATAACTATTGAATGTAGTAAAACATATGCTTACTGTCCTTGTCCGCAATGTTTTATTGAAAAATTATATGAGCAACATATAAAAAAATTACAGACTATTGATAAAACAAAAACTGAATATATTCACCCTAAATATACAAATCACAAATATGATTTGAAAACAGATAATATTATTAATATTAACTCTGGAAAATCATTAAAAAAAACAAATGGAACAAGAGGTCTTAGAGAGATACATCTACAAACTAAAGAAAATAGTATGGTTCAGTTTCATAGATTTAAATATGAGGCAATATATAATGAATTAATTCCTGAAAATATGCAAATAGACCATATAGATAGAGATTATAATAATAATTCTATTGAAAATTTACAATGTTTAACTATACAAGAACATGGTAGAAAAACATCTATTGATAATCCGGATAGGGGTAAAAAAACAGGCAAAACACAAGGCAAGTCAGGTATAGCATATAATGATTTAACTAAAGAACAAATAAGTTTTGATAGTATTAATGATTTAAGTAAAAAATTAGGACAAAAAGGAGCAGGTAATATTCACAGATTTTTACGAACAGGTAAATCGCCCCCTAATGGTTTTAATCGTATAGTATTTACAGAAAATAAAACTATTGATAATGAAGAATGGAAAACACATCCAATATTGAAGTTAGAAATATCTAACAAAGGAAGAATTAAAGATAGACGAAATATTACACAAGGAACATTAGATCATGCTGAATATTATCATTTTAGTGGTAACAAAGTTCATAAACTAGTTGCTGAAACTTGGTTAAATAATAAAATAAATGATTCATATAACTCTATTGATCATATTGATAATAACACTAAAAATAATTGTGTAGAAAATTTAAGATGGGCTACTAAATCTGAACAAACTTTAAATCAAAGTTGTAAGAAATTATTGAAGATAAAACAGTATAATGCTTATACATATGAAATAATAAATACATATACCTCAGTAGGAGAGTGTATGAGTTCTCTTAATATACAAAATAAAAGAATTCATAATGTATCTTTTAGGGATGATTGGTTTATATGTGTTCATCCAATTTTGTTAAATAAAACAAGATTAGAATTTATTAGAAGTATATTATTTTATAAATTTGGACGCGCTGGATTAACAGAGATTACAGGAATGTCTAAAACAGATAGAGGATATAGATATGGAATGAAATATTCAAAATTTTATAATTATCATACATATAAATCTTTGATGTATAGTAAAAATATAACAAAACTAGTAAATGATACACAAGCAAAAGAATATATTAGACAAATAGCAATTACAAATAATAACGCTATAATAATTCAAATATATTGGAGGTCATTAATTAATTATAGATTTGCTTTGTTTAAAAACTATAAATTAGTATAATATAATAATTTATAATATTTTTTCTACTATTTCTCCTTTTGAATCATAAATCCAAATCTCACATAAATAACAAGCATCTTTTACTGCTTGTTGCTTTAAATAAATATTATGTTGATTATTTTCAGCAGTCCATGTTGATTTTACTTCAATACATCTATTTTGTGATTTAATGAAACAATCTACAAAATATCTGTGTTTTTTACCATCAGCATCTTCATACCAAATAATTGGTACTTCAGTTCTCTTTACTATAATATCATTTTCATTTACATTTTCTTTAAATAATAAATCATTTAGCATATATTTTTCATATCCTTGTATTCTCTCAATTCTTCCTGATGGAAATACAAAATCATATCCTTTGTATGCATTTTTTGACATTTTTTCTGATATTTCTGCGTTTTGTGCTGGATATTCGACGCCATAATTTTTTAAACTAGTTGCCTTCTTTTTATCTTTAATACCTTCTGATTGTGAAGGATTTTCAACACCCAATCTTTCTAAATTGGTTACTTTACATTTATCTCGTACTTCTTGCGATTGTAAAGAATATTCAACCCCATAATTTTTTAAACAAGTTTCTTTACATTTATCTTTAATCTCTTCTGATTGAAAAGGATTTTCAACACCTAATCTTTCTAAATTAGTTGCTTTCGCTTTATTTTTTACTTCTTCGGATTGTCCAGGATATTCAACACCTAATCTTTCTAAATTAGTTGCTTTCATTTTAATTTTTACTTCTTCTGATTGTGAAGCATATTCAAGACCATATTTTTCCAAATTAGTTGCTTTACTTTTATCTCTTATTTCTTGTGATTGAAAACAATGTTCAACACCGTATCTTTCTAACATAGTTGCTTTACTTTTATCTTTTACTTCTTCGGATTGAAAAGAATATTCAACTCCAAATCGTTCTAAACATGTCGCTTTACTTTTATCTCTAACTTCTTGTGATTGTCCCGGATATTCAACACCTAATCTTTCTAAATTTGTAATTTTTCCTTTATTTCTTACTTCTTCTGATTGTGTAGGATATTCAACTCCATGGTTTTTTAAACAAGTTGCTTTTGCTTTATTTCTTACTTCTTCTGATTGACTGGGATTTTCAACTCCATAATTTTTTAAGCAAGTCTCTCTCATTTTATTCTTTAGTTTTTCTGATTGTCCTGGATATTCGACACCATAATTTTTAAAACAAGTTACTTTTCTTTTATCTCTTACTTCCTTTGAAGAACTAGGATTTTCACCACCATATCTTTCTTTACAGGTCTCTTTTATTTTATCTTTTATTTCTTTTGATTGTAAAGAACATTCAAAACCATATTTAATAATATTAGTTGCTTTTGCTTTTGTAATTCGAATTTGTGTCATATGTTTTTTACAATAACACCCAGTATTTATTAAATTTCTAAAAGTTTTGTCACACATATCTTCACAACTTAAACATTTTTCTATAATTTTAGATTTACAAGTAAGAGTTACTTTACTATAGTCAGTTGTTGAAGTAATATTGTTTTCCAAAAAATATTTTTGTAATAATTCATTATTATATCTAATTTTAGGTTTGCTCATATTATTATACTATAAACAAAGTTAGTATAATAATAAATCAATTTTTAAATAAATATTTCGATTATAATTTAATGTCTACGACTACGTCTGGCAGTTCTTTTGCCGCGACCACGTCTCTTTTTTGAACCTTTATTTCTTGTTGCTCTACGCATTAATCCTTTGCCAAATATTCTTTCACTCCATGACTGACCAGTAGTGCTGGCTTGACTATACGGATTTACTGTGTGGCGAATGGTTTCTTTGCTTTTTTCGCGCTTAGGTGTGTCATCATCTGAACTCGAGCTCGAACGCGAAAGACGCTCTTCCTCTGCTGCTGCTGCCGCACGCCTTCTCTTCCCTCTCCTCTTGAGTCCAAAACTTGGCATTTGTTTATATATTAAAATAATATAAAAATAAAAATAAAAATAAAAAATCACTAAATATATATTAAGTTATATAAATATTTATTCTAAAAGTTTTAAGCAAAATCGCGTTCCCATATTTCGCGTTTTGGTGCCATTCTTCCTAGCTCCCAGTCTGGATTTGCGTTCATGGCTTTAAGAAGTCCATCGTAATCTATATTTGGTTGTGAAGTCATTTTATTTAACAACATAATATTATAATCATAAGCAAATTGAGTATATTTTCTATCTTTTGTATACTCAGCAGTCTGGCTAGCATTTCCTCTAATATTTCGGCTAGCATTTCTTTTTAATTTTTTTAAATTTGTTAATCCCTTGTCTAATAGTGCAAACAAGTTTTTATTAATAGCTAGTGCCGATTTTAAATGCCGTTTATATTCTTGTTTGGCCTTGTATTGAAAATCATAACAGCCAATACTAAATCCTCTGTTGTTAAAGGCTGTATCTACTCTTGTAGTTGGCAAGCAAGCACTAAGTTTGGAAGCACCAATTCCCCGTCCTTTTCTTTTTGAATATAATTTAGGTCTTATTTTAGCTAAAGTGCTGCGTTTTCTATTTGCTTTAGTTTTCCGCATTATATATCAACAAATATTTTATATTAGTTTATTATATATAAACTATGGATTTTTATACTCGTTTGTTTTGGATGTTTTTCTTAGTCTTTGTTATTTTATCTGGTTATTTACTTTGCTGTACCAAGAAAACTGATATATTTTATTTTCAAATAGCTTGTGGATTAGGAATGTTTGTTACAAGCAAAATTGGAAGAAGTTTTTTAGGAATAAGTAAAAAGTAGATTACTATATATAATTATAATTTTATAATAATTATAATTTTATAATAATTATAATTTTATAATAATTATAATTTTATAGTATTTTATAGTATATATGGGGTTTATTAAAAAAAATTTTAATATATTATTTATAGTAGTTGTGTTTATTCTTTTTATTTCAATTTTCAATAGATTTAATGAGGGTATAAACGCGTTAAAAAATGGAAAACTTCCGCCACGTCGATCTCCATTTCGAAGAACATTAGATACTTATTTTTCAAAATGATTGGTTCCATAATTTATCTAATTTCCATATAGGAGTGCGTTTATTTAGTGCCCAACGTGAAAAACGATTAACATAATGACGACAATCATTAATACCCAATATATATTTTTTTTGTAGAGTTTTTTCAAATTCAACAACTTCGTCCAATGTTTTGCTAGTTTCACCCCAATAAATAGTTTTATTATCCAAAGTTTCTGGAATATAAAATTTGTATATTTTATCAATTAATCTTACTTCATTATTTATAACGCTAGTTGTGCTAGTACTAGAAACACCAATATTATTAATTGTTTTATATTCGCATTTTGTTGGGTCGCAAAAGGGTCTGTAATCATATCTTAAAATAGTATCATCACTTTTAAAACTAATGCCAATATGATACAAATTGAATTCATTGTTAAATTTTTCTAAATGTAAATGAACTTGTGTTTTGGGATTGTATGTTGGCACAATATACGAAAATAATGTTTGAATAAGTAATAATAAAACAAACATACTTTAACTAATATATGATAATATTATAATAGATTTATACTATAAATATAAAAAATTGATTTATAATATAAATATAAAATATGTTTATATTTTTATGTTTATATATTAAGAATGCAAAATTGTTTAATATGCTTAGAAGAGTCTAATAATTTAAATGCAATAACTCATTGCGGAGTTTATTATGTTCATAGTAAATGTTATAGTCAATGGTTAATAAAAAATAATACATGTATTGTATGTAGGAAGTCTTTAACGCAAGAACCAAATAATACATCCGAAGTAACTAGTGAGGAAACTAGACTAACATCAATAAAATTTATTATTGCAAATATTATAATTAGTACATCGCTATTAACATTGATAATATTAACTTTATACATTTTTGTAACTTGTGATTTAAAAAAGACACATTGTAAATTATTTTAATTATTTAAAGTTAAAATAATTATTTTAGGTTTAAATTAAGTTAAAACTAATGTGCTTAAATACTATAAAGATTGTATTATGTCTAATATATTATTGAGCGAACAAAATAAAGAACTTTTATGGAATATATTGTCTAGCAATAGAGCGTTTGTTAATATTCCAGAGTCAAAGTTTTCAAACGTAAAAGCGATTTTTGAAAGTAATATAACTAAAACTTTTAATGAAAATAAAGAAATCTTTATTAGTAATTATAAAACTGGTGATTCTAAAAATATTGTTATACAATTAAACAAAATTATTTTACAAAATATTATGTTAGATATTAATAGTTTAAAAAAATCATTATTAAAACCACTAGATATAAAAGATATTTACAAAAATGAGAAATCAGAAGAATTTGAAAAAGAGTTGTTAGAGAAAAAAGTGTCTTTTAGTAATTTAATTACTAAAAAAGTTCCTGACGCAATCGATTTTAGTGAAACAAAAGATAGTCCATTAGAAAATGATAGTATGAACGAACTACTTGAGAGAATACAAAGAGAGAGAAATAATGATGTGCCTGTGCATATGCCTGTGCCTAGTATTGGTGTTCAAAATACAAATACAAATACAAATCAAAATCAATTAGAACTAGTAGACTTAGATAAATTTGATGCCCCTTTACCTTTAATAAATGAGGAAAATACAAATATGTTAGAAAAAGAAATTAGTTTTACTAATAAAACTAAAATTTTAAATATGGAAGATTTAATAAATAGTTTTTCAAGTACAACAGAAAATACAAGAGAACTTACTAGAGAAAATAGTAATCTTAAAAAATTTGTAGCTAACGAAAATAATAGCGAACTCAATTTAAATCTAAATATTAAGTTAGATTTTTTAAATAAACAAATGGAAAAAGTTTTGTATAATCAAAAATTAATAATGGCCAAATTAAATATTTAAGTTAAAATAGTTAATAATGAATAAATTATTTACTATAAATAATATAATAAATAATTTGTTATGTGTTATGCGTTATGTGTTATGTGTTATGTGTTATGTGTTATGAGTAAATTTACTCTATATTTTTTGAAATCTATGGGTTCCATCATCAAGTTTTACTAATTTACCTAAAAGCAACAATTCTTCTTTCAAATAACTATCATAATCAAATAATTCTTTTGTAACTTTATTATAGGCATATTTATTACCATTTATTACTAACTCATTTAATTTTAATACTTCTGTTTTCTTATTTAATTTCATACCCTCATCTTTATCTTGTGCTGCTATATTTGGAGTATATATATATTTATTTTCACTTGGATTACCTATTACAAAACATTTAATATCTTTTTCTTTACTTGATGACCGCGTATGAATGCTACAATCTATTGCGGACTCTTTGACGCCTTGTAATAATGAAGCATTTATTTCCTCTTTAATACTAGATATTTCATATAAATATTCATCACTTGTTAATACCTTCTTTTTATCTTTTTTAGAAATATCTTTTACTCGCAATTCAATTGACAAATCACTTGATAATTGTGGTTCACTGAAAACCATCAAATATAAAAACACGTTAACAGTTTGTAGTTCTTTTGGTAAATCACTATGACTACATATACGGCGAGCACGACCAATAACTTGATGAATTCTTACAGGATGCCAATAGGGTTCTGTAATATGGACGTAGCGAACATTTTTTAAACTAATGCCTTCGGCACCCGACGAAGTAATCATTAACACTTTAATAATTTGACCATAAAAATTGTCTGGTGCTAATGTTTGAATGGATTTTACTATTGAGGAAGGCACTAATTTCCAATTACTATTTAATACATTTTTGATGATTTCACGCTCTTCAGGAGTTTCTGATCCTGTATATGCTGCATACATTGGTTTTCCCATATTTTCCTCACCTATATTTAGCATAAATTCTCCTTTTTCATTTTTCTTTAATTTAAATTCTACAAAATTATTTTGTTTTAAAACCAATTTAAAAATACCAATGCCTTCTAATGTTTTAAATTGTGAATATAATAAATGAATGCCTTTATGGTCGTCGTCTATAATATTTTCCAATATATGTAAAAATTTAGGACTATAAATTTGTAATCCTTCTTTTGATAAATATTTATGTGAATATTTTTCCAATTCTTTTAATGCCTCGCTAATACGTTTGCTATAACTACCATCATTTACTTTTGGATTTGCTAAATCTTTTTCTAACTCTTTTATATCGTCAGCATCATATTTACCATCTACATTTTCCAATTTTTCCGCAACACTTAAGTCATCTAATAATTCTTCTGAAATGTTTTTACTAATATTGTCGCCATCTCCCTCGTCACTAATATTTTCTAATGTTGCCTCAATTGTTGCTTCATCATTGGGCATAGGTCGTTTTATGTCCGGTTTAGGAAATACGAAATTACAAAACGCGCGAGAAAATATGCGATATGTTGATGTGCTGTCGCTGTATAATTCGTCTCCTTGTGCTCCTCCCTTGGTTTTCTTGGATTTTTTCTTCTTATTTGCTTCTTCTAATTTGCGTTCTTGAATGCGCGCTTCTTCATAAACGCCAAATTGGAAATCACTCATTGGGACTTTAATTATTTTAAAGTCATTTGGATTAGCATGGTCGTAAGTAGGCATTAATTGTTCTTGGGCACTTCTAAAATAAGAGGTCAGTCCAATTATGCGCATTTTAAACATAGATGGATTATTGATAGTATTATTTGGATTAATAAAGAGTGCTTTAAAATCATCAAAATTGTCTGGAAGTGCTTTATAACTATTAATATTTATTTTTTTATTTGCTATTTTGAGAGATTGCCCTTCAAATGCCGACATTATTTTTTCTATAAACTCTTCGCTTGTTATTACGTCGCTTGTATAAACCAATTTATTTTTGTCTGCTGCGGATTTAATGTATCCAAAAGGATTTTGAGTAATAGTGACCTCATAACTTACAGAATTATATTCAATAGAATCAATAAAGTTTAAAACATTGGCTTTGTAAAATAGTTCTTCTAATTTTTCCTTAGTCATAGTAGTTTTGTCTAATAACAATTTAAAATTGTAACTTCTTAGTGTTCCGCGTAATATATTAAATAAAATGGCAATTTCATTTGGATAATTAATAATTGGTGTTCCTGTTAATAATATTATTTTACAATTTTCTGCGTCCATCAAATAGTTATATAATTTCATTGATAACGAGGTTTTCCGAGTTAATTTATTAACTATTCGACTAATAAAATTGTGTGCTTCATCTATTATTATTACTTTATTAGAAAAAGGATTAATTGTGCCTCCATTTGTCATACCATTTAAGTGGGAACTACGAAGACCATTATAACTTATAAATTGATACTTATAATTAATCATTTTGTCTAATTGCGCATTAATTTTTTTCTGGTCTTCAAAATCGAGAGAATCGTAATTAGGTTCTTTTTTAACATTAATAAACCAAGCACCGCCATTACTAGCAATATATTCTTGTGGTAATTTTAATAATGTGCTTAAATATTCTACATATTGAGGATGCGTTTTAGTATTGATGAACTCCCAATATTGATTTTTTTTGTATAAATAGTCACCGCATTTTTTGAGTTCTTCTACATAGTTATCTCTCAAAGATGCCGGTGTCATAATAAGAATTTTCTTGTCATTTTTAATGCCTTCGGCAATAGCAATAGAAGAGCAAGTTTTACCGGAACCTAAACCATGATATAATAATAATCCTCTATAAGGTGTATAAATATTTATGTAATCTCTCACGATTTTTTGATGAATTAAGAGAGAAAAGTTATTACTTTCGCTTGCTGAGCAACTAATGGATGTTTTGCCTAATTCCATTTCTTTTTCTTCTTTTAATAATTGTTGCTTATAGGGTTCAAATAAAGAATTAATAAAACTAATGAAAATCTCTCTATTGTATAAATAATAATTGGGTGCTTTTATTAAAACATTGGGTTCTAACTTAGGAATTCTATTTATATATAAGGTTCTACCAATACGAAGATCTTGTGGAATTACTAAAGTTTCATCTATTGTTTCGCCTTTTATTTTTTTGGACTTAGATTTTGTTGGGTCTGTTATTGCTGGTTGACTAATACTTGGCTTAGGTGTTAATCGTTCTTTGGAAGGAAGCTCAACATTTGCCTTTTTCATAGTTTCATCGGAGGGCTCTTTTATAATTATTTTTTCTTGCGTTTTCATTATTTGTGTTAAAGTATTTTCAGGGGTCAATGTTTTATTTGGTTTTATAGATTTTTGAGTGCCTATAGTTGCGCCTGGTTTAGGTTCTTGTAAGATAGTATCTTTAATAGAAGGCGAAGGTTTGGCAAAAGTTGCCTTTTTCATTTTTTCATAATCTTTTTGTACAACTCCTAAATTTTCTTGAAGTTCATTAAAAAATTGCTCCCTATTTATTAGGTGTTCACTGGTTTTATCAATAATATTAGGAGCAACACCTTCGCTAGGTATTTGTATTAATACTTGAAATTGTTGCGGTTTTTTTGGTATAGGTTTTATTTTTAATTGTTCCAGAGTTTCATTTATCATTATTATATATAATTAAATAATATATAATAATAAGTATTTTTAATATTTTACTTAATGTTTAATGTTTAATGTTTAATGTTTTATGCGAATATAAGAAATAACAAAGAGTATAGATAAAAAAAATTGATTTGAATTAAGTGAATAATAAATATATTTTCATTAAATAGTATATCAAAGATGTCAATAAGAAAAGTTTCTAATCTTACAAAGAAGAAGGTTGCTGCGTGCCAAGAATGGAAATGTAAATTATGTAATTGTTTGCTAGATGAATGTTTTGAAATAGACCATATTATTTGTATTAAATATGGAGGTAGTAATGAAGAATGTAATCTTCAAGCATTATGTCCTAACTGCCATCGTAAAAAAACAAACAGCGATATTAACAGTGATATTTATAAGCAAAAAAAAGAAACCAAAGAAACCAAAGAACCCAAAGAAATCAAAGAAAAAGTTCATTTACCACAATGGTGGAAAGAATATCTTGAACATCCAGAGAGGCAAGGCAGATTTGTATGTGATATGGTGAGGTCTTCTTATCCTCAATTAGTTTGGAATAAAGATATAACTAATTTAAATAAATATACAGTTGATGAGTTAAAAATTATGCTAGCTTCTATTAATGGACAAGTAAAAAACGGAACAAAAAAAGAAATAGTATCATTTATTAACGATGAAAGCATAAAAAGAAATAACCTAATGGAGCAATTTATTAATCCAGTTGTAACTATTTTACCACCAACAGATATTATACATTCGAAACAAAAAACCACTACTGAAAAAATTAGTAAACTAATTACTTCTACTGTAAATACAACAACGATGAATCCAATGATGGATCCAATGATGATGAATCCAATGATGATGAATCCGATGATGAGAGCAATGTATAATTAGAAGGATAATTCTTTACAATGTTGAATAATGTATTTTATTCATAAATAATGTCTTTCGTTCATCTTCTGGATTTTGACAATTTATTAAATCTTCTGGTCTACAAATTAATAATAATTTTACTTTACTCCTAGAAATACTCGTATATATTGCTTTTTGTTTAATAAAACCAGCATTAGGTTCTATAAATACTACTATTGTTTTCCATCCGCTTCCTTGACTTTTATGAAATCCTGTTGCATAATTTAAATCAAACTCTTCATATAACTTATTTATTGAAATATTATACATTTTTTTATCGTTACTATTATAACATATTGTGACTATTTCATCATCATATTTTAATATTTCTCCTTCATCGCCATTGGCTTTAAAATCATCTCCATTATACTCATTTTCTGTTCTTATAATTTTATCTCCAACTCTAAACTCTTTATCATAATAATTAGTATATCTAATAATTTCATTTTCAAATCCTTCTTTGTTAGGATTAAATTTATCTTGAATAATTTTATTTAATACAGGTACATTGAATATAAATTTTGTATTACCATTTTCTAATTTATTATGACTCGTATTATAACAAAGAAATTTAGTATCTTTGTCTAAATTATATGTATCAATAATATTATATATATAGTTTTTTAAATCTATATAATTTCTTAAATTTTCGTATATATTACTAATGTCTATAAATTTGGTAAATTCATCTTTATTAAAATCAAGATATGTTATTTTTTCTCCTTTATTCATTTTTTGAATCATATTTAATAAACTAGTGTTTTCTTGTTGTCTATAAATGTTTACTAGATTACAAACATTAAATTTTTTAGATCGCATTAAACTGTCTAATGGATTACCTGGTCCAATAGGCGGAAATTGTTTTGGGTCTCCAATTACTAATAATTTACTATTATATTTTTTACATAATTGCAATATTGAGTTTAGTATATTTAAATCAATCATAGAAAATTCATCTATAATTACAAAATTAAATTTACAGTCATTAAATTCATCATCTTCATCATCATATTTATAATTGATTTTGTTCTCAATATTGTATTCAATATCGCATTTTTTGGGATAAATATTATACAAAATTTTATGGCAAGTACCTGATATTCTTGGGTAATAATAATAATATTTTGATCCCATAGATTTACAAATATTACTATATGCTTGTCCAGTAGGAGCCATAATACATGTTTTATTTAATAATAATTCTTCTTCATTACAATATTGTTCCCTAATATAAAGAACACATTCTACAATATCTGTTTTACCTGAGCCAGGAGGTCCTGTTAAAATTAAAAACTTATTGTTTAAAATATCAAATATTGCTTTTTTTTGTATATTATCCAATTTATAGATAATACCTTTATCTTTTGTTCTTTTTTTTTCAAAATCTGTAATAAAATTATAAACTTCTTCTTTATCATAAAATTCTGTATCACTATCTTCATTATCTTCACTATCTTCACTATCTTCACTATCTTCACTATCTTCACTATCTTCACTATCTTCATTATTTTTGCTATATAATTTAATAAATTTTCGAGTTAATTTTTTTTCTAAATTCCAAAAATACTTACTTGTAATAAATGTTTCTTTTCCATTTACATAATTTATATAGTTTTGCAGTAGAGGTCCTGGGTCTGTTTGTTTATTACACCATTCAATTAATGATTTATTTGTTTCATGTGTATATTTCATTGTATGGTCTTTATGTTTACCAATGTTTATTTTACTATTACCAAGTTCTTCTAGTTTATTTTTTGAAATTTTAAAATCTATTGGTATAATTTGTTCATCAATAAATTGTTTATAGTTTTTATAACTTTCCTTACATTCATTACAATAATCTTCAATTATTTTATAAAATTTTTGTTTTATTATATAAAATGAATATGAGTTAATACTATAATTTTCAATTATTACACTTTTAATTTTAGCTTCTAGTTTAATTTTAAAATCTATTTTTATTTTCCATAATTCTTCTATTTTTTCAGCTAGATTAAAAGTAATGTGATTCTTGTTTTCTTCTATAAAGTCGTATGGATTAATAAATAACTTTGTTATTTCATATTTATTATTGTGTGATTTTTTTAACTCATATAATATTTTATTTAAAGTACTAATTTTAACATTTGTATTTAGTAATAAAAATATTAAATCATTAATATTTTTTTCATCTAAAGTTTCAATATTTAAATCTCTTTTATTTAAAAAGCATACCGCTAGATTGTAATCTTTTACAAATTTAATAAGCTCAGATAATTTTTGATAAATTTTTTTTTCATTTATAGTCTGTAATTTTGTATCATTTTTTGATATTGTTATTTTATCACTATTTTTATAAGATAGAATTTCTAATATTTCAATCCTATTACCTAATATTTCAATGTCATTATTTAATACTTCAACAATAGTATAAAATTTATTTTTATAAATAATAATATCATTTTTTTTGTATTCTTTTCTGGGTATATGTTGTATAATATGTTTATGTAATTCAATAAAATTATAATTTATATCTGTTTTGAACATAATAATATATTGTATATTTTTATATACAAATTATTAGTCAATTTTTTATATATTTTATTTTAAATATTCGTGTAAAAATATAATAAAGTTATAATATAAAAAATATTATGCTTATAAAACAAGAATTATTTGAAATAGCACATCATGTAATGATTTTAATATTACCAATAATATTTATAACATTACCATTAATATATATTAAATATATAATATGGATACCATTAGCAGTAGCGTTTACTTGGATAATTTTTAATGGTTGTGTAATAGATACATTACACCATAAAAAAGCAAATATTAATACTAATCAAACAGATAATGTAACCCCCATTTTAAAAATATTTAATACAACAATAGCCAATTATATAAACAAAAAATATTTACAAAATACAAATAGAACAATTTATGTTGTGTCTTTTTATTTTATATTACTCACAACAATAGTCTCTTATAGATTAATTTATAATATTGATATATTAAACTAATATATTAATAATAGTTTATAATTTATAAATAGGCACACACTATTTTTCAATTAATTTAATAGCTTGGTCGCACGCAATTTGTTCAGCCTTTTTCTTAATTTTATGCTCTGCTTTTGATAAAAACACTAATAATTTGTCTTGTTTTTCCAATAATTCATGAATTGCTTTAAATGAACATAATTTGTCAAAGTTAATAGCATTACTAATTTTGGCATTATGAATATTTTGTCCAAAGCAAATATAAAGTCCCATAACATACAATTTATCGTTATCATCGTCGTCATCCAATTTAGGAGTTTTTAATTCTACATAATCTGGAGTGATTTTGAATTCTTTTTGAATAATTACTTGAAGTTTATTTTTATAATTATCATCATTATTAATTAAATTAGTCCAATCTACGTGCTTTTCAAATACATTTTCTACAAAAATTTGTGCCATTTGTAGTCCTGGACCACAATTAAATACATTTTCAAACCATCCATATTCATCTTTAATAGAAATACGATTAAAATCTAAGAAAATAGCACCAATAAAAGCCTCAAATAAGCAACCTAACTTTTTTAAATTATTGCGAATATTCTTATCTTCTGCATGCCGAGAAATAATAAAATATTTATTTAACCCCATTTCAAGTGCTAATTTTCCAATATGTTCATTTTTAACTAAAGCAATTTTTTTTTCAGTCATAAATCCCTCCTCGGCTTTAGGAAAACGCTTATATAAATAATATTTTGTAATAAGTTCCAAAACTCCATCACCAAGAAATTCAAGACGCTCATTAGATTTGGTTTTAAGTGGTAAACAATTTTCTGGTTTATCAGAAATAACAATATTGGCAATGGAATTTTCTAATTTAGGACGTTTTGTATAAGATTTATGAATAAATGCTCGCTTGTATAATTCCATATTGAATGGTTTAGTGAAAATCCCATATTTAGATAATAATTCTTGAACAATTGCGCTAGTAATTTCATTATTATTGCAATTATATGGATTAAAAATTAGTTCTTCGTTGTCTAATTTTAAATTGCCAATAGTTGTTAATTCATTGTCAGAATTAGATTCTTCATCGCTATTAACATCCTTTAAACAATTGTTGTTATTTAAAGTAACTTCGCCACAAAACATAGTATATTAAATAATATACTTATAAATTAATATATTTAAGACAATTTCAATTTTTAATTAATTAATTATTTTATTTATTATTTTATTTATTAATTTATTTATTAATTTATTTATTTAACAATAAAAAAATAAAATAATAACTATTATTATAAAAAGATGCCAGGCAAAAAAATTTCTAAATTCGGTAGCAACTTATATACAAATAGCACAAATGTCTATGGTTCAATGGCAGGTTTAAATTCGACTGTTGGCGTAAGACCAAATGTTACAGGAATAGTTGGATACAAATATGATAATTTACCTAAAGATGCCTCAAGTAATGGTTGTGTACGAAACCCAGATTCCGCACAAAATTTACAATGTATTGCCTTTTTAGGCAATAAAGCCACAACCTTATATAATCCAGTTCGCAATAGACATATATTAGGTTAAATATTTCCAAAAAATTACTATTATTAAAATATAAATAATACTAATTTAAATAACTTTTATTATATATTAATTAGTATAATAGTTTAATAATTTTATAATTATGCAATTATTAATAGATTTGAGAGAACCTAAAACATTAGTAGATTATATTATTTCTTTAAACGAAACTTCGACTACTAAAATTACGCTAGTCCAAAAAAATTTGACTATTGGTGATTATATTTTTTACGATGAAGTAAATGCCAAAGAACTATTAATTATTGAGAGAAAATCTCTTGCCGATTTAGAAGCATCTATTAAAGATGGACGTTATAGCGAACAATCATTTAGGTTAAATGAATGTAGTTTACATAATCATAATATAATTTATTTATTAGAAGGCGCAATAATTAAATACAATCCAAAATTTAGGAGCACATTATATTCGTCATTGTTTTCTCTCAATTATTATAAGGGATTTTCGGTTATTAATGTTTTAAATCAAACTGAAACAGGAGACATATTAATGGCATTTGCTTCTAAGTTGTTGAGAGAAAATAAACCAGGGTTTTATAGTGATTTAAGTAATAATAATGAAAATAATAACACAAATTATATTAGCACGCTTAAGACAAGTAAAAAATCACATATAAATAGTGACAATATATTTCAACTTATGCTTATGCAAATACCAGGCATTAGTAATGTTTCAGCACTAGCTTTAGCTGAAGAATTTAAAAATATGGAAAATTTATTAAATGCTCTTAAGAGCACTAATGTAGATAAGTTAGAAAATATAAAACTGGCAAGTGGACGTAAATTGAGTAAAAAAATAATTGCTTCATTAAAAGAAAATTTAGTTTAGTTAATTATAAACTAACATATTATATATATAGATTATATGCCTAATATAACTCCTACTCCATACGAAGTAAAAGAAACTTCTAAAATATCAACTAGTTTATTAATTTTGAGCAGTATTTTATTACCAAAGACAAATATAATAGTAGCACCATTAGCAGGAGCACCACCAATAGCACCAACAGTAACATCACCAGTAGCAGCACCACCAGTAGCAGCAGCAACACCAGTAGCACCATTACCACTAACACCAACACCAGTAGCAGCAACACCAGTAGCAGCACCAGCAACTACAACACCATTACCAGTAGCACTAGCACCACAAATAATAGACTCTTCTAAAATATCAACTAGTTTATTAATTTTGAGCAGTATTTTATTACCAAAGACAAATATAATAGTAGCACCATTAGCAGGAGCACCACCAATAGCACCAACAGTAACACCACCAGTAGCAACACCAGCAGCGGCAACACTAGTAGCAGTAGCAGCGGCAACACCAGCAGTAGCAGCAGTAGCAGTAGCAGCAGCAGCAGCAGCAGTAGCAGCAGTAGCAACAACAACACCATTACCACTAGCACTAGCACCACAAATAATAGACTCTTCTAAAATATCAACTAGTTTATTAATTTTGAGTAGTATTTTATTACCAAAGACAAATATAATAGTAGCACCATTAGCAGGAGCACCACCAATAGCACCAACAGTAACATCACCAGTAGCAGCACTAACATCACCAGTAGCACCAACACCAGTAGTAGTAGCAGCAGCAACACCAGTAGCAGCAGTAGCAACAATAACACCATTACCGCTAGCACCAGCACCACAAATAATAGACTCTTCTAAAATATCAACTAGTTTATTAATTTTGAGCAGTATTTTATTACCAAAGACAAATATAATAGTAGCACCATTAGCAGGAGCACCACCAATAGCACCAACACCAGTAGCAGCAACACCAGTAGCAGCAGCAGTAGCAACAACAACACCATTACCACTAGCACTAGCAGCAGCAATAACAACACCATTACCACTAGCACTAGCACCACAAATAATAGACTCTTCTAAAATATCAACAAGTTTATTAATATTGAGCAGTATTTTATTACAAAAGACAAATAAAATAGTAGCACCGCTACCACCACTACCACCACTTGTAAGACCACTACAAGGATATAAGAAAAAATACAAGTATATAATTAATGCACATGGAGGAATAAGAATATGCAATGACTATGTGACACCTGCGACACCGGTAAACATCTCAGGACAAATTATTACAATAGAAATACCTAAAAATGTTGAATTATTTACATACGCACCTTTAGGGGAGGGTCTTGTTTCATTTGAAACATGTTATTTAATTGATTATGAATGTGATTATTATTTGAAAAAACATGATAGCCGCGGAATAGAGTATGTAGAGACACCTCTAAAAAAATATATATATAAAGAAGGTACAAAGAACTTATTTCCTGATATAGCGTTTCAAGGAGAATATACAAAAGAAAACCGATTTCGCTTTTATAGTGGTATAGTACATTGTATTCCAGATGAGTATCGCACGAATGATGGATCAAAAAAAGTAAAAGAAATCATTCATAATATTGATGCTGATCCGGCTCTGGGTTTTGATTGTTCATGTGATTTAATAAATCCAAATTTTAAAAAAGCACGACCCAGTAAAAATCTAGGCGCACTTACTAGTTATAGCATGTCTAAAAAATATATATGTGATGGATATAGCGATCACTATGTAGATCAATTAAAAAATGGTAGGCGCGACCCACCACTTAATACAGTTGAATTATGTGGAGAAATTGACCTGCGCAATGCTATTAAAATAATTCAAGAGGATTGTAAAAAAAGATATGGATCACAAGCTAGTTCAGAAGGTATAATTCAAATTCGTATATATTCATGCTTGGGTCATCATAACGTTCATCTATATTGCGGAGATCTTAATAAGAATGATATTAAAACAATACCTTTTGATAAAATTGGAGATTTTGATACAAATTTAACAAATGACGTTGATATACTTTTAGATACGGAAACTTTTAGACATTATACATTTAGATTTTTGGGAAAAAATTTAATACTTAAGACCCATAAATATAAATATATAAAATATGATACTGGAAATATGTATGATGAAATTCTTATTATTAAAGTATATGGTAAAATTATAGAAAGAGTTAAGGCATTGTATTTACGAGATCAAAAAGGACGGTTTGGATTTTATAAAAACCAATTTGATTTACCTCAAAATAGTATAATTTACATACCAGAAGAACTATCAAAAAAGTTATTTATTGATGAGTCAGGTAATGATATTAAAGAATCAGCTTATAAATATTCTAAAAATATAAACCCCATAGCACGTCATATATATGAGTATATTAAAAATCCACATTTACAACAACCACCAGCACCAACAACAACACTAGCACTAACAACAACAAGTCCAACACCAGCACCAATATCACAAATAATAGACTCTTCTAAAATATTATCTAGTTTATTAATTTTGAGTAGTATTTTGTTACCAAAGACAAATAAAATAGTAGCACAAACAACACAACCAGTTACAGCACAACCAGTTACAGCACAACCACCAGCAGCAGCACAACCAGCACAACCACCAGCAGCAGCACAACCAGCACAACCAGCACAACCACTTACATCACAACCACCAGTAGCAGCAGCACAACCAGCACAACCAGCACAACCAGTTACAACACAACCACCAGCAGCAGCGGCAGCAGCAGCATCAGCACGAGCACCTCCAAAAGAACTGACTCCAAAAGAATTGACTACACAAGAATTGGCTACAATAGTGTCTAATTTTACAAAACCAAACTTTAGTAATATATGGCAAAAAGTATTAAATACACCATTGATTACAAGTTTAAATAAAGAAAATTTAAGTAAAGAATTAAATAAAGAATTAAAAAAAATAGATAAAGAATTACAAAAAATAGATAAAGTTATTGACACTCAGGTAGATGTAAATAATATTGAAAGTTTAAATAGCAATTTGAATAAATTTAATATTATAATAACTGATACGCAAATTTGTTTTGATATACAAAAACAAGGCTTTGTTTCACAACCTGTAAAATCTCGACCAAATTTTATTACTATGTTAAATAACTTTATGAAATCAGACAAAAGTAGTAAATTGGATGAGAAAATAACTAAAATATATACTATTATTGATAGTAATATAAATAATCCAGCACAATTAAATAAGAAATTAGCAGATTTCAATATTAGCATAATTGATAATACACAAATTTGTATTAAGATATAACAAAAATAGAATTAAATATATATTATTGCCAACATAATATTATATATTTATAATATGAGTAAAAGTTATAATCAAACAAAGAAAACTAAATTATTAGTAAATAATTTTTCCAAAAAATTGCTTAATTTTTATAAACCAATATTAAAACTATTAGAAAAAGACACGCGTATAGCACAAGTTTTTAGTATAAAAGAAAATAGAACTATGCGTAATTTTTTAACATATATATACACACAATTTATTGAAGTTAACAAATTTATAAATACTTTAAATATAGCAAACTCACGTAGAGAAATAAGTAATGTAAGCATAAAAATAAGCACTCTAATAAAAGACCATTTGAGTAAAAGTATATATATTGATAGTTCTATAATAACTTATATTAGCAATAATTTGAATAATTGTAAATTAATAAGTTATGAAAATATTATATATAATAAAAAATTTGTCTTAGATTTTATTATTTATGATAAAATTAATATAAATAATTTAGATAGCATCGTTAAAAATATGTTAGTTTTTTTACAAATATTAATAAAAATATCTAAAAATTCAAATAATAAAATAAATGAATGTTCAAAAGACGGAATTAGTATTACTTTTTTTTTAACACCTTTTTTAAAAAAATTAAATATTATTGAAACTGAATCCGAAGTCAAAGAAATATTAGGGGCAAACAATGTAAATAGTGGTTTCAATTATACTTGTTTAAATAGTGGTTTAATATTTATTTATAGAAAAGAAGACTTTTTCAAAGTATTTATTCACGAATCAGTTCATGGTTATGGAATAGATAGAGCACTTCATTTTGATTTTAGTAAAAACGAAAACTATAATAAATTTTTAAATTTGTTTGCTTTTGCTAATAAATCCACAACAAATGTAGGTATAAATGAAGCATTAACAGAATTTTGGACATCGTTATTATATTTATGTGTTAATAGTTACCAAGATTCTAAAAATTTATCCAGTTTTATTTATAATTTTGAGAGATTATACAAACTTGAATTAGTTCATGCCTTATATCAAATAAGTAAAATTCTTCATTATAATAATTTAACGTATAATAGTTTTACAAAAAACTCAAATTCTAATTTATACTATAAAGAAAATAGTCATATTTTTTCTTATTTTATAGTCAAAACAATGATGTTATTAAACCACGAGCATATGTTAAATTCAGAGTTATTTGATTTAAATAATATTTCTAAGTTAAAGCATATTAATATTAAATTAAAGTCTGATGCTGTAAGTGTAAATAAATTATTTGCCAATTTATATGACTATGCTACAGATCCATATTTCCATAAAATTATGAATATTATTGAAGCAGAACATATGAAACATTATAATAATTTTATCAAGAATTATGGTTTTACAAAAATACATACACAAGATAAAACTAGAAACAGAAATAGAACCAAAAATAACACTAAAAAATTAAAATTGCCTACGCGTAAAGTTATAACATATAAAAATAAACCCAACGACACATTATATATGTTAACAAATTTAAAAATGATACTATATGATTATAGTATATGATTATAGTATATGATTATAGTATATAATTATAATATATAATAAAAATATAAAAATAAAATAAGCTAATAATAATAAACTAACAATAATATATGAATAATACTAGTAATTTAAAAGTTGATAATATGAATACTAATACTATAAATATAAACAATTTTAAAAAGAAAAAAAATAGCGAGGAAAACGAGTTAGTAGTTAAAAATAATATTTTAGAATATTATTTTAATTTACCTATTAAAGCAAAAAAGGCATTTATAAAAATAGTGGATGAAGATTTCAGTGTGCCTAATTATAAAGAATATAATCATTTATTAACAATAAATTATAGTGTTTCACAATTAAAGTTAATAGCAAAACATCATAAGTTGAAAACTACTGGAAATAAAGAATATTTAAAAAAACGTCTGTATAATTATTTATATTTTAGTTATAATATAATAAATATTCAAAAAGTTGTGCGTTATAATTTAACTAAAAAATATATTAAATTACATGGGCCCGGATTTTATAATAAAACATTATGTTCTAACGATGTAGATTTTTGTACGTTAGACAATTTAACTAATATTCCATATAATCAGTTTATTAGTTTTAAAGATGACAATGATCACGTATATGGTTTTGATGTATTATCTCTCTATAATTTGTTTATGAAAGTTACAAAAAATAATAAAACTAGAATACCTAATGACCTAACTTGTAGAAATGATGGTTTATTAAATGTTCAAAATCCTTTTACTAATATATTTTTATCTTATGATGTTTTAAAACAATTATTAGAATATATTCGACTAAGTAATTTATTAAAAATACATGTTGATTTAAATTATGATGACTTGGCACATCTCTCAATAAATAAACAAGTAGAAATGAAAATTTTAACATTGTTTCAAAGAATTGATAGTTTAGGAAATTATACAAATATTAAGTGGTTTTTAGAACTTGATAAATATGGACTAGTTAGATTTATAAGAGAATTAGTAGAAATATGGAATTATAGAGCAAATTTAAGCCAAGAAACTAAAAGAGAAATTGTGCCTCCACGTGGAAATCCATTTTATGACGAACATCTAAATATAAATAATTTACCACAATATAATTTTACACAAATTAGAAAATATAGTATTTCTATTATTGATTTAATGATAAATAAAGGAATCAACGAAAGTTCTTGCTTGCTTGGAAGTTATTACGTTCTATGTGCTTTAACAATGGTATCTAGTGACGCAGCAAATAATTTACCATGGTTATATGAAGCTGTTAATGTATAACTAATTTTTTATAATACATAATTTTTTATAATACATAATTTTTTAAATATATTATTTAAAAAACTATAAATTTTAAATATATTATTTAAAAAACTATAAATTTTAAATATATTATTTAAAAAACTATAAATTTTTTAAATTCGTTTATTTTTTAACCCATTTTAGCATTTTAAAAAACAAAATATTTTATAATATATATTTATTAATAAAACAACTTAAAAGAATTTTTTTATTATAGATTATAAAAAAATGCCCTCGAACAAGAAAAAATCCGAACAAACAACCACACCAGTTGAAGCGTCGCCAGTTGTAGTTACTCCAGAACCAACCAAAAAATCAAAATCACCAAAAGTAGTAACTGACCCACCTGGAGATGTTAAGACTGAAGAAACAAAACCCAAAACTACTAAGTCGACAAAATCGAAGGTTTCGGAAAGTGTCCAACCAGAAGTTCCAGATGTTCATGATGTTCCAGTTGTAGTATCTGAAATGGAAAATGTAGTTGTTGCCAGTGATGCTGGTGAACATTCTATTAGCACTGGATTTTCTGAATTTATTTCCAAATTTCAGACTATGTTAACTAGTTTCAATGCGTTAAAAACTGAATTACGTAGTTTAGAAAAAATTACTGTAAAGCAGTTAAAAGTTGCCGAGAAACAAAGCAACAAAAAACGTCGTAAGGGTAATCGTGCCCCAAGTGGTTTTGTTAAACCATCATTAATTAGTGATGAACTTGCCAAGTTCTTAGATAAGCCTTGTGGAACAGAAATGGCACGTACAGATGTAACTCGTGAAATCAATAAATATATTCGTGCTAACAATCTTCAGGACAAGAGCAACGGACGTAAAATTAACCCAGACAAGCAATTAACTCAACTTTTAAAAATTGAAGAGTCTGTAGATCTTACATATTTCAATCTTCAAAAATATATGGGACCTCATTTCCCCAAAGTAGTTAAAGTTGAACCAGCAGTAGCTGTTGCTTGAATGTAAAAATGTAAAAATGTAAAAATGTAAAAATGTAAAAATGTAAAAATGTAAAAATGTAAAAATGTAAAAATGTAAAAATGTAAAAATGTAAAAATCTTATAATCATTTTAATATTTAATGCTTAATAATGCAATAAATATTAAAAAACGTTACTAAAAAAAAATTGAAAAGAAATATAATTATATTTTTTAAATCAAGTTATAATGAGGATTATCAATTTAGTAAAGACTGGGTTTATATTTATGATGGCATATGTTGTAATATTCAATACGTTCATTACTATTAAATGTGTATTAGAGTATATGTTGCTACCCAATATAGTACCATTAATTTGGTTTTTAGTTGCTCTTCCTACACCATATTACGCAACAATGTTAATAGAGCCGTTATTAAATTGAAATAAATAATTTAATATAAAATATGTAAGTAAAATATTTTTTTACGTATTAATTGTCATAAATAAATAAAAAAATAAATAAAAATAAATAAAAAAATAAATAAAAATAAATAAAAATAAATAAAAAAATAAATAAAAAAATAAATAAAAAATAAATAAAAAAAAAAATTGATTTAAAAAATTAACAATATAATTATTAATATTCTATAAACTCAATATGGCGACTATTGTATCTGGTGCTGCGTTCAATGTTAATACTGATTATGTGTATACGAAGCCAAAGTTAAATGCTAACAATGGTAAGTCTATTGGTATTCTTAACAAGCACAATATGAAATCATTATATATTAGTACACCTTTAATGCTTACGTGGGGTGTTAATGAGTGGTCAGATGATAAAACTGGAAAAAAGACATTTGATATGGCACTTCAGTTTCCCAATCAAGAATATAATAATACAGAATGTGCTGCGTTTCTTAAGAATATGCAAGAACTTGAAACACGTATTAAGAGTGATGTGATTGTGAATTGCAAAGAATGGCTCGGTAAGCCTAAAATGAGTGCGGATGCGGTTGATGCGTTATGGAGTCCAATGTTAAAATATCCTAAAGATAAGGCGTCAGATGAATTTGATTATTCGCGTGCTCCAACTTTAAAGGTGAAAATTCAATTTTGGGAAAATGTTTTTAAGAATGTGGAATTATATAATGATAGTGGAACGTTAGTATTTCCTAATGACGACAATAATTCTATTGGTGATTTTATTGTGAAGGGGTCAAATGTAGCAACAATTATTCAGTGTGGTGGTATTTGGGTAGCAAATGGTAAATTTGGAGTTACATGGAAGTTATTTCAGGCAGTAGTTAAGCCAAAGACAACTTTAAGTGGAAAGTGTCATATTGTATTATCTGAAAAAGATAAAGAAAAGATGGTTGCACCAGTCGACGATGACGATGATGATGTGTGTGAAGAAGTTTTACATAATGTCACAGAAGTTCCTGACAGTGATGATGAAGTAGAACAACCTGATACAAAAAACACGGAAGCAAAAGAAGAAGAAGTTCAAGCAAAACAACTCCAAGTTGAAGATGCCCCCAAAAAGAAACGCATTGTAAAGAAGAAGTCAGATGAATAAATTATAAAATAAATTATAAAATAACATAGCATAGCATAGCATAGCATAGCATAGCATAGCATAGCATAGCATAGCATAGCATAGCATATTTCAAGTAAGATAAAAAATTTATATTTTTTTTTATAAATTTTTTATTATTATACTAAAAATTATACTAAATAAATATGAAAAATAATGTCGCTTTTACAAGTATTATCTAAAATATTATTAATATTTATTTTTGCTAATCCTTGATTTTTAATACTATAAATTTGGTATTTACTAAATGTTAGCTTACCAATTAGTATAGTAAAAGTATAATTTTCAATGTTAATAGTTATATTAACATTAGAATTTAATAAATCTATTATATTACTAAATGTATTATTATAAGTATAATGAATGTTATTATCATTATCTATTATTATATTAGTATCCAATAAAGGATCTATTTTTATTATATTATTTTCAAAATTTAATTCATTATGCCATAAAGGAATATAAATAGTATCATTATTTATTGTTAATTTATAAACATCACTATTAAGTAAATTGGTAATAGTGGGTGTTAAAATATAAATGTTATATGTAGACAATTTCTCTTGCACTATTGTTTTAATAGTTGTTATAATATTATCTGATAGTGTGTCATTTTCAGAAAAACACTCTTTTTTATATTTTAATAAAAAAATATATAAATCTTCCAAAATAGTTATTGAAAAATTATCAAGCAAATTTACTAAAATACTTTGAATATGACTATTAGCATAGCGTTTAATGTTATTTATGTTTTCTTCCAAATCTTCTAACTTACTATTGTTTTCACTATTACAATAATACTTTGTTACAAAGTTAATAAAATTTAAAATATAATAACTATAATCATCTGTCTTGTTTGTATTAATATTATCAGAATTACAATCATAATTACAATCATAATTACAATCATCTTTACCAATATTTATTAATTCTCTCAAACTATTATATGCTTGATTAATATTTTGAAAAATCAATGTTGCTTTTTCATTATTAATATTTTTATCTGGATGATATATTAAACATTGTATATGATAATGTTTTTTTAATTCATTGTAACTAATATTTTTTATATTATAAATAGTATAATTTGTAATATTTAAAATCTCAATGGCTTCACTTATTTTCATTTATTAACCCTATTAAATATAATGTAAAACTTTCTAAATGAAAAATAGGTCTATAATTATTGTTATAATTTTTAAAAAAAATTAAACTATTATAAATTAAATCACTTATTTTAGTATTGGCTATTAATTCTTTTTGTATTAATGTTTTCATTATATAATAAAAGCATTCATGACAATTTAAATGATATATTAATATATCATATAATAAAGTGCGAATATTTTTAATGTTATAATTAATGCCTGTTATAAGTTCTATATATGTGTCACATATTGATTTATGATGCTCAATAAATTTTAAATTATTTGAAATATCTAAATAACTAAAAATATTTGGGTTATTTACTTTATAACAAAGTTGCTTTATTGAATCATCATCATTATTAGTATTATTAGTGTTTAAATATTTTAAAAATTGCTTATTATTTTTATTACATAATCCATATATAGTTTTTTTGTTTAGTTTTGAAAAATATAAAACCTTACACATATTTATTATTTTATATGGTATAAAACTTATACTTTCTGTTATTATAATATATTTAATAGTTAAAGATGAAAATAACTCTTTTTGCATATAATTATATAGCAACTCTAACAAATCATAATTAATTTTATCAAAATTACGAAAAACAATATATCCCTTTTTGCTGCACGATGAAGCAATAGAATTATATATAATAGTATATATATCATTCCAAGAAGATTTACTATTGTATATGAAATTTTCTACATCTATTTCATAATGTATATCACTTATTTTTATATAAAAATCTGTTTTTACTAAATCAATATGTAATTTTTTTTCATATTTTAAATTACTTGGACTAAAATGTTGTAAAAGTTTTAGCGCGTTTTTATATTTATATGAACATGAAGGTCCATAAAAAATATAGTTATTAAAATTTTTAGTTACATTATTATTACTTATATTAGTATTGCTTATATTGTCACATTCATTAATTACATTGTCATTAGTATTACTTTTTGTTGTTTCTTTTATAATTTGTAATAATTCTTTATTAAAATTATATTCGCTATTTTCATTTATAATTTCAATATAATTTTTTTTTAAATTCATTATTTGTGTAATGTTTATAAATATTATAATTATGAATAGTAGTTTTAAATATTTATATATATTTTAAATGAATTATTAATAATATATAAAACTATAATTAATAAATTTATTAATTATAGTAATTTTTATAATATGATTTGTGAAAATTTAAAAACAATTGATTACGATGCTATAATAATTAATGAACCTATAAAAAATAGTGTTATACAATACAATTATTTTTATAAATTACTATATTCTACAAATATAGTAGTATTAACTAGTATATTTATATTATTTGAATTAAGTAATGTAATAATTGAAAATGATAAAGCATTATTTAATAAAAATACAACTAATGATAGTGTTTTTAATAAACTTAATCACTTAGAAGAATATGTATTAAATTTAATACATACTTCTAAAATTAAATCATATAAATTTAAAGAATTATATGAAAACCAATATTTCAAATATTCGTTGGGTGATGATATTGATAAATTTAACAATTACAAATATGTTAATGTTTTAGATGAAAAAAATAGCAAATTTATATTAAAAATATCTGGTATATGGGAATCTAAAGACAATATAGGAGTAACATTTAAAATCATTATTGCTAATAAATGTATAAAATTTATTTGATTGAAAGTTAAACTTCATCTGTCGAAAAAACTGCTAAATTAATATGAATCATTAATATAAATATAAAATTTATAGCACATAATATGTATGTGCCGCTTTTATATAGTTCAATTCTTGTTGTATAGTTTTCCCTGTTAGTTTTATCAATAGAATTAAATAAATACAAACTTATTAAAATTATTTGAACTATTAGGAAAGTTGATGATATATATGAATATGTATGATATTCACGTGTAACTTTATTGCTATTTATTCTAGTAAAAAATGAAAAGTTCAAATATATTATATATATTATTACAAATAAAGTTAAAACAATAGGAAGTATATTTAGTATTTTTCCTAGAAAATTAAGTTCCTCTTTTTTAATTTGTGAAGAAATATATATTCCCATAAATGCCATAATACTTAGGGCTATTGCTGTTAAACCAAAACCCCATATTGTTGACGATGCCGGTCCCATATTTCCGTCTGGAGAAGAACTTTCAGAAAAACATAACTTAATAATAATTCCAGCACAAGCTAAAAATACAATAGTTAGTAACTCCAAATAAGAATTATGGGATAAAGCAAATCCATATTTCCCTTGTTTCTTTTTTTCTGCTGCCGCTTCATTTTTTATTGCTGCCGCTTTGTTCTTGCCTTTTTGTATATTTTGTAGTATTTTTTCTCCTAGTTCGTTCACATCTTTCCCCGTTGACATATGTAATTAATATATATAAATATTATTACTTAATAAGTATTTTTGTAAAAATAAATAATAAGTATAAAATATATATTTTATAAATATAAGTATAAAATATATACTATGAATCATAATCATCCATTAATAAAGACTTGTCATAATTTTGTTTTAGACAGAAAGGTTTTATTTATTGATAGTAATGATAGAGATATTGAACGTTGGCCGAGTGCTTCGGAATTTGAAATAAATTGTCCTCAAAATTACACAAATGTTGAATCATTGCGACTATCAAGTATTATGTTGCCTAATTTTTTTTATAATATAAGCGAGCAATTGCGAACAAATAAAATGATTGTCGAATTAAGCGGAACTCAATATGAAATTAAGTTAGAAGATGGTTATTATAATTACACTCAATTACAAGATGCTTTACAAACTAAATTTAAATTAATAAATAATGACTTTGAAAATCACTTTGATATTTCTTATAACCCAATTAATCGCAAATATACTTTTTTATTTAATAAAACTAATGGAGAAGCATTTACATTCAGATTTGATTTACCTAATAACTATAATTGTGCTAAAGATAACTATAAAACAGATGTATATGCTCAACATAGTAATTGGGGTTTAGGTTATATTTTAGGCTTTGATAAAATAAAATATGATTCTTCTAGTATTCCTCAAACTGGTGGTCATACACATCAGCAATTAATTTCTCCTAATCCAAGCGATTTAGAGCAAAATAAATGTATATACATTGAATTAGAAAAATACAATAAATGTGATGAAATTAAACCTTTCTTATATTATAATTATAATAATGCCAATTCAGGCATAGTAAATTCGGCATTTGCTAAAATTCCTATTTATCCATTTCAAGACAATAAAGGTTTAGTAAATGATGGGTATTTTGAAAACATTAGTTATTATCAACCACCAATTGATAAAATAGCTAAACTTAAGTTAAAATTTAGATATCATAATGGTATGTTGGTTGATTTTCACAATTTTAATGTTTCTTTATCGCTAGAAATTAATCAAATTCGTAATGAAATGAATAATTATGAAGTTAGAAGTCCATATAAAGTCTGTAACTCATAAATTTTTTATCATAAATTTTTAATTAAAGATTGTTTTCTCTAATATAGCAAGTTTCGCATAATGGAATATATTCCTTGGTTCCTATTAAAATTTGAAAATAACTAGTATTATTAACTACGCGGTGACTATAGCACGACGCACCATCACATTTTACACATTTTCCAGTCATTTTAAATATAGTTCTTGATTTGGGTAATAGTTCCATCATTGAACCAAATTTTTGCCGTTTATAATCTAAATCTAGACCACATAATATAACATTTTTTCCTAATGTTTCATTTAAATATAATACACTTGTAAATATTGTTTCAAAAAACTGGGCTTCATTTATAAAAATATAATCTGTGTTAGCAATTACTTCTTTTGTTGCGCCATTTTTAATAAAATCATCTAAATCTGTAATACTATAACAATCTATAGCTAATCCATCGTGTGAAATAATTTTATTTTTACCATAACGTGTATCTAATTCATAATTAATAGCAATACAATTTTTATTATTGGCCATTGCTTCATTATAAAGTTCAATTAATTTTGTGGTTTTACCAGAAAACATTGGTCCATAAATCAATGTAATACTCATAGTTATGTGTTTATTTATAGTATTACAAATGTTATAACTTTATAACATATTTCAATTTTAATTAACAAATTAATAAATAAAAAAATTCGTTTTTTATATAAAATATTTATATACTATAGAAATGGAGTGGACAGACGACATTGACAACGTATTAAATAATATTAGGATCAATTGTGTTATTTTGAGCAATTTACATAAACAACGCTATTTTGAATTACAATCATCACTCAAATATTACAGAATGCCAGTGATTATATTAAATGGTATAAATAGCATATTTGCTGTAGGTCTTCAACCATATATATATCAAGGAACAATTAGTTTAACAAATTCATTAATAGCTTTAACTTGTGGTATAATAGGTAGTATTGAGTTATATTTAGGGATACAAAAAAGATTAGAAAATGATATGATAAGTCAGCGTGATTATTACTTATTAGGTATTGATATATATAAGACATTAAGTTTAGACAAAGCAAATAGACCGATTCCCGCAAAAGATTATTTAGAAAAAAGTTATAATATATATACAAAACTTATAGAAAGTTCATCGACACTAGCAAAAGTTAAGGGAGATAAATTAATACAAATAGATTTTGATAATGATGTAGAAAATATTGTATTAACTCCTATACCAAAAAAAGGGGGAGTAGATATATCTCCTAATAATATTGACTTGTCAATCACGGATTAATTTATTAAAAATTTAAAAAATGATAAATGATAAATGATAAATGATAAAAATGATTAAAAAATGATAAAAAAATTGATAACTATTTTTTTAATATTGTTTATAACATTTATTAATATTTATACTAAATCAATGACAGGTCACACTATTAACACACAACAAAATCAAGAATTTTTATCAACTATGCATACTATGATAGATGATTTAGACACTATTTCTTCAAACATTGATGAGCATACTTATATAAGGTTGGTAAATGGACTACAGCGCTTATATAATATACACAATTCAGGATCACAAGCAAATAGGAGTAATAACAGAAATACTCGGATCCATGAGCAACCTCAAATATTTAATGAAGAAAATAATATAGCCCAAAATATTAGTAGCGCGTTAATAAGACATTATGAACGAGTTAATGACATTAGTGGTATTCCTATAAATGCAAATAATCAAAACACTCATAGTATGCATTGGATAGAAGCGGCGCTCAGAGAAGGGATAACGCGAGCATGAGCTTTGTCGGTGAAATAGATTATGATGGCAATATTACATACGATTAAAAATGATAAATGATAAAAAATGCTAAAAAAAATTGATAACTATTTTTTTTTATAAAAACAATAATTATTATATTAATACAATGACCGGTCATACACCTAGCACAGAACAAAGTCAAGAATTTTTATCAACTATGCATACTATGATTGATGATTTAGACACTATTTCTTCAAATATTGATGAAAATACTTATATAAGGTTGGTAAATGGACTACAACGTTTATATAATATACATAATTCATCAAATCAATCACCTAGTAGCGTTAGAGAAAATTGGTATATAAGGAGTCGTGCGATTCAACGTGAAAGGTATGGCACCATACTTGATAGAGCACAAATTCTTGAAAGTATTCGAGCACATCCTCTTGAAACTCTAGCACAACCTCTTGAAATTGAAACTCTAGTGAGACATTATCAAAGAGTTAATGATATTAGTGGTGTTCCTATTAATGATGATGTTACTATTATAAATAGTGATGCTAATGTTATAAATAGTGATGCTAATGTTATAAATAGTGATGCTAATTTTATTAGTGATACTAATATTATAAATAGTGATGCTAATATTATTAGTGATGCTAATGTTATAAATAGTGATGCTAATATTATTAGTGATGCTAATGTTATTAGTGATACTAATATTATTGATAATAACAATAATAACAATAATAACACTAATGAAAACAATGACACAACTAATCAGCAAGCTATCTATACTAGTTATGTTGCTCTTTATAGTAATGCGTTTGATTATTGGAATCAACCACAACATCGTTTTCGGCGCACTAATTAAGCAATTTTATAATATATAAATGTGGTTGTGCTAAGCAAAATACCACCCCATAATGTGTCTAATAGCACTAATAATGGTGACCAATTTTTAAAAAAAGCATAATTAGTTGTTTCGTATACTCCATTTATAAGCACGCCTAATAAAAACGCATCTTTAGGAGGTGCTTTTTTTCTTATAATAAAATAATATAATCCAGAAACCAATATTATATAACAGGCTAATGCGGATTTTAGATTAACTTTTAATTCTGTTTTTTGAACATTAACTATTACAGACATCATAAAATCTTTAAACAAAAATAAGTATGTTAAATCTAATGCTAACAATATTGTTCCGCTAAGTATTAATGCTTTCCACATTATAATAATATATATATTATATATAATTATAATAATTATAATAATTATATTTGTATTTTATAAATGAGACAAAATTTCTTCTATTTATACAAAAAAAACAAAACACTATTTGTAATATTTTTAATAGCAATTATAATAATTTTTTCATTTATAAATCAATCAATAGATTTAGAATAAATGCATAAGGTATAATCCGCATTAATAGATCCATATGTTATAAATCATATTTTTCTTTTATCCATGATTTTAAAAATTCTAAGGAGCAATTTTTATAATCATCATTAAATTCGTTTAATTTGAAAAATTGTGGTTTTTTCATAGTTTGCGTTTTATAAAATAAATAATCTCCAAATTTACCTTTTCTAATTGCTAGATCATTTGATATTTTACGAACTAGTCCATTATTTTCTGAGTCACAATCTTTTAATATAGTTAGGGCATCATCTATTTTTATTTCTTTATAAGGAACATTTATTTTAATTGTTTTGAGAGATTTGCGTAATTGTCCACATTCCAAATAATAGCCATATTTACCATTTTTTAAATATACATTTTCCTCATTATAAACACCTAATAATTTAGTAGTTTCTTCTTTTGTTTCTATTAATTCTTCTAATTTATAACCACCCTCTTTAAGTTTAGTAATATTTATATCTTTTTTAACACCATAAAACCCAAGACTTCCATCTTCTTTTGTAAATTTAATAATAGGTCCATCTTTTCCTATTAAATATGTATGTTTAGCATCTATTTTTATTTGTAATTTTTCCAATTTCTCTCCATTCTCTCCATTTTCTAAATTACAATCGCTTTTAATAATTAAATTTTGAGAATTTATTAATGAAGTAATAAAACTATTACATTCGTCACATAATTCATAATATTTCTTTTTTCCCTGTGCTATATTATCTAATTCATCTTCCATAGTTTTCGTATAAGTATAGTCAAATAAAGTATTAAAATGTTTTATCAAAAATTCGATTACAAATATTCCTATTTGTGTTATTACTAATTTATTTTTCTCATTTCCAAATTCTTTTGTTCCTTTTTCTTCAACAATGTTATTTTCTACTAGCACATAGTCTATAACCTCCAATTTTTTCCCTTCTATATTTTGCTTTACTACATATTTTCGTTCTTGAATTTTTTCTAGCAATGATGAAAATGTAGATGGACGACCAATACCTTTTTGCTCTAATAATTGAACCAAACGCGCTTCACTATAGTGTGATTTTAATTCTTTAAGTGTTTGCTTACAAGTAATTTTTTTATAATTCACTACACTTTCTTTAATATTTTTTAAATAGTCATAATATTTTTCTTCTTCTAGTCCGAGCACAGCTTTCCAACCAAGAAATATATTTTCCTCGGCACTATATTTATATAGGGCATCGTGAGGCGCGCTAATATTTACAAGTAATACTTTATAGTGTGCTGGTGCCATCATACTTTCTAAACTATTTGACCATATTAATTTGTATAATTTTCTATGTTTTGCGTTAAATGTTTCTTCATTGTCCACATTTTCAATATTAATACAAGTGGGACGTATTGCTTCGTGTGCTTCTTGTGCGTTGTTATTTTCTGAAGTTGCTTTTACATTAACAGCATTCTTAGTAGCATTCTTAGTAGCATCTTTGTTTTGAATTAAGTTATTTATTTCTGGATTAATATATTCGCGTTTATATTTTTCAATTATATAAATTTTACTTTCTTCAATAAATTCCTGACTATATACTTTACAATCTGTTCTCATATATGTAATATAACCACTTTCATATAATTTTTGTGCTAATTCCATTGTTTCTTTTGGTGAAATATGTATACTATTATTGGCTGCTTGTTGAAGACCAGATGTTGTGAAAGGTAGTGGTGGATTTTTAATAGTTTCACGTTCTTTTGCCCTAGTTAGCATATGTTTGTATTTTTTACTTTGCTCTAAAAAATCTTTCATAGATTCGTGTGTTTCGTGATTTGTATTTAATGTAAACTGAATATTTTGACTAGTAAAGTAGCCAACACTATTAAAACTTAATTTTCCAGGCGATTCCTGAATTTCTTTATAATTATCATATACTAATCGTAGTGCTGGCGTTTGACAGCGTCCAGCACTCAAAGCGTTTTTACTATTTGAAACAATATGTTTCCATAATAATGGAGTTATAGTAAAACCCACAATTAAATCTAAAATTTGGCGACCTTGTTGAGCATATACTAAATCTAAATTTATTGTTCTTGGATTGGCAATAGCATTTTTTATAGCGCGTTCAGTAATTTCGTGAAAAACTATGCGTTTGGTATTTACTATATTTAATTTAAATACTTCGGCAATATGCCACGCAATTGCTTCGCCTTCACGGTCATCGTCTGTTGCTAAAATTACTTCTTTGGCACCATTAATGACTTTGCGCATTTTACTAATTTGAGATTGTTTAGTGTCAATAATATTAAAAGTTGGTTTATAATTATTTTTGAAATCTATTTGATTTAAATTTGAGAGATGAGTAATATGTCCATAGGAACCAATAACCTTATAACTAGCTCCCAAAAATTTTTCTATTTTTCCGCATTTTGCTGGCGATTCTACTATTAATAAAGTATAGGTCATTAATAAGTTAGTAAGTTAATTAATTATTAAATTATTTTTTATCAATTCTTTTTTTCAATTGTTTTTTTAATTGTATTAATGTTTTTTAATTCTATTAAGTATTATTAGAACTATTATAACTATTATAACTATTATAACTATTAAAATTATTAATATTATTAATATTTATAGTATATAATAAGTATAAATGTCTTGTAAAAAATTAATGTGTAAATATAAATTTGATGGTAAATCTTTAAGTGATAAATCCATAACTAGAAAATGGTTAAAAATTAATCATCCTGATAAAGGGGGCACTATTAATAGTGATGATTTTAATAAAATATTAGAATGCTATCAAAATAATGAATTTTGTAATTTGGCACCTCCAACAAACAATCAAACAAATAATCAAGCAAACAATCAAACAAAATACCCAAAATATAAAAGCACATTCAAAAACGAGAGATCTAGAATATTTAGTTGTATGCGAAAAACAGCCAATTTTAGTAAAATAGTGGGTTATCATAAATTTGATAAGTCAATATATGATCCAAATAAATTAAATCTAGACTTAGCAGAGGCTTCGCCTAAAATGATGCAATTATTAAATAATATTAAAGAACTAGATGCTCAAGATGAAGTAAACCATGGTCAGAAATTCAAACATTTTATATTTTCAGATGTAAAAGAAGGTGGTTATGGTGCAAAAATAATTGCCTCAGCATTTCAGGCAAATGGTTACAATAATATAATCAAAGCAAAAAAAGGAAAAAAACAAAAATTAAACTTATATTTAGATCTTCAAAACTCCAATTATAAAAATTTTGCTTTATTATGTTCAAATACTATATATGATGCGACTTTTAATGAAAAAATTAAAAAAGAAGTCTTGAAAACATTCAACGAACGTCCAGCAAACATAAATGGAAAAAATGTAAGACTAATAATTTTCGATAGCGGTTTTAAAGAAGGAATTGATTTATTTGATGTAAAATACGTTCATATTTTTGAACCCTCACTAACTATTGCGGACTTGAAACAAACAATAGGGCGCGCCACAAGAACTTGTGGGCAAAAAGGTTTGCCATTTCAAGAAAATATTGGATGGCCTTTATATGTATATAATTATTATTTAACAGTGCCTGAAATTGTAAGTAGTTCACTATATACTAACAAAGCATTACTATATGATGAGGATGAACCAAGCGACAAAGATATAGTATTATTTAAAAATATGGAAAAATATAATGATGCTACACTAAATTATAGTACATTTGATAAAGCAATGAACTCATTATCAGAACAACTATATAATTTAGCACCTATGTTGGCAGTTGATTATGAATTAACACAAAATATGCACAATGTTGCTGACTTAAATAATGAATTTATGGAAAATGAGTATTATTTAATGGGTGGTGCTAATAAATATAAAAATCCAAATTCTAAATCTAAATTTTTCAAAATAGATTATATTAAATGTCACGGAAAGTGTGGTAAAAAAAATACAAATGATATACCTATAAGTGCTGACTTTATGATATATGTATATAAAAAATATAAACATCCTAGCAAATTATTGACTACTAATAAATCAAATAAGCGTCAATTTTTATGCGATTATATGAAAAATTTGGACAATAAATATTGCTCTCAATTAAATTTTGAATGGGCAAAACGATATACTAAAATTCCAGATATTATTGAAAATACTAAAAATTTGCAAGCAATGAAAAATGAATTAAATGCTTTAGAATTAAAAATAGATGATGATGCTGATGATGACAATAAAATATATCCACTAGTATTATATAAAGGCAAAAAACATAATCAGTCTTATAAATTGATTGCTAAGTCTTTAAACTCTAATAACTCTTCTAGAAAACATAAATTTTCAAAATTAAATTTTACTAAAATGAGAGATTACATTAAAAAAACTTATTATGGTAAAGATTATGTTTGGGAAAAGATGGTTATAGAAAATAAATGCTTACCAAGCGCCAATGCCAATGCTAATGCTAATGCTAATACTACAAATAAGAATAAGATTGAATTAAATCCTACACAAAAATTCATAACACATTACTTTACTCCCGATTCACCCTACAAAGGACTTCTGCTATGGCACTCGGTCGGAACTGGTAAAACTTGTACTGGCGTAGCAACAGCAACAACAAGTTTCGAGAGACAAGGTTATTCAATATTATGGGTCACGCGCACCACTTTAAAGAGCGATGTTTGGAAAAATATATTTGACCAAATATGCCACACCATTATATTAGACGAAATTGAAAAAGGATTAATTATTCCAGAAAATATTAATGAACGCAAAAAATTACTATCAAAAAGTTGGTTAGAGCCTATGTCATATAAACAATTTAGCAATTTATTAGCCGGAAAAAATAAAATTTATGATATATTACTTGAGAGAAATGGGTCAACAGATATATTAAAAAAAACTCTTATAATCATTGATGAAGCACATAAATTATATGGCGGTGATTTGAAAGCATCAGAGCGTCCAAATATGGAAATTATGGAACACTTAATAAGCAATAGTTATAAAGTATCTGGTTTTGATTCGTGTAAATTATTAATTATGACCGCAACTCCCTTTACCAATAGTCCTCTTGAATTATTTTCCTTAATTAATCTTTTTATAGAGCACGACTCTGATAAAATAACTACAAATAAAGAAGAATTTAAAAAACAATTTATGACATCGGAAAATATATTAAGTACTAATGGAGTTAAACTTTTAGCAAATAAATTAACTGGACTCATTAGTTATCTAAATAGAGAGAAAGACCCAACACAATTTGCGCAACCTATTATGATTAATGTTCCAATATTAATGACACATATTGAAACAGAAGAATTGAGAGATGCCGTATATTTAAATAAAAAATTTGATAATGTTGCTAATGAGGTAGAGGAGCAAATTGCTTCTCTCAAAATTAAAATTAAAAATATGAAAAGTGAATATAAAGCTAAGAAAACATCATTAAGCGAGGCGAAAGCATCATATTCTAAAGAAGAATATAAAACTTTAAATAATGATTTAAAAGTGTTATTAAATACTATAAAAGATTTAGAAGAAGAATTAAATAATTATAAAGACACTAAATATGAATCTACTATGAAAATAAAAGAACTTAAAGAGAAAGTAAAAAAAATAAAACATTCATTACTACAAGAATATATATTATACACAAAATGCGCCCATACAATTTATAAAAATAATACGCGTAAAAATAAAAATAATTCACATAAAACTTATAAGCAAATCAAATAATTAAATGCGTAATTATATATTTTATTTATTTAGAAGTAAATAAATAAAATAATATTTTTTTAATATTTTTTCAATATTTTTATATTATTTAGAAGTAAATAAATAATATTATAATATTTGTATTTTCAAATATTATAATATTATACTATAATATATAAATGACCGCGTCTTTAACAGAGGAAGCTCCTGGAGATGTTGTTGGTTATGATGGTGCTGTTAACTATTCTGAGTATAATGCTGGAACAGGTGGCAGCAGACGTAGAAAAGGCGGAAAACGTGGAAAACGTGGAAGAAAATCAAAAAAACATATGAGAAGAATGTATAGAGGTGGTAATCAAGAAGAAAAATCAGACCCAGAACCTTCAGCTGAGGCAGATACTACAACTGATGAGGGAGCATCAAATGATGAACCAGTATCAAATGCCGAATCAGCCTCACCTGTAGGTGGTAGACGTAGAAGCAAAAAAATGCGCAAAGGTAAAATGCACAAAGGTAAATCGCGCAAGGGAAAAGTTAGCAAATGGATAATCCATGTCAAAAACTTTTCAAGAACTAACAAAATAGATTTTAGAGATGCATTAAAAGATCCAAAATGTAAAGCTACCTATCATAAAATGAAATAAATAATATATGACCAATACATATATGACCAATACATATATGACCAATACATATATGACTAACATATAATATTATAAAAAATATTATATGTTATAAAAATTAACTATTTGCCTATTAATTTGCGAACTTTCATTAATTCTAGTGCTGGACTTGCGCCTTTTGTTTGTTTAAAAACATTAATTAACGCATCACCTGTTAATAATAAAATTTCTCTCACCTCGTCATTTTGTGTAAATTTAGAATATAGCGCTTTTTCTAATAAACTTGATTCTATTTTTTTAAATTCTTCATCATTAAGGATTACATTTTTAACAGATTTTTTAACAATATTAGAATTGTATAATTTTAATGCATCATCACTATTTGTTCCAACATCTCCATTTTTCATAAATTTGCTGTATAAGTCAACCAATTCTTTAAACCGAGAACCCAACATATAATGTTTTACACTTGCCCAATTATTTCCATCAATTACTAAATTAGGAACTAAATAATCATTATCTATTTTTCTACGCCAATCCGGATATTTTTTCTTATTATTTAATTCTAAAACATTTTTAGATGTTTTCAATTCTGGTTTTATAGATTCTCCACTACCTTCGCCCACTTTTTCGTGTTTTGATTTACTATATATTTGAATAATTATTGAATCACTATAATCTTGAGATTTAGGAGTTTTAGTATTTACCAAAGAATCATAGCTACTAGTTTTACTAATAGTTGATGTTTGAACCCCATTTGTATTGGCAAATGTTTTAAAATCAGGTATTAAAACATATAGTCCAGCGCCCCTTTCCATACATTTTTCTAAAACCAATTCTTTTATTCTATATGGTAATTCGTTGAATGTTAATGCTCCGCGTTTTATATTTTTATCATATGTTATTAACTTATAATGAACACCTTTAATATAATCTGTCATTATGTAATAAGATGGTTCAAAAATACCTTGTGCTTGTAATTTTTTATCGGCTTCAGAACATTGTAAAACCAACTCTTTTTCACCATTCAAAAAATGGTCTTGTGATAGCACAATAAATTTAACTTTGTATAATCGTTCTAATGTTACAACAGCCCAATTATCTGCCCAATATTTGCCTCCTACTTCCATTATTACTTTTTTTAAATCTTCTATTGTTTCTACATCTTTCATAAATTCAAATTCTCTTGTTAATTCTTCTAATTCTTTGTTTTGATCACTAATTAAGGACATATTATCAAAATTAGATTTAACATCACTAATCATTTTCATTTTATCAGGACCATCTGCCGTTGCTGTTATCATTTTTTTTAATGTATAATGTTTCTTTTTATGTTCTTTTAATTGTGTTTGTATTGATTTCATATTATTATAAAATAATCCAAAAAACTCTTTATATGTTGCTAATATTTCTTCGTCAACTTCACTTGCCAATTTTTCGCGAATAGATTTAACCGATGTTTCTATTTTTACACTTTTTAGGGCATCTCGTAAAACCGCAAAAAAACAATCTCCACCACCTTCATTATCTAGAATCTCATATTTATTGCTTCTTAAATATTTGTTAATCCATTTATGTGACGGATCTTCTTCATATTTATTAATTTCATAATCGCTTTCTTCTTTTGTTTGACTATTTACTTCCATTAAATCATAGCTAGCACTTACAAGTTTTTGTGATTTTTTGCTAGCATCGTCCTCATCATCATCATCATCATCATCATCATCATCATCATCATCTCCGCTAATGCTTTCAACATCGCTAATATTGGAACCATCATCAGTACTATTAAAATCACTAGCATTAGACATTGTTTCAAATTTATCAATTAACTCATAATTATTCATAATTAATGGTTTGGCAAAAGAAAATATGATTGGTTCGGACATTTTATTTAAATCAACATCCCCATTAGCATCTAATAATGAAGCATAATCTGTATTAGTAGTTTCATATATACCTATTTTTGATATAACTGAACCATTATTTGCTAAATAAATATTAAAATACATAATATTGTTACTTAAAAAATCAAATCGAGGTGTTCCTAAAACGAATTTTATATGCTTATTATATATTTTTGCATTATATACAAATGCTTCGTGATTTATATCTGATTTATCTATATTATTTGTAATAGCATATTCTACTTTGCTATCAATATTAGATGTAATCATTATATATTATTATTTATTTTTATAAATGTATTTTTAAACTATATTATTAATAATATTAATAATATTAATATTATTGCATTTGTAATAAACTTGCGTCTTATTCTTATGCTAATTTAAATCTTATATTGTTAAAATTAAACTAATATATATTTTTTATATTTATCTTGAATATCCATTAATTTGAATTTTATTTTGTTTGTAAAACAAATATAGTTACTTTTATTAACTAATAGCAAATTAATAGTTTCATAAAGTTTTAAATGTGCATCTATTTTTTTGATAATTCTTATTTCTTTAAATAGTTCATTATATATTGTCATCAAAAACTCTAATATATTTTCACAATATGCACTATTGTTTTCAATTTGTAAATTTGTTATAAAAAATTTAGTAAAGAGCAAAATAAATTCCTCAATAATACACGTATTAATAAATAAATTTGACATATAATCATGCGCTTCGACATTTTCAAATTCATAAACAAATAATTTTTTGTAAATATTTATTATAAAAATAACAAAGCATTTGTATTTATCATTATTTTTATTTACTGAAAACTCATCCTCATCGTTAGTGTTATTATCTTTATTAGTTAAGCATTTAATATATTTTTCAAAATTAGAAAAATCCTCATATTTTTCCTTTAACAAATTATATAAAAATATATTTTCCAATTTATAATTTTTAGTGTTATAAATAGCAAGTAGCGAAAAAAATATGTTAACATATATTGAACTATAGGATAAATTGTTATAACAAATATAATCAATTATATAATTATCCATCGAATACAATTCGTCTATGCTTTCTTCTATACTTGACTCAAGCAATTCATTATAAATAACTAAAAATTCTTTTTCTAATTTATTATAATTAGATGGTGATAATTTATTTAGCAATGCTTTAATATTACTTTTAGCAATATTTATTTTTGTTTTATCAATTGGAACCTTCCTAACACTGGTACTAGTAGTTTGTATTACACTTGATTTATTGTATTTATTTAATAAGTTAAAGTCCTTCGACCCATTATAATTATCATATTTTTTATACTTTGATTTTTTCTTTAATTTATTATCCGTTTCTTGCTCATAATTGTTTAATGATAAATCATTATTAATTGTTATTACTAATGTATTTAATAAACTTTGAATGGATGGTTCTAATTTTTCATGCTCCAAAGTTTTATAATAATTATTAATAAATTGTGTATCATAAATTATCATATAATTTTATAATTAATAAAGTATAATAATATTTTTTTAATTATTTTCGTTATATTAATATTTATAAAGTAATTGTTATTATTAATAATATGAATTTTATTAACACACTGATGAATTTTTATGAAGACTCCAATTTAAATAGTAAAGAAAAATATGTAGATTGCTTTAAGTTGCCTATTGAATATTTGGAGACTTCAAGTATTCAACTTTTAAGCAACAATATTATTAACGATTTAGAATTAGTAAAAACAAAATCGCCTTTAAGCGATATATCAAATATATGTGACAATAATAATGAATCATATAATTTGTATTATCATGTTTTTAATCCCAAAAATATATTTGAAAAAAATATTATTAATAAATGGTCTAAATATTATACAAATAATGTAGAATTTTTATTAGAAACTCAATTGTTATTACAGAATTATAATACTTTCAAAAAAGTCGAATTTAGCGAAGATAAAACTATATTTCAAGAGGACGCACTATATACTAAGTGTGAAAGTGTTATATATGATAACGGATTTATAAATAATTATCAATATATTGATATACCAATATTGAGTAATTTTAATAATAATAGTTTATGCCTACAAGCTTTAAGTATATATAATCTTTCTTCGCCTGTTTTTTCTTTGCTTATTCCAATATTGTTTCTTTTGCTCCCCTTTTTCATAATAAAATTACAGGGGCATAAAATTACATTTGGCTTATATTTTGAACATTTAAAAAATGTATTTTCCAATCATATTATTGGACAATTATTTACTTCATTTAGTGAAACTAATTTTACAAATAAAATTTACCTACTTTTTAGTTTTGGATTCTATATTTTCCAAATGTATTTAAATTTTACTAGTTGTATTAAATATTTTACAAATATTAAATATATTCATGAAACTTTATATGATTTGAAACAATATATAGCGACTTCTTTAAACAAATACAAAAATTTCTTGAAATATTCCCGAGACTTAGTTAATTATAAAGGTTTTAATGATGCTATTAATAAAAATATAGATATTTTTACATCTTATTTAGACGATTTAAATAAAATCACGCCATATTCCTTAAGTATTAATAAATTAGTAGAATTAGGACATTTAATGAAATGCTTTTATTATTTAAATAAAAATGAAAATATTATAGAGAGTTTGTATTTTTCATTTGGATTTAATGGTTATTTAAAAAATTTAGATACATTACAAAATTTTATAAATAGTAAAATTATAAATTATTGTAGTTACAATAATTCTAAACCTAGCTCTTTTGAAGATGCTTATTTTGCCAACTTAAATACTATAGAAACTTCGGCAAATAAAACAAAAGATAGTAAAACAAAAGATAGTATAACAAAAGATAGTAAAACTAAAATTGTAAAAAATTCGTATTCACTAGATAAAAATATAATTATTACTGGTCCAAATGCTTCTGGTAAAACAACTTTGTTAAAATCAACATTATTTAACATTATTTTATCTCAACAAATAGGATGTGGATTTTATAATAGTGCCTCAGTAAAAATATATGATTATATTCATTGTTATATAAATATTCCGGATACTGGAGGACGCGATAGTTTATATCAAGCCGAAGCCAGACAATGTAAAAATATATTAGAAGCAATTGAAAACAATAGTACTAAAAATCACTTTTGTGTATTTGATGAATTATATAGCGGAACCAATCCAGAGGAAGCTATTGATAGTGCTTATGGTTATTTAAATTATTTAAATAAATTTAATAATATAGATTATGTTTTAACAACACATTATACTAAATTATGTAAAAAACTAAATAAGCAAAATAATAACTTCTATATGAAAGTAAATAATAATGCTAATGATTTTGAATACACTTATAAAATTAAAAAAGGTATTTCAAAAGTAAAAGGCGCTATGAAAGTGCTTAAAGATTTAAATTATCCAGAAAATATTATTACAAATATGAAAAATTAAATATATTATTCGTTAAACAATACTTAAAATAATATAATTATACATTAATATAAATGTCATTTTTATTTAAATTTATAGATTCGGGATTTTTATTAACATTAGGATTAATTTTATTAACAAGTGGAGGAATTATGTTATATTGCTATAGGAGACTAAATTTATTAGAAAAGAGTGTCATTGAGCATGGTAAAATTTTACAAAATTTTATTATGAATTATAATATTCAAATGCAACATTTCAGTTTACTAAATAAACCAATAGTCACTACTAATTCCACTACTAATACTAATAGCACCAATGTTGAAAATAATAGAACTGAATATGTAGAATTTGATAAAATAAAAAAAATTAATTTAGGGGAAAAAATATCTGTATCAGACGATGAAGACGAAGATGATGATGGTGATGATGATGGCGATGATGATGGTGATGATGATGATGAAGATGATGAAGATGATGAAGATGATGATGATGATGAAGATGATGAAGATGATGAAGATGATGATGATGATGATGATGAAGATGACGAAGATAAAAACAATTCAGAAAATTTAACTATTTCTAATAATAAATTAGAAGATTTAAAAGATTTAGAAGATTTAGAAGATTTAACAAGTTCAGAAAATATTGAAGTAAATGAACAAACTATTTCAAGTTTTGATGATGAAACATTTTTAAAAAATTTACCTATAAACTTAGATTCATTTACATTAGATAATACAAATAGTAATCCAAAAATAATTAATTTAGAAAATATTCAAGAGACAAATGATAAAACAGGTGAAAGAAAAAATTATTCAAAAATGAAGGTAGATGATTTAAAAACTTTGGTTGTAACAAAGAATTTAATAGATAATGAAAATGCTCAAAAAATGAAAAAGTCTGATTTAGTAAAACTATTACAAAAACAATAAAAATTCAATACAAAAAATCTATACTAAAAATCTATACTAAAAAATTCAATACATAATATAATATTGTTTTATTTATATTAAAAATGGAGCGTGGTATAATAATGGTAATTCATTCAATTATAATTGGTGTGTTATTGTATGTTATTATGATTTATGGTCTCGGTCAAAGACATATAGTAGCTGAAAATAGAAGTATAGTAATAGCCGCTTTTGTTTTAATATATATGGTAATGTTTGGACATGGACTTCCTAATAAATTAAATACAGATTTGTTTTAAAATAAATTTACTTAGCAATATTTTTATATATGTTTTAATTTAAAATCTATAAAAAAAATTAATATTATTACATAATATAATATTAATTTTATGAGTTGGGGAACTTGCTATAGTGGTTCTAATAATATTCACTTCAATTTTCCTCCGTTAATGGATGATTCTAGATTATTTAGCAATTATTATTCGTCGGCACTCAATGATAGTGTTTTTAAAAATAATAAAAATATTAAAAATAATAGTGATTATAGAAAATATTTACAAGTAAATGCTGACACTATTATTGAAAACAATCAATATGTTTCCCTTCTTGAATGTGGAGCAAATATAAATAATAATTCTGAACCTTTAGTATCTAATAAAACTCCTTACATTTTTAATTCAATTTTGTCGCGTGACCAACCATATGGATATGAAACAAGCAATTTAAAAAATGTATATTTGTCTAGACAACAACTGGATGCGCAAAAACATGTGACAAAGTATGTTATTAATGCCAATGAGTAATTTTATTTTATAATATTTTATAATAATATTTTATAATATTATATAATATGAGTTTTTTTGATGATTTAATGACGCCTTTTGGTAAAGAGCATTGTATGTTTTTTTATTATTTAGGATATTTTAGTTTAGGAGCAGTTGTTTTAACATTTATAGGAATAATAATAGCTCTATTTAAAAAGAATTATAAGATACTTGGATTTGCAACATCCTATTTTATAACCTTTATACTCATGTATTACGTTTATAGATTAAATTATTCGGTATGTTTGGGTGCTTATAAATAAACTTTTATTATAATGTATAGAAACAAATATATAAATATTATATAATTAATTATATAATATTTGTAATAATAAATATAATATTTATGAAAATATTAAGTATAGATATAGGTATTAAAAATTTAGCATATGTGATTTTAGAATGTGATGTTGTAGATAATAAAAATAATAATGATGATTTTAAAGATTTTAAAATTATTAAATGGGATGTAATAAATTTATGTAACAAATTAATTTCTTGTAATCAACTATCTTGTTCAAAAGAAGCCAAATTTCATAAAGACAATATTTTTTATTGTAAAAATCATACAAAAAAAACCGAATATAGTTTACCAACATGTAATATTAAAACATTACATAAACAATCTGTTGCTAATCTCTCAAAACTTATTGAACAATATCAAATAAAAATAGAGAAACCTATAAATAAAGCTTCATTAATAAAATTACTAGAAGATTATTTAAATACTACGTGTTTTGAAGCCATTGAAAGTGTTAACGCAAACAATGTAAATTTAATAGACATAGGAATTAGTATTAAAAATGAATTAAATGAATTATTTAAAAATTATGAGTTGTCTAGTATTGACCAAATTATTTTGGAAAATCAAATAAGTCCTATTGCCAATAGAATGAAAACTATTCAGGGCATGATATCTCAATATTTTATAGATTGTAATAATTATAATATTAAATTTATATCGGCAACAAATAAATTAAAACCATTTACTAGTAAAGAAAATAAATATATATGTGGTTATAAAGATTATTGTGACATTAATGACACAAAAGAAGTTAAAGAAGTTAAAGAAGTTAAAGAAGTTAAAGAAAATAAAGACAAAAAATTATCGTATAATGAGAGAAAGAAACTTAGCATTTATTATACAAAACAACTATTAGAGCATAAAAATATGTCGCCAGAACATTCTTTTTTTATTAAACATTCAAAAAAAGATGATTTAGCAGATTGTTTTTTACAAGGAATTTATTATTTAGAAAATTTTAATGTATTAAAATAATTAATAATTAATAATTAATATATAATATATAATGCGGAGTATTTAAAAATTAAACTTCTATTTTTATCATAATAGTTTTAATGGATATTATAGAAATAGAACCTGAAACTTTAAATATTGATAATTTTCAAATTCCAGAATTTAAAATAAACGATTCAGATGTAGAAGAAATTATATCAAAAAAACCATCTGCTAATTTTGGAGGCGGTATTGAATTATTAATGAATGGAAAAAATATAAATGAGAAAAAAGCATCTACGTCAATAGATATTGAAGACATTACAACCTTAGAAAATGAATTAAATGATTTAACAGATAATAGTAGTTCAAAACAATTTGATGAAAAACTAAAGTTAAATACTACAATTGACTCGGATAATAAAAAAGAAATACATTATAATCAATCAACACCTAGTGCCAATAAAAAATCTATTTTTGGAGGTTTATTTGGTGATTCTAAAAACAATGGTTCTAATATTAAACCAGTAACAAAAAATAATGAAAATGACGCAGCAAATTTAGGAAAATCAACAGCAAATATGAATGAAAATAAAACTTGGGACGGATTTGGTAAATTTAATAATGTTCCTATTAATTTAGATAAAGCACAAGAAAAACCTGAATTGACAAAAGAAGAGGAATTAAAAGAAAAGTTCAAATATTTACGCAAGTTAGAAGACCTAGAGAAAAAAGGGGTTTCTCTCAGTAAACGTTATAATATGGATTCTAATTTAAATGAAATGATTGGAGAATATGAAACTATTATTGCCGAAAAAGAAAAATCGAACGCTATTAAATTTCAAGGAAAAATGTTAATGGCTTGTATAACCGGATTAGAGTTTTTAAATAATAAATTTGATCCTTTTGATATTAAACTTGATGGTTGGGGAGAACAAATAAATGAGAATATTGATGAATATGATGAAATTTTTGCCGAATTACACGAAAAATATAAATCTAAAGCAAAAATGTCTCCTGAATTAAAATTATTGTTTCAATTAGCCGGTTCAGGAATGATGATTCATATGTCAAATACATTATTTAAATCTTCAATGCCTGGTATGGATGATATTATGCGTCAAAATCCTGAATTAATGAAGCAGTTTACTCAAGCAGCAGTAAATACAATGGGTCAATCTAAACCTGGATTAGGAGGATTTATGAATGGACTATTTGGAAATAATGGTTCAAATCCAGGATTTGGAGCATCTATGCCACCAAATGTAAATTCTGGTCCACCTCCACCTCCAGTTGAATCTAAATTACCTGAACGCAGTCAAAGAGTACAAAACATAATAAATCGTCCAGATATTATGTCGGCACGCGGTATGGAAATGGATAATGGTGAAGGTAATCCTTATAATGAGCAACGCATTACACGTCCAGAAATGAAAGGTCCTTCAATTGCTCCTCCTAGTCAAAACATTGCGTCTTTATTAAGTGGTTTAAAAACCAAACAACTCGATGTTAATGAAAAAAAAAATAATGAATCAAGCACTATTAGTATTGAAGACTTGAGAGATTTGACAAATGCTAAAATACCAACAAAATCTAAACGCAGACAGCGAAGCGATAAAAATATTGTGAGTTTAGATATTTAAGTATTTTAAGTAATTTAAGTATTTTAAGTATTTTAAGTATTTTAAGTATTTTAAGTATTTTAAGTATAATAAAAAATTTATTATTTTAATAACATATATTGTGTTATATATGTTATTATAATTGGTTACTTGTTTTTTTTACTTGGTTTTAGATTTAGTCTTTTTTGACTTCCTAGACTTCTTTTTTATAGACCTCCTTTTTATAGATCTCTTTTTTCTTCTTAAAATTAATTTGCCACCATTGACATCGACAAATTCTTTACTATCAAATTCTTCGCTAGTAATTCTAGGGTCTGTTTTCTCTAATTCCAAATAAGGAGTATCTTCTGGTTTAATTGTGATTGAATCTCTCATAATTTGTTGCTCCTCTTCTTGTGTTAATTGTTTTTCTAACAAATTTCTCTTTTGTATAAGTTGTCTTATTATACTGTTATACTTAATCTTTCGTGCTTCATTTATAAAATATAATTCAGCATATGGTTCATGTTTAAAATCATAAAATCCTTGAAATATTGGAGGATATAAACCGGATTTTGGATTTATACACATACTAATTGTTAATACAGCATCAACATAATTTTCTTCTGTTAATAGTCTATTAACATAGTCTACAATATTAGTTTTATTTTTTACAGCATTTAAATATATAGGTCTTAAATACTGTTCCGTATCAAAATAAGGTTCTACACTAAGATCGTCGAGTTTTAATTTTTTTCTTCCAATGCCTTTCGGGTGTAACTCTCTAAATACTAGTTCGTCTTTATTAATTCTTCCTGCTCTTCCAAAGTCAATTACAAATGGAAATATATTTGTGCGTTCTGTATTTAATTGGTCCTCATGTTGTTCTGACTTTTTTTCTTCTATATTAGAACATATCATTATATTATCACTATGAATATCTGAATGATGAAATCCTTTTATTGCTAATAATGATGTCATATAATATGTAAAAAAATTTTGTAATTCTTCACTTTTATTAGCAGAACTTAATTTTATTGACTCGTCGAGTATTGTATATTTATAGAAAGATTTTTTACTAAGTTTTTTACCGGCATTATTTTTAAGAGTATTTTCATAAAATTCTATATAACTAATACATTCAATAAATTCCATAACAAATATGTTTTGAACTTGCTTACTGGTTTTAGGATCTTTATTTTTAATAAAATCACAAAACTCAGTGTAGTCTTCTTTAGCTGCTTTTAATTTCAATAAATCATAAAATGCTGCACCGATAGTAGTCATCATTTCATCATTATTTATTTCTTGATGAAAAAGAAAACTGGGACATATTGGCAACATAGTAGTTTGTGATCCAAGTGTTTTATGAATACTCATTTCATTTTCTACTTCACTATATGGATAGCCTATTAAAAGTTTAATTATTAATACTCTGGGCGCCTTAATATTATATATTGTATTGCTAATATTTTTAAAGTAGGTGTCAAATTTTTTATTAAATTTTATCTTAAATATACACGAAAAATCTTTTCCTCGCGTTCTTGCATCGTTTAGTGCAATAATTCTAATTGATGTGCCTGGATCTTTTAAAATGATATATATTATTTTTCTTATATTGTTTTCATCTTTTAAAACTTCATCTGTAAATAAAACAGCTCCACCTTCAATATTCATATATATATATATATATATATATAATATATATAATATATGACAATAGTTTAATAATAATAAAAAATATTATAAAAATATTATAAAAATATTATAAAATTTTTATATATATTGAAAATAGTATGGTATTTACTTGTGATTTTTGTAATAAAAACATACCTGAATATTGTAGTTTATATTTTGGCTTTGATTGTATGTGTTGTAGTAATCATTGCCGCTCACAAGTTATTCAATTAAATTTACAAATTGATCCCAAAATGAATAATCCACATACTTGGTTTATACATAAATTAAGAGCAAAAAAAAATAAAGATAGCGCTCTTTCAAAACCAAAATCCTTAACTAATTTATTAACACAATTACAAATACAGGCGTAAATACTTTTTATTTTTATTATTATTTTTGTTGTTATTTTTTATTTTTTCTAGTCTTTATTTTCTTTGGTCGATGTATTTTCTTTTTATGTAATTTATTATAATTTTTAGTTCTGGTTTTTTTAGATCGATATTTTCCACCACTTGCTTGTGTCGATTGTTGTTCAATATGTGTAATATGTTGTTGTTCTAGTGTTTTTCTATCATTAATTGCTTCTCTTATTAATATATTTAATGCGTGTGCGTTTTCTCTAGTCATATAAAAAAAACTATTATAAAGTGGAGAATTTTCTCTTTGTGCTATTTGAAACATTGAAGGATGTTTATACCTACACATAGTAAGTATCAATATTGCTTGAACATACAAATGTTGATTTTTTATTAAGTCCGATACAATATCTTCAATAGTGTTAGTTCTAAGTAATGGGATCAATGTGTTATATACTTCAATATAAAATGCGGCATCTCTTTTAAAGTCGGCGTTACTTAATTGTGCATGGGTAAATGGTTCAAAATCTAATTTATAAAGAGGTGCTGCTCTACCAAAATCAATTATGTATGGAACTACATTTAATCCATGTTGTGTTAATAAATTTCCAAACGCATTTAAAAAAAACGGATTGCCACTAGTTGAAACAAGCATAATATTTCCTGAATGTGGATCTCCGTGAGAATATCCTTTTTCAGCTAATAATGTTAATAAATAAAATGTATAAAAATTTTTCAAAAAGTTTTTATTTATTGTAAAAGGAAATTGGGCATCAACTATTGATAAACTTGGTGGTAATTGACTCAATCCTTGATATAATGTTATTCCATCAATCATTTCCATAATTATTATTGTTTGTTTATAGTGAGTTCTATCCCTCGGAAGAAGTCTATTTAAATAGGTTTCGAGTCTATCCTTTAAATTGTGGATGGTTAATAATTGAGAAAATGCGGCCCCTATAGTAGTAAACGGTTGATCAGATTGTTGTATAATTTGTGAAAAAATATAACTGGGACTTATTGGAAATACGTTTTCTCTCTTATCAGCAGAAGCAATATCAAAATGAGTTCGTGCTTCTATACGAAAATCAGCATCATCAATCCTATCATAAGTATATTTTATTATTAACGTTCTTGGTGGAACGTATGTAGGAACATCTCGCGGAGCATTTAATGGTAAACCTAATAAATAATTACCTATATCTTCAGCAAAAGTTAGTTTATATAATACACCATTATTGTTCGGTTGTTCTGCAACTACTTCGATGCCTCTTGTAAGTGCTAATATTTGTAATATTTGTTGTTCCATTTCTTGTGCCGTGGCTACAGAATTCCTAAATAAAACACTTCCGCCTATATAACTCATATATATTTATTTATATATAAATATATATTATTTCACTTTTTATTCATCGCCTTTTATTCATCACTTTGAAACTCTACATTTTCTAATTTATTATTTTTTACTATTACAACAGGTTTTTTAATATTTAATTTAATAATTCCTCTGTGCATTTTTTGTTTATATGACAAACAATCATACGGCACTTTCTTATAAATAGTTGTTTTGTCTTTTGTTACAGCAATAGTATACATAAGAACCATTACTTATTATACTATTTGAATATATTATAATAAATAATAAATTTTAAATAATTATAATATATTATTTAAAGTTTATTAGTTTAAAATTATTTAATTAATAATATTAAACGAGTATCCATATGATTAATAAATATCCTATAAACTCTGATTATAGTAATTTAAAAACGTATGTAATAAATTTAGATGATTATAAAACAAATTATGTTAAACAATTGCCATATTTATTAAATATTGGTTTACAAGTAGAGAGATTTAGCGGAATCAACGCGTTAAAGAACGAACATGAGAAACCTGAATTCAGACAACATATTTCAAGTTATGCCAAAAATTTTGCCCCAAAATCTGTAATTGGTTGTGCTTTAAGTCATATATTGTGTTGTAAATACATAAAGTCTAAGTATAATGAAAAAACCGATGCGCAAATGCCATTTTTTCTAATTATGGAAGATGACGCTTTTCCATTATATAATAAAGAAGAATTTTACGAATATCTCAATATGTCACTATATGAAATTCAACTTTTAGATAGTAATTGGGATTTTATTCAACTACATAGTGATTGTATTTTACCAACAAAAGATACGTATAGCACACATATTGCTTGTGGAAGCACTGCTGCGTATTTAATATCGTATAATGCTGTTAATAAAATGTTGACTTCTAAAATATTTGGTCATTTAGATTTTATTCAACATAACTTTATTAAATATAATAAATATAGAACAAAAGAAAATTTATTTTATACAAATGAAAAAGATAGTCTAAATAGACTAGAAGTTAAAAATAAACTAAATTACAAATATTATAGTTTATTATTAAAATCTAAATTTTGTGAATTATTAAATTATTATACACATATTATTCCTCTTCGTGGAGAGAAAAAATATCAACATTTTTTAGAATTTAAAGTATTTAAAGAGCCTTTTTTGGAAAAAGAATTCAATACTAATGATTTGTTAGATTATTTTTTCACATTTATAATATTAAGAAAAATTCTTACATAAATTATAATATTATAATTATAATCATATTTAAATATATAAATATAAATATAAGTAAATTAAAAATGGTTAATAGTGAGGAAAATCTATTTCAACCAAAATTAATATGTGACAAAGGAAATATGTTATTAAGCGAAATAAGAATACCTTCTAGTAACAACAAGGCATATAATTTACAATTTGAGCTAAATAATTTGAACACCACTAAAGTAAATACAGAAATGCTTTTGAGCACATCAATTTATGAATTAATAGAAAAAGTAAATAATGACTTAATTGAAAAAATACATATTTTAGACACAATAAATAATTATGAAACAGACGTATGTATTTTATTAAAACCTATTGCCAAAGAAGTAGGAATTAAACAAAAATATGTTTTGTTTAGAACTACTAAATATAAAAACAATTTAAATAACAATATAACTTTTTATAATAAAGATTTAATATATGAGCATAAACATTTGATAAATGGTTATTTGAAATCAATAAATTTAAACACAGAAAAATACGAACCAATGACATTCAATTTTGGAAAAACCCACATAAGTTTAAATGATGAAACACTACAACAAAACACAATTGAAAAATTAATCAATGTAAAATTTTCTGTTGATTTTCAATTAACAATAATAGATGATTTACCTATTTATATGAATAATTTAATTGGATTAATGTTTAAAAAAATGTTTTATAATTTAAAACAATTTATTCTTAATTTAAATTCTTGAAATTTTTGAAAAACATTTAAATTCACAAATATATTATTATTTATAATAACTTAATAACTTACTATTTATTAAATTATTATACGATGGTCTTCGAGACTATGTATATATTTTTACGAATTATAAAATTAGTAACTATGATTATATGTGAAATTATAAATTTTAAGTGTAAAAAATGTATAAATTATTTTTATAATAAACCCACTTATAGATTAGAATTAATAAAAAAAATATCAAAAAAATTAGAAGAAGAAAATATAGTATATGTGAAAATATTTCAAGCACTATGTTTTGACAGGGATTTATTGTCTATTGAAGAACAAGATTATTTACTTAAATACACAGACAATGTTCCCTATAATCATAATGAAATAGATCATGATTTATTACATAAGTTAGAAAATGAATTTTCTATCACCTTAACTAGCATAATTCCAATAAATTGTGGTATAGTGGGTCTAGTTTTCGATGGTTATGATTCTTCTAATAATAAAGTAATTATTAAAATGTTGAAAAACAATATTTTAAAGAAATTTACAGATGCTTTTGATGAGTTGTTATATATTTCGTATATATGCCAATATATACCATACATAAAATCTCTCAAAATCACAAAAATACTTTTAGATAATGAAGAAATTTTATTAAATCAAATGAATTTTATGAAGGAAGTGGAGGCAATAGAAATTTTTAGTGAAAAATATAAAAATAACAAAGAATACGTGTTTCCAAAAGTTTATAGAGAGATTACCGAAAAATTTAATAAATTATTAGTAATGGAAAATATTAGCGGACTAAAATTTAAGGACATTGAATCAATGGATGAAACTATTAAAGAAGAGTTTGCGTGTTTACTTAATAAATTTGGAATATTGGGAACATTATTTCATTCAGTTATTCATTGTGATTTACATAGTGGAAATGTATTTTTTTATATAAATAATGAATCACCAAAATATAAATTAGGTATTATTGATTTTGGAATATGCTGTTTTCCCAATAAAGAAAATCAAAATGCCTATTATATTTTTTTTTATGATATACATTACAATCAAGATTATAGTAATGTAGAAACATTATTATATGCTATTATACAAGAAAAAGAACTATTAAGTAGTTTTAATGCTAATAAAAAACAGCAATTTTTAACGGAAATTATTAAATGCTTTGAATTAAATACTAAAGATGAAATAACAATCCAATTATTAATAGACTTAAGTAAAATATTAAATAATTATAATTTGAACTTCACAGAAGAATTTAATAAACTTATTTTAAGCTTGCATGTTGCTAATCATTTTGGAAAACAATTATCAAAAAGTTTAAAGGCAACACAAACAAAAGTAATTACAGAATTAAACAAATTTAATGAATTATTGTTATGTGACTAGTATTTTGGTTTTGGGGGGACTTGGGCGCTCTTTAAAGGTTAATACTCCCCAACTTATTCTCTCATCTTTAATATATTATCTTAAATGTATTAATATTTATAATTAATAATAAAAATATTAATACCTAAGTTATATAATTATAAAAGTGTAAAAAATGGGAAAAAAATATTTGAAAAATTTTTGGAAAATGGACATTTATAAATGTCCAATTTTTGAATTTATAAACCTTTTATAAAAAAATGAGAAATTTACAACTTTAAAAATATTTTATAGCATAAAGGTTTGAATACATAGAATTTATTACTTTAAAACACCTTACCATAAATTTTTTCACCAATTTTTGCGAATTTTTGGCCGAAATTTTGTTGACGTTTGTTGACAAAAATTATCCGGAATAATCCGCAATATTTTTATATATAATATTTGTGATGCTATATGATAAGGTGAGTATGTTTAATTTTATAAATATTACAACCATTTTAAAAATAACTGACATTTTGTTACATAAAATCCGCGAAAATCCGATAATTTAAATAAAATATTTAAATACTATTTTCTATTTAAATATTATTGGTGCCAATGTTTACAAAAAAATCCGCAAAAGTCCGCAAAGAATTTGTTTGTATAAATTGTAACTATAATACGTGTGATAAAAAAGATTACAATAAACATATTAACACAGCAAAACATAAAAATAATACAAATGTTGACATAGTGTTGACAAATGTAGAAGAAAAATCCGCAAATTTAAACACAAATTTAAACACAAATACATATGAAATAGTATGTAATTGTGGTAAAAAATATAAAAGTAGGCAAGGGTTATATGCTCATAGGAAAAAATGTGATGCATTGGAAAATGAGAAATTAACAAATTCTACAAATTCTACAAATTCTACAAATTCTACAAATTCTACAAATTCTACTAATTCTACTAATTCTACAAATACTTCAAATAATCAACTAACATTAACAAATGATTTAATTATTAAACTGCTTAATGATAATAAAGAAATGAGAGAAATTATAATTAAGCAACAAGATCAAATAAGCGAATTATTACCTAAAATTGGCAACAATTTTATAACAAATAATAATAATAACAATAAATTTAATATTCAAGTATTTTTAAATGAGCGCTGTAAAGATGCTATAAATATGAGTGATTTTATAAAATCTATACAAGTAAGTTTACAACAATTAGATTATACTAAGCAAAATGGAATAGTAAATGGTCTAAGTAATGTAATAATTGAAAATATGAATAAATTAGGACTTTATCAGCGTCCTATTCACTGCACAGATATAAAACGCGAATCATTATATATAAAAGATGATGACAATTGGGAAAAAGATGTTAATAAAGAGAAAATCAGAAAAGCAATAAAAGATGTATCAACAAAACAATTTTGTGCATTAAGTAAATGGACGAAGGAAAATCCAGATTTTCAAAATAATGAATCAAAACAAAATTATTATACACATACATTAGTAGCAATAGCAAATAATAAAGAACAAAATGAAGAAAAAATAATTAAAAAATTATGTAACAATAGCTATATAAAAGAAGATTAATCGCACGACACAGCAACTATTTTAATTTCTGTATTTTCTTTATTTTCTGTATTTTCTTTATTGCTAGAATGACACATAATTTTACTTTTATAATGCTCATTAATAAACGAACAAATTTTATAATAACTTACAAAAGAAATAGAAAACATTGTAACACAACTATTAAACATCATTAAACCATTATTGTCTTCAATACTATATAAAACCCAACAAAAACTATGAAGATTACCCAAAAATAAATAATATGAATCAAAATCTTTAACTGATTTTGTGCGATAAGTTTTTATTATTTGAGGAACATGATAAACAACGTTAATAACGTTGCACGCAATAAGGATTCCGCTTTTGTATGTATTAGTATTCATTTAATTACCTATTTAAGATTTTAGAATAACTTTAAATAATTTGTATATATATTTAACCTCTCGAAATTTCAAACTTCAATTTTTAAAATAAAATAAAATAATACAATATAATATATGTCTAATAAAACTAAGAAAAATAGTAACAAACATAATTTAGAAATATTGTTTGCCAATGTATTAGAAAAATCTTATAAATTAAGAAAAAAAAATCCAAACGCTTTCGATGGGCAAGGCTTTTGGCAACCAATAAAAAAATTATTAGAACCACTCGATAGATACAGTGCGAAAAAATGGAGAAAAATATCAAAAACAAAAACTAAAAAAATTATGCTTTTACCAGAATATAGTATAAATGGTTATGAAACTAAATTAATAAATGAAAAAAATCATTTTATTATACAACAAGTAAGAATACCATTAAATGAAAAACCAACAATAAAAAAAATAATTCAAATTGCGTTAAATATTGGTCAATATAAAGGAATAAACAACAATAAATTTATTTATAATATTAGATTTAATGACATAGCACAATTTATTTATAAAAAAGATATTATAGAATTATCAAAATATATAGATGATGAAATATTAAAAAAAGCGAACGACTATTTACATTCATTATAATATGTAATAAAAAAAAATTGATATATTATGCTATTATTATATGTGATTAATTTAAATACTTAACACATAATTATATTATAATGGATAAAACGCTAGTGCAAACACAAACTCAAGAACCAAAAATATATGTCTTGGTAGATACAAGTTACTGGATATTTTATAGATATTTTGCTATTATTCAATGGTGGAACCACGCAAAACAAGATAATCCATTAACCAATAATCCATACGAAAATGAAGAGTTTGTAGAAAAGTTTATGAAAACATTTAGCGAATCATTAACGGGGTTTAAAAAGAAGCAAAAAATACACAAGAAACAATCTACAATTATTGCTGTTCGTGATTGCCCACGAAAAACTATTTGGAGAAATGCCTTATTTACAGAATATAAAGGAACACGCGATAAAGGAGTGGAGTTTAACGGAGGACCATTTTTCAAACATATATATCAAGATAATAATAAACTTTTATATGAGGCAGGCGCAAATGCCGTATTACAATTTCCTAATTTAGAAGCTGACGATATTATTGCAATTACTAAAAATCATATTCGCAATAAATACAATGATGCTAAAATTTATATTATTGCCAACGACCACGATTATTTACAACTTTTAGATGAACACACTGAAATTGTAAATTTTCAAAACAAATTTTTGAAAGAAGCCAAGAAAGTATTTAGCGAACCACAGAAAAATTTATTTTATAAAATTGTGCTAGGAGATAAGTCAGATAATATTATGCCAATTTTTAAGAAATGCGGACCAAAAACTTGTGAAAAATATTATGAAAATAACGAAATGTTTTTAGAAGCATTAAAAAAAGAAAATGCTTATGAAAAATATGAGCTAAATAAGAAATTAGTAGATTTTAGAGAATTACCACTTGAACTAGTAAATGGTTTTATTAAAGAAAACTCCGAATTACTAGATAAATTATAAATTATAAATTATGTATAATAACATTATTAATAATAATACAATAATATTATTAATATTGTTAATAATAATGTTAATAAAATATCCTTTATTGGTTCCTACTTTTGGACACGGAGCAACGAGTTTAATAGTTAGACCTTTTGAAACATTAGTAGGCAATTTTTTAAGTGGACTATGTATATATTATTGTTCATTGTTTCAAAGAAAAATGCTATTAATTATTTTTTCTATTTATCATATTGCTGATGACTTTAATATAAAAAATAACTTTTATAAATATTCTTTAAGTTCATTATTTCATTATGCGTGGCTTAAGTATCCGTTGTTAAGTAAATGCTATTTAACGCTAGTCCATAGTCCTAGACATTATTTTACTATTTATAAAAGAAAATGGAGAGTCGCACAACAATTATTTATAGGTATTGGAACAAGTTTACTTGCCATTCCATTTTTAAATGCTAATTTGGATAGCAAATTAAATAATTACTTAGGCGAATTATGGTATGTTGCTCCAATAATTGCACATATAATAGTTCATAGCTATTATAATAAAATTATCAATATTAATAGCACTACAAGTTAATTTTTTCACCTCACATTAAGCAATTTAATAGTTTTTGTTAGACCAAGCACATTTATTTTTAATATAAATAAAATTGTATCATTTTTTACATCATAATATGGTGCTTCAATAATACATCTATATTTTCGAATAATATTTAAAAGATACTCATCTAATTCATACTTCATGCTTAAACATATATTACTTATATTATTATTTTCAACATTCTTATCATTCTCAACGTTCTCATTATTATAAATATAACCATTACAATTTATTAGACCATATAATCTAACTTGTGAAGTATTTTTCTTTAAACGTTCAAACTCTATATTTTGTTTACCTAATAATGGAAAACTAATTGACCCTTTATAAACATTATTTAATGGAGGCAAACTATAACTCAATAATAATATTATAATATTATACATAATAAAAGTAATAAAAATTAATAATATAACATAATTAATAAATAATTATTTAAATATTTTATTTAGTTTATTTTGTAATATTTGCAATCAAATAGAGAGAATTTAATAATCCATAATATGTTAAATTTATGTAATATTATATATTATCATAATATATAATATATATATTATGATAGCAAATGGTAAAGGTGTAACACCAGCATCCTCTATGATATCGAGTGGTCTATTAATATTAGGTAGCATTTTATTACCTATAAAAACTAAACCAGTAACAATGTCACCACAAATACAAACACAAGCACAAACTGATACACAAGAAAAAGAAAAACTAATTTTAAAACTATACATAAGATTATTATTGTACATAAATGAAAAATATAATAATAAAAAAACTAATGATGATACAATTTTGAAAGAAGAGTTAAATACTTTTTTAGAATATTTACAAGGCTTAGTTACAACTAATAAACAGCAAAATGAAGAGGATATTAATAGTAGGGCTCTTGATGAAACAACTCTGAAGGCTATTATTGGTCAACGTGTATATTCAATAGATAAATCAACTCAGCAAAAAGCATTAAAAGCAACAAAATCAATGACTAAATTAATGGAAAACATGCTTAAAGAAATGAGTAATATGGATAATAACAAGAAAGAAAAATATGTGAATGGTAAAATTACTAATTTATTGCATAATGACTTAAATACTTTACAAGAAGTATTAACAGGAAAAATAGAATATATTGAAAGTAACCAAAATACGAGTGAAGAAGAGATAAAAACTACTATAGCTAATATTGATAGCATACTTACAATAGTTAAAGCAAAATATAATAAAGAGAAAGAGGAAGAGGAAGGAGAAGAATACTAAAAAATTAAAAATAATACCATTTACTATTCATAATTTATGAATAGTAAATAGTAACTTAATAATTTTTATTTTTAAAAATTGATATTTATTTTAAAATAAGAGTTATAGACAAAATAATATTATTAATAAAAGTCACATATTCATAAAATGGACAAAATCAAATCTTTTAGATTATATGATTTTAATGTATATGATGGTATTAGTAAGCATTCGCAAGAAAAGAATAAATATTCACAAGACTCATTAGATCATTATAAAGACAACAAAAAATTTATTATTCAAGCATTTGGTATTAATGACTCCAATAGAACAGCATCAATATTGATAGAAGATTTTTATCCATATTTCTACATAATGGTAGATGAACTATGGAACGAGCAAAGAAATACATTGTTTCTTGCGCATTTAAAGAAAAAAGTGGGTTATTATTATGAAGACAGTATTTTAAATTTAAAACTTGTAAAAAGGCAAAAGTTATATGGATTTGATAATAAAAAATTACATAATTTTATTAAAATTTCATTTACAAATAATAATGCTTTTAATAAAGTTAAAAAACTATTTTATACAGATACGTATGATAAATATACTGGATTTGATAGATCTCTAAATGATGAAGGCTATGTATATACTGATGAACATGGAACAACAAATTGCTATTTATATGAAGCTGATATTCCACCATTATTAAAATTCTTTCATAAAAAACAAATTAATCCAAGCGGATGGATAAAAATCCCATCAAACAAAGTAGTAAGCATTAATAATAAAACGACACATTGTGCTTATGAATATTCGGTTAAATATGATGATATTTATTCATATAAAGAAAAAGAAACGCTAGTAAAATATAATATATGTAGTTTTGATATTGAAGCTAGTAGTAGTCATGGTGATTTTCCTGTTCCTATTAAAAATTACAAAAAATTAGCCACAAATATACTTGAAAATTATAATTCTTGTTCAAGTGATTATAAAGAAAATTATGATATTAGTATGTTAAAGCAAGAAATATTAACTGCTTTTGAGTTAACAAATAGTAAACTAAGTCATATATCGAAAGTGTATCCAAAAAATAAAAAGTTAGATGCTTTTAATATTGAAAATTTAATTGAAAATTTGGCTAATTATATTCCGGCAAATTTCAAGAAAAAAAATACAGAAGAGTTTGTTGAGTTACAAGAATCTGAATCCGACACAGAAGAAGAAGAAGATGATGATGAAGACGAAGATACTAATAAAGACATTGATGATTTAAACCAAGAAATTCAAACAAGTAATTTTAAGCGTAAAAAGAAAGTAAAATTATATAATAAAAAAGATGCTACATTAATAGATTTAATCAAAGATGATAAATGTGAATACAATACAAAACTTTATGAATTAACAGAAGCATTTACTAACACTGGATTTCCAGAATTAGAAGGCGACATTATTACTTTTATTGGACTAAGTTTTATTAATTATACAGAAGCAAAACCATATAAGCGAATTATTATTGTTAAGGGCGGATGTAAAATCCCAGATAAATATTTATTATGGGCACAAGAAAATAATGTAATAGTTTTAGAACGTAACACTGAAAAAGATGTTTTGTTAACATTTACTAAACTTATTAATAGCGAAAATCCGCATATTATTACAGGTTATAATATTACTGGTTTTGATTTTGAATTTATGTATAATAGATCAAAAGAATTAAATTGTGTAAATGAATTTTTAAAATTATCTCGAAATAAAGATGAAATTTGTATTTCCAAAGACTGGCGAAATAAAGTGGAAAATATTGAAACAAACAAAATTATTTTGGCAAGTGGAGAATATAATTTAAAATTTATTAAAATGCCTGGACGCATCATTATAGATATGTGCGTAATTTTTAGAAAAGAATTTACATTAAGTTCAAACAAATTAGATTTTACATCAAGTTATTTTATTAGTGATAGTGTTAATAGTATTAGTATTGATGTCGAAAATAACACCACAAAAATTTATAGCAAAAATTTAACTGGAATTTCAGTTGGCAGTTTTATTAAATTTGATGAATTAGGATTTAGTAGTAATTTATACAAGAAAGGCAAAAAATTTGAAATTAGTGAAATTAATAATGAAGAACATTCATTTGTTATTAACAGCGTTGAAGAATTAGATTTAGCAAACTACAAATATAATTGGGGTCTAGCAAAAGACGATGTTTCTCCACAAGAAATATTTTCCTTAGCAAACGGAACAGATTATGATAGATGGACGGTAGGTAAATATTGTCTTGCGGATTGTGACAATGTTATTTGGTTATTATTAAAAGTGGATGTTATTACAGACAAAGTCGAAATGTCTAATTTATGTGATGTTCCACTAAGTTTCTTATTATTGCGAGGTCAAGGAATTAAATTACAGAGTTATATTTCTAAAAAATGCGGCGAAAAAAATACATTGATGCCAGTAGTCAAAAAACAGAAAACTGGAGGTGGTTATGAAGGTGCTCATGTTTTTACACCAAAAACAGGAATATATTTAGAAGATCCTGTTGCTTGTGTAGATTATAGTTCTTTGTATCCATCTTCTATTATATCTGAAAATTTATCACACGATAGCAAAGTATGGACTAAGGAATATGATTTAAGCAATACTCTTATTAAAGAAACCGGAATAAAAGACGAGCACGGCAATTTTAAATATGATAATTTATACGATTTGGGTTATAATTATGTAGATGTAAAATATGATACTTATCAATATAAAAGACTTACACCAAAAGCTGCGGCAAAAAAAGTAATCAATGGTTATAAAATTTGTAGGTTTGCGCAATTTCCAGAAGGCAAAGCAATTATGCCTTCAATTTTAGAAGAATTACTTGCCGCACGAAAAGCAACACGAAAACTTATTTTATCAGAAACAGATGACTTTATGAAAAACGTATTAGATAAGCGCCAGTTAAGTATTAAAGTAACGGCAAATTCGCTATATGGTCAAATGGGCGCAATAACCAGTGCTTTTTATGAGGCAGATGTAGCTGCTTCAACAACCGCAATTGGTCGTAAATTATTATTTTATGGACGAGCTATTATTGAAGAGTGCTATAATGAAATAATTATTAAAGTTTCTGATGGTTCATCTGTAAAAGCGAAAGCTGAGTGTGTATACGGCGATACAGATTCTGTGTTTTTCAAATTTAATTTACGCAATCCAGAAACAAACGAAAAAATATTAAATAAACAAGCACTAATATATACTATTGAATTAGCCAAACAAGCAGGAGAATTGGCAAGTTCCTTCTTGAAAAAACCTCACGATTTAGAATATGAAAAAACATTTTATCCATGGATATTATTATCTAAAAAACGCTATGTTGGTATATTATATGAAAATAATCCGGACAAAGGCAAAATGAAGTATATGGGTATAGTATTGAAGCGCAGAGACAATGCGCCTATTGTAAAAGATATTTATGGAGGTATTGTAAATATTATTATGCAAGAAAAAAGTATGGTTAAATCCATCAAGTTCTTAAATGAGTGTATAGAAAAATTAATAACTGGAAATTACGCCATAGATAAATTATTAGTAACTAAATCATTGCGAGGGTATTATAAAAATCCAAAACAAATTGCTCATAAAGTATTGGCAGAGCGTATTGGATTACGAGATTCAGGAAATAAACCAGCATCCGGTGACCGGATTTATTATGCTTATATAAAAAATACTAATAAAAAAGCACTTCAAGGGGAAAAAATAGAAACACCTGACTTTATTAAACAAAATAAACTCGAACTTGATTATAACCATTATATTAGTAATCAAATAATGAAACCATTATTACAATTATTTGCTCTAAATTTAGAAAATATGAACGAATTTAAAAAAAAACGCGGAATAACATTACAATCTTGGCATAATGAATTAGCAAAATTACGCGAAAAATGGAATGACCCAGAAAAATATGATAAAAAAGTAGAAGAATTAAAATGTAAAGAGGTTAAGTGTTTATTATTTGATAAATATTTAAAAGAATGTAAATAAACTAAACTAATAACACTTATTAAAATTAGAATTAGAATTAGTATTAGTATTATTAGTATTATTAGTATTATTACAAATTATTTTTTTTAGAAACAATTATTTTTAAGCTACAATTATATTATCACTATAATATAATTAGTATAATAGTATGGTCAATAATATAACATATAAAAATTTAAAAGCTTACTCTCATAATTTTAATAAGCAAAAAACAAACAAAGTTCTTAAAAATGTAAATACTAAATCGCATTTCAAAAATTTAGTACTTAAAAGTGATTATCAACAAAATAAAAAACAAGTATTTAAAAAAGTTATAAATGTCGAATCTGCTATAACAGACCAACAAAATAGTGGTCGTTGCTGGTTATTTGCCTTTTTAAACATAATACGTTTTAAAATGATACAAAAATACAATTTGTTACCTAGTTTTGAATTTTCTCAAAATTATTTATTTTTTTATGACAAATTAGAAAAAGCCAATTATTATTTAAATTTTATATTGGAAAATTATTCTGTCGATTTAGAAACATTAAATTATAATACCGATACAATAAAAGTAGTACATATGTTACAAAATTTAACAGATGATGGCGGTCATTGGAATGTTTTTGTAAATTTAATTGAAAAATATGGAATAATACCCAAATCAAATATGGATGAAGATTTTCATAGTTCAAATTCAAGTGAATTAGAAACATTTTATGATGATTATTTACGAAAATGTGCTCATAAAATAAAAACAACATCTAAAAATGAGTTGGCAAAAAATAAGCAAAAGTTATTGGATGAAATGTTGTCTGAATGTTACAAAATATTGGTTTTATTTTTAGGTGAACCACCTAGCATAATAACTTGGGAATATTATGAGAAAAATGAGAAAAAAGAGAAAAGTCAATCTTTAAAAGCCAAAGTTATAGCAAATGTTACTCCATTAGATTTTTATAAAAAATACGTGCCATATAATGCCAGAGATAAAATATGTTTAATTAATTATCCTTGTAAGCAAGTCCCTTTTTATAAATTATATAATGTGGAAATGACTTTTAATATAATTGGAAATAGTGAGCAGAATTTTATAAATGTTCCAATTAATATAATGATTGATGCTGTAAAAAATTCAATAGATAATGAAGAAGCAGTGTGGACAGGAGTAGATTTTGATAAATATATTTCATTAAAAGATGGGTTTTTAGACAAAGATGGATTTGATTACGAAAATGTATTTGGTTTTACTAATACTATGAAAAAATGTGATGCTCTAAATTATAGACAAAGCGGTCCAAGTCATGCGGTAGTTATAAAAGGCTATAATTTTGAGAATTCAAAAACAAATGGATTTTTGGTAGAAAATTCGTGGGGAGAAAAGAGTGGATTTAAAGGAAATTACTATATGGCAAATTCATGGTTTGAAGATTATACCTATGAAGTTGTTGTAGATAAAAAATGCGTTTCTCCAAAGATTTTAAGTATATTAAATCAAAAACCTATAGTTTTGCCTTATTGGAGTCCATTTAGCGTTGTATTAGTAGGACGTAGATAAGAAATATATACTTTCAAACAACGTATAATATTTTATAATTTTATAACTTTATAATAAATATAAAATATTATTTAAAAATTTAACTACTACTTATAGTATTATATTTAATATGGAGACTTTAACAAATGCCATCAATATTCTTAACATTAGTATAAATAATACAAATGAAGAATGTATGATATGTAGAGATGAATTACAATGTAGTCAATGTTATACTTTACCTGAATGTAATCATACTTATCATACCCATTGTTTAGTTAGTTGGTTTAGAAACGGAGATTCGCGTTGTCCGTATTGCGGAAATAAAGGTATTAATAATACTAATAATGATACTTTACGTAATGTAAGAGGCAAATATTTTACTACAATATATGAAAAACAAATGTTAGCAGATATTAAAAAATACGTTTATTTGAAAAAAAACGATACTATTAAAAGATGTCTGGAAACACGTAAGCAATTTGATAAAATTAAAGCTTTAGAAGAAAATTATAAGATCGAAACACAGAAGTTGAGAGAATTACAACAATCACTCAAAGAAACACCAGCGCTATATAGTGAAGCTAAAAAAAATATAATGTGTTATAGAAGTAAAAAATGGAAAATAAGTAGACAAATTAGAGTAGAACTTTTGAAAATTATAAATACTAGTTATATTATTCCTTTAATAATACCGATGAGTGTGTCAGTATAAATAGCATTATTAGCGTAAAAATAGTCCAAATTCATAACTATTTTGTTCGCTTCTAGTATTATTATTATTATTATTATTATTATTATTATTATTATTATTATTATTATTATTATTATTATTAATAAAGTCTGAATCTTCATTTTCCGAGCTATCTCTATTTGTTAATAAACTTTCAATATGTAGAGCCAAATAAAATCTAAACTCATTACTATATAAAAATAATTTTTTATTATTATACGGATTTATATAACTAATAATATTAGAATTTGTTAAAATATTATGTCTACAAACAGGACATGTTTGGTGTTCAAATAACCAATTATTAATTGCACGTGTCTTGAATATATGACCACAATTTTTTATTATTGTTACTTCATCATTATTTGTAAATTCATCTTGTGTTATTGGGCAAGTATCATTTAATGGAACAGCAATACAACAATAATTTATTTTTGCTGTGCTTATTTTAACAAGAGCACGCATATTTACATTTGATAAATTTTCAAAATCTTCCAAAGTATAATTTAATAAATAAGCATTTGGTGAATTGCTATTGTTATTGCTATTAGCATTACTAGCATTCAAATAATTGTTATAACAATTATAATTGTTTAATAATAAAAGCAATGAGTTATTGGCATTAGTATTTAAGTGGTTAATACTATTATTCAAATAATATATACTATTATTTAAATAGTCAATAGTATTATTAGAAGAATTAATGTAATTATTTGTGCTAAGCAAAATATTATATAAAAGTATTTCATTGGCATTAAAATTATTGGTGTTAAAATCTATATTATTCATAATATTATAATAATATAATACTAATATTTTAATACATTTAAATATATTAATATTAATACATTTAAATATAGTGTCATAAATAATTTAGTATATTTAATATGTCACATATTGATTATAAATATTTGCTATCAAATGATTTATTAAATAAATATAATAATAAAGGATTATCTGGATTGTGTAATTTAGGAAATACTTGTTATATAAATTCTTGCTTACAAATTTTATCACATAGTTATGAACTACATGAAATTGTTAATATTATAAATATAAATATAAATACAAATACTAATACAAATACTAATACAAATACTAATACTAATACAAATATAAATACAAATACTAATACTAATATTAATAACAAAAATTTAATTTTACAAGAATGGACAAGTCTTAAAGATTTAATGTGGTCTAAAAATTGCGTGATTAGTCCAAATAGATTTTTAAATGCTATTCAACATATAGCAACTATTAAAGATCGAGAATTATTTTCAGGGTATGCCCAAAATGATTTACCTGAATTTTTAATTTTTTTATTTGATTGTTTTCACGAGGCGTTAGAGAGAAAAGTATCTATTACAATAAATGGTAACTCAGAAAATAACATAGATGAGTTGGCAAAAAAATGCTATACAATGATTAAAACTATGTATTCTGATAGTTATTCAGAAATAATAGATTTATTTTTTGGAATACACGTGTCATTGATTATTTCAAATAGCTCTACTGATCCTAAAGAAATTTTAAGTATTACACCAGAACCATTTAGCATAATCAATTTACCTATTCCACATAGTTCTTCTAACAATCAAGAATTTAGCATATATGATTGTTTTGATTTATATACGCAACCAGAATTTTTAGAAGGTGAAAATGCTTGGTTCAATGAAACCACAAATTGTAAAGAAAATGTTAATAAGTGTATTAAATTCTGGAGTTTACCAAATATATTAATAGTAGATTTTAAAAGATTTAATAATGCTAATAAAAAATTAAATAACATAATTAGAACACCTTTATTGGGTCTTGATTTAAGTAAATATGTTGTAGGTTATAACAAAGACAAATATATATATGAATTATTTGGAATATGTAATCATCACGGCGAATGTTTAGGTGGTCACTATACTGCTTATGTTAAAAATTCTAATCAAAAATGGTATGATTTTAATGATACAAATGTTAATGAAATTAATGAATCACAGTTAATAACTCCAAAAGGTTATTGTTATTTTTATAGAAAATTATTATAGAAAAATTTTGTTTCATATTTGTTTTTGTTTTTGATTAAGAAGTCTAATAATATTATATTATTTATATATAATATTATGTCATTATTTAATAATATAACACAAGATTTTTATGATAATTTAAATAATTTAGGCACTAATCCTTTTGTATTAGTAGTGCTAATTATTATTATTATTATTTATTATATTTTATTTTCATTTTTAGGAAAATCTTGGGATGATGATTCGGATGAGCCATCTGGCACATTTGTAATATTTGAAGCTTTACTATGGGGATTATTTATACTCTTAATTTTTGTAAATGGTTTATCTTATTTTTTCAATATTGATGTTATAACAGAAGTTAAAAATATTTTTTCACCAGAACCAGAAATTAATATAAAAACAGCGACGACAAATGAACCAGTGGTTCAAATTGATCATAACGAAGCATATCATGTTCCAGGAAACAGGTTCACATATCACGATGCTAAAGCAGTTTGTAAAGCATTTGATGGAGAACTTGCCAGTTATAATCAAGTAAATGATGCTAATAAAAAAGGAGCAAGTTGGTGTAGTTATGGGTGGACAAAAGACCAATTAGGACTTTATCCTACAAGTCAAAGTGATTGGACAAAATTACAAGAAAAAGAGGGTCATAAATATGATTGTGGATTACCAGGTATAAATGGTGGTTATGTTCCAAATCCCCATACAAAATTAGGTGCTAATTGTTACGGAGTGAAACCAAAACAAAGTGAATTAGAAAAAGAATATTTAAATAAAGATTTATATCCAAAAACACTTAAAGAACTATTATTTGAAGAACGTGTCAAATATTGGAAAGATAGAATAAGTAATATATTAATAAGTCCATTTAATAATAATAGTTGGTTTAAAGTTGAATAAGTATTATTTTCTTCGTGTTAATTTTTTATCTCTCGCGCGTCTTCGTTTTGTTTGTTTTCTCTCAACACTATCAATCACTTTATAAAATTTAGCAAAAGTTTTATCACATATTACATTTTTATCTGTAAAGCAATCTAAATTAAAATTGGCGTCATTATATTTATTATGTCTTTTTGAAGAAATATTTGTATCTTCAAAATTAAAACCAGGTAATAATGCTAAATTAGTAAGTTGTTTATTTTTTTTATCTAAATCATCTAAAAATTTCAACATTATATTATCTTTTTATATATATTTATTAAAGATTTAAATAGTAATACTTTAAATCACTATTTAAATGTTTATGAGTTATTATGAGTTATTATGAGTTAGTATTGTAAACACGTTTAATATTTGTATTAATATTATGTGTTCTCTTTGATTTAATAAATTGCATAAGCTCTTCTTTTATTGAATTCGAATCATAATTTTCAAAAAATTCTTCAAAACATTGTTCCAAAAATTTAAGACTTAGAGGATTTGCTATTTTTTGCTCAACAAAACTTAATTTTCCATCGCTAATATTTATATTTGGATACTTAGTATTTTTTAAATCATAATACGTAACAATATTTTTTGTTAATTCGTTTTTTTCATCTCTTACTTTGGTAACTTGACTATTTAATTTTTTATGTAAATTGTCTAAAACTACCCAATTTTTTATATTATCTTCAATATTCATACTTATTTTAACTCAGTTATTATAACTAAGTAATTTGTATTTAATTATATTTATTATAATTTTTATTTAAAAAAATATAATAAAAAAATATAATAAATTAATATTTCTAATAGAAGTCACAATTTAACTTCTCGATCTTCTTGAACTTCTTCTTCTTGTTGAACTACCGTAACCATATCTTCTTGGACCATTGTAACCATATCTTCCTTTGGCTAACTGAGTGGCACCAAGTAAGCCGGCAGCTACGGCAACATCTGTTAAATAACCGCCTCTTCCTCTTCTTCCTCTTCCTCCTTTTCTTGTGCGCGATCTTCTTCTTCTTCTGCGACCACCGCTCATTTCTACATCTTCATTTTGTTGGTGTTGTTGAAAAGCATTTTGTTTGTTTCCGCCCATCGAGAACATTCCTAACTCTGACATCTTTTTATATATTGTAAAAAGAAAAAAAATAATAATTACTTTAATATTTAAAAATAAATATTAAAATAATTCTAAAGTATATATTACTAAAAATTAAAATTATTTAGAAATAGATTGTTTTTTTAATTTATTGTTATATTGAATTAATAAAATTAAAACTCCTAAATGTAAAATAAAACTTGTAAATATAAAAAATAAAAAAAAACATAAATATATATGTATTTCTCTCAAAAAATATTCTAAAATAGGGTTTAATATATTTTGTAATTCTTTTTTTGTTTCTTCAGCTTTAAGAAAATTAATACAATAATCGGCTAATGTATTTTTAGATACCATAATTAATTATTAATTATTAATTATTTTAATATTTTATATTAAAATATGCGTGGAAAATTTAATTCATTTTTCTAACGCTAAATATAAATTAATAGATGAGTTCTCTAATTTATAATGTTACAGAAAATTTTGCTTTTAATAATTTAAAAGTAGAAAATCCATCTTTAATAAACGCAAACAATTATTTTAGCAAAATATATAATAATAATAGTAACAAAAATTTTTATATTAAACTTCCTAAATGTAAAACAAAGCATGGAATTATTAATTCAAATAATAAATGTTTTTGCGAACTAGAATTTAATAGTAATGAAAAATTAGTTGCCGAATTTTTTGAAAATTTAGAAGAATTTTGTGTTCAAGAAATATGTAAAAATAAAGCGCTATGGTTTTATGATTCCGATAATATAACAAATGAGGATATACAAGAATATATAACACCTATTATGAGGTCATATAAAGGAGGGAAAAAGTTTTTAATTAAAGCAAATATAAAACAAGACAAACTTATTGTATACGATGAAAATGAAAAAAAATTAAGTTTAACAGATTATGATGTAAATAATGAGTTAATACCATTACTAAATATAAATGGTATAAAATTTTCAAAATCGACTTTTATTATTGATGTTGTTTTAGTGCAATTTATGGTTTTATATCCGTCTGATTGCTTTGAAAATCAAATACTAATTAAATTAAATAAAGAAGAAATGAATTTCAGTAAAACAAATAATAAAACAAAAGAAGACAATGAAACAAAAGAAGACATTGAAACAAATGAAACCAAAGAAGACATTGAAACAAATGAAACCAAAGAAAACATTGAAACAAAAGAAGACAATGAAGACAATGAAGACAATCAAGACAATGAAGACATTGAAACAAAAGAAACTAAGTTAGAAAAAAATAATCTAGAGTATTTAGAGACATCTGAAAAAATAATAACAAATGACGTAAAAGAAAATTCCAATAGTAATAGTGAAAATAATTCTTTCAAATATTTAATTAATAGTTTAGAAACAATTGAATGTAATAATGATGGTTCTATTGAATTAAATAATTTAGATACTATTGCTGAAAATACGGAACCGATTGAATTAAAAACACATGAAACAATATATTTAGAAATATATAAAAAAGCCAAGCAAAAGGCAAAAGAAATAAGAAAGAACGCAATTGAAGCATTTTTAGAAGCAAAAAATATTAAAGTGAAATATAATTTAAATACTATTCTTGATGATTCATCGAGCGACGAAGAAAATGAATTATTAAATCTTAATTAGTATTATTTTTTCTATTAAAATAATTTTAATACTAATATTAAAATAATTTTTAATTTTTTATTTAATGTTAATGTTAATATTAATATTAAATTAATTAAATATTATTGAAAATTTTTTATTGTTTATTTTATATAAAATGAGTGTTATGAAGAAGTTTCCAAAAGGAATTAAACCGGAATACATTTTAGGAATTATTACTTTAGTAGTTGTTGGTTTTGCCCTCTTTAATTATTCTGAACAAAAAAATATATATCAATCACCAATGACATCTGGACCATCGAATTTAGTATTTTCAGATGTTGTACCAAATCAAGGTTCTGCGCCATCATTTAATGGACAACAAAATAATGTTCCTGCTGTTTCATCTGATAGCAATGTAATGAGTAGACAAGCATCTAATCCATCTGATTTATTACCAAATGATACAAATAATTCGTGGGCAAATATGAATCCTGTAGGAAATGCCGATTTAAGAAATGTAAGTTTATTAAATCCTACACAATTAACAGGAATTAATACACAAGGATCAAGTTTAAGAAACCCCAATTTACAATTAAGATCAGAACCCCCAAATCCAAGAATGAATACAAATTGCCCTTGGAATATTTCTACTATTGAAGGAGACCAATTTAGAAAAACATTAGAAATTGGCTCTTAGATAATAGTTTAATACTTCGTAAAAGTTCATACATTTATTAAATTTTGTAAATTTTATTATAAAATTTAATATTAATGAACACATTATTTAATAATAACATTTTTAATATTGTTATTGTCATATTTATTGTAATAGTTGCTTCAAAATTATATTTTAATAGTGATAGTTTTAATTTAAGATGTATTATATCAGATGTAAATGGTAATAAATATTGTGTTCGCGATAGAAACAAATTAGAATTGGCAGCCGATAGATTGGCACACGTAAACAATAATTTAAATAAATTAGTAAATCATTTATCAAAAAAATATCCTGATAAAGAAAATGTTCGACGACTAGTAAAAGGTTACAATCCAAAGAAAATATATGAAACTTTGCCTACTAGTGAATTTACTGCATATAGCGAAAATAAAGGTGAAAAATTGGCATTTTGTTTGGATACTGAAAAAAATAGCAAAGGACGCTTAATTGATATGAATACATTAATGTATGTTGCTTTACATGAAGTTAGTCACATTGCTACAAAATCAATAGGTCATAATGATGAATTTTGGAATAATTTTAAATTTATGATTACAGAGGCAAAAGAAATAAATATTTATAATCCAGTTGATTATAAAAAAGAACCGGCTCGTTATTGTGGTATGAATATAAGCGACAATCCTTATTATGATGTAAAATAATTATTTTAATAAATTATTTTAATAAATTATTTTAATAAATTATTTTAATAAATTATTTTAATAAATTATTTTAATAATTATAAAAATTTATATACAATGTCATAAATATTATAATTAATGCTTGTATCTTTAATTTTAATCATGTTTTTACTATAAAAATATAAATTATAAATTTTTGTATAGTCTTCCAAATTAGGAAAATAACTATTACACTCAAACTCTTTTTCTAGATAAGTAATAATTATTTCATTAATAGCAAAAATAGTATTTTTATTACTGTGGTTAGTTAAAAACAATTTGTATATTTCTTCTCCACCAATAATCCATACTTCATCATAATTTTTTGACTTTACAAAAGTTTCTAGATTTTGTAAACTTTCAAATGTTTTAATAATATTTGTAGTATTTATTTTATCAATATGGAGAGATTTAGACAAAATTAAATTATCTCTATTTGCTAATCCATTTACATTATTTAAACTTTCATATGTTTTTCGCCCCATAACAATAGCATTATTTTTATTTCCAGTAGTTAATCTTTTAAATTTTGCCATATCTTCTTTAATATTCCATAATAGCATATTGTCTTTGCCAATTCCATTATTTTTACAATAGGCAACTATAATATTTACAATCATATTTATATAAAATTATACTCTTATATTTATATAAATGTCAAATATATTTAAATTTTATATTAATAGTAATAATCAATATAATACATTATATTTATTTATTAAGAATAAATATTTGCCAACTCAATCAAGTCAATCAACTTTACCTAATGTTAAAGAATTAAATATTAATTATAGCGATCCTCATATTTTTTTAAAAAGTGATGCCTATCGCCAATATTTTATAGAAGATTTTAACGAAAACGATTTAATATATATAAATACATTTAGTAGCAAACTTATTTTTGTTGATAATGTTATAAATAGTGATGATACTATTGAAACAATAAAATTAAAATTTATTCAAGCTATTAATGAAACTGTTAACGAAGATGAAAAAATTTGTTTTGAAGAAATTTATATGTATGGATTAGCACCATCAATATTAAATAAACTCGAATTATTTAATAATTTAACAAACAATAATAAAAATGATTTAACACGTAAAATGTTGATAAACTATTTTAAAAATATATATGAAGGGTTTACAATTTTAAACGAGTTAGAAATTAAAGAGCATTATCTTTATGATGACATTAATTTTATTACTATTACAAATATTAATGAATATAAATCATTAGGACAAAGTTTTATAAAATATCATGAAAACTTTGTTGTTAATCCTTATAATTATGAAAATAGTCTAACAAAACAATCGAGTGATCTTATTTCTATAAATAATTATAATATGTTATTTGAATACAATATATCTAACACAATATATGTATGTTTGGCAAGTAATTTTTTTAATATAAAAAATAGTATTGAAGATGATGAATTATTAATTAAAATATATTTTAAATTATTATATTCAAAAAATATAATTAATACAAAAGATTTTATTACACAAAAAACAGAATTAGTAAAAAAAAGTAATGAATTGTTTAATGATGAAAATTTTAAAAGAAAAAATGAGTTTCTTTATTTTTTAAAAGCAGTTTACTCAAATTCAAGTGCGTTAAAATATGAAAATAAAGGAGTAAAATCTATGAATATAAATATTCATAGTACCATTAATTCAAATATTTCATTAGAAACAATATTTAAATTATTTAACAGCAGTGAATTATATCCATTTATTAAATACAATCCGGGTAAAAAATTAGAAAATTTATATCGCCTTTATTGTGATAAAATAATTAATAATAAAAAAATACCAATGCTTAGTAAAACGTTAATATTAAAGTATGCTAAATTTTTAGGTAAAGCTCACACTATAACATTTTATGTTAACTCAAAAGAAGAATTATTCATAAATAATGTAAATGAATTTTTAATAGAATTAGAAGATAGTGGTATTATTAATGTAAAAATTAACTTTAAAAATATTATAAGTATTGAAAATGAAAATATAAATATTTTAATTGCTAATAATGTGAATGCCATAATTAAATTCATTAAAAGTTTAATTGTTAATAATACTATTGAATTATTTGACAAATTAACTAGTTCTAATATTGAAATAAATTCTATTAACTATGTTTATAATATTAATGTTAAAGGAAGTCTTAGTTTAAAAAATATTAGTAATTGTATATATTTTTTATTTAATGTTAATTCAAAAGACGATACAAAAGATATAATACTGCGTTATAAACATGTGTCGAATTTTAGTTTAATGAACTCAGAAAATTCATTTATAATTGAACTTATTAAACAAAAATTTACAGAAACCGAAATATTAAGCAAATTAGAAGAAAATTATAAATTATCATATGAAGAATCGAGGTCAAAGTTAATAAGTGTAATTAACTCTTTAAAATTAGTTCAAAATACATTTAATTATAAAAAATTATCTATTAAAAACAACCCAGGATTTTTAACAACATTTAAAAAAACTACTTCAACTAATCTCTCAATTACTATAGAAAATATTGATGCTATTAATTATTTAAAAACTTTGGATGTGTATATTGATTCTATTGTTAAAATTTTGTTTAATCAAGTAAAAGATAGTTCTTTGGAGCAAACTATAAAAAATATGTGTAAAAAAATAACACCACGCGAAGAAGTCGAAGAAAAAAAATTAGAAGTAACTGAAATACCTGAAAATCAAGAAATTATTAAAAATGTTGCTCATTTGTTAGAAAATGACGAAACCGACGAAACAAGTTCAATGAATAATGATTTATTAAATATATTACTGGACGACGATGAAGACGAAAATGAAGATGATGAAGAAGATGAAGACGACAATAAAGATGAAGAAGAAGATGAAAATGACGATGAAGATAAAGAGGAAGACAAAGAGGAAGATGAAGAAAATAACGATCTTTCTGATGAGTTGGCAAAAAAAATAAATATAGAAGACATAGTAGAAGACGAAGATGACATACTAGAAGACAAAGACCACATAGTAGAAGATGAAAAAGAACCAATCAAAGCACAAACAATAAAAGAAGAAATAACAGATAATTTAAAAAAAGAGGAAGATGAAGAAGAAGGTTTTAAAGAATTTTCAGAAAAAAGTAATCCAATATTAAAGCGATTAATAAATAAAGAACCAACATTATTTAGCACCGATAAAAATAAATTTTATACCGAATATTCACGATTATGTCAAGCAAATGTAAAAAAACAACCTGTAATATTAACACAAGAAGAAAAAGATATTATAGATGAAAAAGATAAAAAACTTAAAACAAAATCATATACAGAAAGTTTCCCATATGGAACAAAAGAAGGAACAACTTACCACTACATATGTCCAAGATACTGGGATTTAGAAAACAACGTTAGTTTATCAGAGGAAGAAGTTGATAAAGAAAAAATTATTACCAAAAAAAATAAGGATGGAAAAATAATGGAATTTACTGATCCAAAACATCATCTTGATGAAAAAGGAAATTATATAAATCATGTTCCTGGATTTTTAGACGAAAAACATAATAGAATTATTAATAAAAATAGTTTTTGTTTACCTTGTTGCTTTAATAATAAATTATGGGATAAACCACAACAAAAACAACGCCGTGATAAATGTTTAAATTTAGATTATAAAATTAATCCTGAAGAAAAAAAAGAAAATTTCAATTACATTAAAGGACCAGAAAAATTCCCATTAGAAAAGAAAAAGTTGGGTTTTCTTCCATTAAGTATTCAAAAATTATTACAATTTGATAATTTAGATTGTGTAACAAAACAAGCACCCAATTTATTAAAGACAAATCATAAATGTTTATTGCGTTATGGAGTAGAAAATAGCAGTAATCAATCTTTTATTGGATGTATTGCTGATTTATATGAAACGGCAATATTAAATAATGAAAAATCAGTTACTATTAACGAAATGAAAACTATTATTAAAAATAGTATTACTATTGATAGTTTTATAAAATATAATAATGGTAATTTACCACATATTTTTATTTCTAAAAATTTTAATACACATAGTAGTACAATAGCCATTGATAAATATAAATCGAGTAAATTATATAAAGAAATTATAATAGGTTCAAGTGAAACTCAGACTAATTATGATGACAAAATAATATTGTTTAAAAAAATAATTAATAGTTTTGAAAATTTCCAAAACTATTTAGAAAGCAATTTAACAATTGATTACACTTATTTATGGGATATTATTTGTAAAAAAAATCCCTTACTTTTTCCAAAAGGGTTAAACTTAATTATATTAGATATTACTAGCGAAGATGCGACAGATAATATTAAAATTATATGCCCTAAACATAATTATAGTGATGAATTTTTAGATATAAAGAAAAAAAGTTTATTATTAATTAAAAAAGATGAGCATTTTGAACCTATTTATTTAATAAATAATACTATTACTAATTATGATTTTGTAAAAGAATTTACTTTTGCTAGTACTAAAGAAGAAAAAGAAGATGGCTCCCTGAAAAATTTCAAAGAAATTTTAAATAAAATTAGTAAAGAAATAAATATTAATTGTATTAGTAAAATAGATACAAAAAAATATGCTAGTTCAATTTATAATTTTACACCAAATATTTCATTGGATAATATTATTAATATTTTAATAAAACTTAAATATGAAATTACTAATCAAATTATTGATTATAATAATAAAGTTATTGGAGTAACAATAAAAAAAGCAAATGAAAATGGTTATATTGAAAAAGGGTTTATTCCATGTTATCCATCGGCATTATCAAGTACTTATGAACAAATTTCATACAAACTAATAGATGAAATGCCTGATGAATACTATAATGATTATATTAATACAAAAGAATTATTAAAAAAAATATACTACCAAAGTGAATATAAAATTAAATGTAATCCACTATATAAAATACAAGAACAACAAGTAATAGTTGGTATTCTTACATTAGGTAATCAATTTGTTAGATTAAGCAAACCAGAGCAAAATAATGAGGACGACTTAACATTAATAAATAACAAGGATTATATTTTTGTTGATAAAGAAATACAAACAAAATATTATAAAACTAATACTCAAAACGAGTTAATAAATAATATTAAATTGGAAACATTATTTTATAATAATTTTAAAAACACTTTTAAAAAAATATTAAATATTAACACAAATAATAAAAAGAAAAATGAATTGTTGCGAATAATAAATAATAATTCAATGTTATATTTAGATAAGCTTTCAAATATTTATAGTATATTGAAAAGCATAGGAACTAATTATATTATATTTTCAGATATGGAACCTATTTTAAATAATATAAAATTATCTTCGTGTTTTGATGATGAAAAATGCCCAAATATAATTTGTAAAAAAATAAATAGTAGTTGTTCGTTAATAATACCAAGAATCAATTTAATTGATAAAGATAAAAAAGAAAAAAACGAAGAATTATATTATACTCGTTTATCCGATGAGTTTGTTAGATACAACAAATTTAAAAATTTTATTTTTGAAAATAGTAACGTTTATAGTTATGGTTCAGTAGAATATAATATTATAAGCAATGAACTTCTATTATTTCAATCATCATTAACACCAGAATTCTTTAAAGACTTACCGTATAGTAATAAAGATAATAATTATATTAGCACTATTGATACATTTGATACATTGGGATTTGAAAATACAGATAAAATTTTAAATTTAAAAAATGTAAAAAAAGAAAAAGCAGAAAAATTAGTAATAGAAGTTAGTACTATTAAAGGTAAAGAAATTGATGAATATAAAGATAAAGAAGATGAAGTTCAAGATGAAGAACAAGAACCAGAAAAAGAAAAAGAGGAAGAGGAAATTTTATCAGAAAATGAAGAATTGGAATTAGATAAAAAATTAATTTTATTAAATACCTTTACAGATAAAAACTATAAATGTCCGCTTTTTGACGTTAATATAATAACAGAAGGATTTAAATCTAATTTTAAAACTACTATTCATCAATTGAGATATTCATTAGATAATTTAAATGATAGAATTTGTTCTTTCCAATTAATTTTAATAATAATCAAATATCATAATAAAGAGTTTATTAATTTAACTATAGATCTATTAAAACAAAAATTAATTAGTTTATATAAAAATAATAATAATTTCAATTCTTTATGTGAAATTTTATTAAAAAATAATAAAAAAGTAATTATGGAAGAAGTTGTAAATGAAAAAATAACTACAAAAAAATTAACTATGTTTGAAGAACGCGTATTAAGCAGTGAATATTATGTGACATACATTGATATATATTTACTATCAAAAGAATATGACTTACCCATAATATTATTATGTAATACTATTATTGATTTAACTATTACAAAAGAAAAATTTATTATATTTAATCTAAGTAGAACTAATAATTATTTTTTTATTAAAAATCGCAGTTTGTATGATCGTAAAAAATTACATAATTATAAATTACTTATAAATTCTTCATCTGTTGATTTTAATGTTGAGAAAGATTTACAAGATAGTAATGAATATAAGTTATCTAGTAAAATAAAATATACTATTAACAATTATGAAGACGTTTTGGGTAACTATATTAATAATTATGGTTTAAATGATAAAAAACAAATAGCAGAACTGAAAAAACTAGAAAAACAAGAACAAGTAAAACAGAAAAAACTAGAAAAACAAGAACAAGTAAAACAACAAGCACTAGAAGAACCACAAGAAGTAAAACCACAAGAAGTTACACCACAAGAAGTAAAAAAACAAACCGAAAAAATAAAACACAAACGTTGTCCAAATGGAACTCGTAAAAATAAAGAAACTGGAAATTGTGAAAAAATCTAATACTATTTTAAAAATAAAAAATGTTATAAATAAAAAATGTTATAAATTTTTACTATTTATAACATTTGCCCCATTTTAGTAAATGAAATATTTAAAAATCTAATTCATAATCATTACTTGTTCCATTATTAATATTTTTAATAGAAGCAACACTTGACTCAATAAGTAAACTATTTGTGCTACATTCATTGGGAGTTTCGCTGCTTATTTGATTTAATAATGCTTGTTCATCGCTTTCCTCTTCGCTATGTGTAGAAGGTTCTTGTGGTTTAATAGTCATTAAGAAGTCATTGTCAACCAATACTTTAAAACAATTGGTTCCATAATATCCTTGTTGTCCACACATAATGTTTGCCGATACACCTTTCATATTATCTAACTCGCCATGTTTTGCTGCCTTTAAGAACATTTCTGGAGTTTCTTCAAAAGAAGCTTTGGCAATAGCACCAATATCATCATTATTAATACCATGCCTAAAAATAGAAACCATCTTATCGTTACAAGTCATTCTATCTGCCAACATAATTAAATGATGATAATTAATATATGTGCTATCAAACTCAATAACCTCTGAAAATTCATCAAATATACTTTGCCTAGCAGCTTCAATACCAAATGTTTCATAAATTTCTATAATATGATTTGATATAGTTCGTGTTTTATCTACAAAATCGAGTGCCAAAATATCTAATAAGTTAGTGCCTAATGTATCTAATACCCACAAATCTTTTTTAACATATTTTGTATCAATTTCCTCAAAATTGTCTGTGATTTTACGTAATGTTACTTTGTCAATATTTTTTACTCCACGTAAAATCAAGTTGTCTAGCAACTCATCTTGTAAATTTTTTAATAAATATATTTCGTCGCTTTGGTCAAGTGACTCCAATACATTTTTATTCTTCTTTTTCTTTAATAATTGAAGATTTTTATTAATGCGAATTCTAAAAATCAATTTTTCAGAATTGTAATCAGTATACATACATGTTAAATTATTATAACTATTCATTAAAGCAAAATGTAGGTCATCCATAGTAATATTTTTATCTAACATTTCTATTTTATTCATATATATTCTAATGATCCATTTTGATTTATCTTTGCTACTATCATAACTCGAATTACAATCGTCTAATAATTTTTCAAATTCATTATATTCTTTCATTAAATCAATGTCTTCACTGATTAATGTATTTAAATCATCGGGGTCAAAACAAATCTCAATTGATTCAACAAGCGAGCGTAATTTTGTATTCTCAATCTTAGAAATATATGCTTTAGTTTTATTTTGGTCATAGCAATCCAATTTATTTAAATAAATGGTGCACGATAAACTCTTTGGATTATCACTTAACGATAATATTTCTTCAATACGAGGAACACCACGAGTAACATTAGATTTTGAAGCAACACCGGCAAAATGAAATGTGTTTAATGTTAATTGTGTAGTAGGTTCACCGATACTTTGTGCCGCAATCATTCCAACCATTTCTCCTGGTGCAACAAGTGCTTTCTTATACGCATTATTTATTATTGTTATTAAAATATCAACAGATTTACGTGTTAATCGTTTATGCATCAATAAATCTTTAGGACTTAAGTAATAGTAGTATAATACTTTAAATAATTCATTTGGTTTACAATAGTTTAACAAACTCAATTTTTCAAAATTAGCTTCAATAATTTCAAAGACTTCTAATGGTGTAATATCTATGATTACATTTTCTTCTTGGTTGCCAGCAATATTATTAATAATATGAGTAAATGATACTGGCACATTGACAGATGGTTTATAAAGACGATTAAATATTTTTTCAATTACATCATCGCGCGCTTTAAGTATAAAATCAATGTAATATTTACACTTTTTATCTAATTCTGTTTTTTGCCTCTTAAATTTACTATATGCCTGTTTTGTATACAATGTTCCATAAAGTGAGTCTTTAGAATAATCATTTGGCATTTGATAATGACCATAAATTTCTTCAATAGTCATATTTACAAATGGAACTTGTTGTGACTCAACTCTTACTGGATCAAAATTATCACCACCATAACTATATTGAATAATTTTATTCTTGTTATTGCGAACAGTCATATCATAATGAACCATTAAATCTTCTAATCCTTTAATTAATCGTCGCTGAATATATCCTGTTTGACTAGTTTTACATGCTGTATCAATCAAACCTACACGACCACCCATAGCATGAAAGAATAATTCGTCTGGATTTAATCCTTCAATAAACGAATTTTCCACAAATCCACGTGCGTTTGGAGAATCATCATATTTAGTATAATGGGGTAATGTTCTATCTTCAAACCCATAAGGAATTCGTTTTCCATCTACGTTTTGCTGTCCTAAACATGAAATCATTTGTGATATATTTAAATCACTTCCCTTAGAACCTGCGTTTACCATAATAACAAAACGATTAGAACTATTTAAATTTTCACGACCTAATTTACCTGCCTCAAAAGATGCCTTGTTTAAAATATTGTTAATACGTGTTTCAAATTCATCTACATTAGAGCGCCCAGTTTTGTTATCAAAAATACCTAAATGTGTTTCATCTATTAAAGATTTGACCTCTATTTTCTTCTTATTAATAGTTTCATTAATTTTATCATTGGTTTCTTTATCCGCAATAAGATCACTAATTCCCACGCTATAACCATGAACTTTCATATATTCAGTGACTATATCTTGTAAATTATTAATAAAGTCGCAAGCAGCATCAACATCATAATCATTATAAATCCTATGAATTAGTCCACGTGTTGTATCGCCTAAAATACTTTTTTCAATATGACCACGTTTAATTGTTCCCTTATTAATTTCTAAAACATTATTAGATTTGCTATAATCTTCTCTTTCATTATATTGCTTTGTTTTATATTTTAAAGTAATATTTGGAATAATTTGACTTAATAATGAAAAACTGCTTCGTGTTGCTTCATCAAAATTTATTTTTTTTAAATCAATAGTTTTAAGATGTGCCATTAAGTTCATTGATGTGCGAGAGTTAAAATTAATAGCTTCTCGTGTAAATAAATAAGTACTTAATAATGAATCTTGAAAAATACCAACAATAGATTTATTATTTGCCGGACTAATAATTTGATATTTTACTGCGGCCAAAGTTTTAAGTTCAATTTCAGATTCATCATCTTGTGGCATATGTAAATTCATTTCATCCCCATCAAAATCAGCATTATACGGTTTTGTATCAGCAACATTCATTCTAAAAGTGTCTCCTCTCATCATTACTTTTGCAATATGACACATCATTGACATTCTATGAAGAGTTGGTTGACGATTAAAAAGCACGGCATCACCGTCTAAAATATGACGATGAACAATATCACCTAATTCTAAATTAATAGACTCACGATCAACATAACGCAAACTAATACAATCTCCGTTTTTTCTTTCATAAATTTTTGCTCCGGGATACTCATCGGGACCATTTAAAATTAATTTGCGCAAATAATTTCTATTTTTAGAGGTAACAATAATAGGTTTTGTTAAATTTTTGGCAACTTTTAATGGCACACCTAATTGACTAATAGATAAATTAGGGTCTGGTGTAATAACTGAACGAGCACTAAAATCAACACGTTTACCCATTAAATTTCCTCTAACACGCCCTGTTTTGCCATTTAATCTTTCTTTAATTGCTTTTAATGGACGTCCTGAGCGTTGAGCAACCGCAGCCACACCTGGAATTTTATTATCTACCAATGTAGCAATATAATATTGAAGAACAGTAGTCCAATCATCTATTACATTTGATGCCGAATTTTGCTCTATTTTTTCTTGTAACATTTTATTTGCCTTAATAATATTAATAATAATATGTGTTAAATCGTCTTCACTTCGTTGCTGAGCATCATGCTTAATTGAAGGTCTTACTTGTGGTGGTGGAACTGCTAAAACTTGACAAATCATCCATTCTGGGCGCGACCAAATTGGACTAAATCCCATAAAATTTACATCTTCATCTGAAATTTTTTTAAAAATCTTCAACATCATTTCTGGAATAACTTTCATAGTCATTTTTGTATCCTCTTTTTTAAAATCATAATTATTAAATTCCTCTTCTTTATCATTCCATTCGGCAATAATAGTTGCTAAACCTTCTTTTCTAATTTTTGGTTGTAAACACCCACAACCATTATGCGAATCTTCACCACAACGATGTTTTTTACTTGCTAATGTAAATACTTTATTCCATCGTGTTTCAGCATTTAATTTTAATAAATAATTGTATTTTTCCTTATCAATAAGCAGTTTGCTACATTTAATACATATACATCTACATATTTTCATAATAGTTGATAAATATTGAATATAATAAACTGGTCTAGATAAATTAATATGACCAAAATATCCTGGTGTCTGAACATAATCTAGACCGTCTGTTGGACAAATCATTCCAGGATCTAAAACTCCCATTCGTGGATCAAATAATCCACCTAAAACCGGTTTGTTATTTATATGAGTATCTCTGTTTGTAATTTCAACAACGGAACCCTTTTGTATTTCGTGTGGACTTAAAATACTAAATTGAATACCGATGATTTTAGATGGTTTTTTATTTTCAAAATCAGTCATTCTTTTATAATAGTTAAATAATATTTAAATAATATTTATTCAATTTTTAATTTTATAATGCCTTTATAGTTTTTATTTAATTTTTTGTTTAATTTTTTTTGTATTTTTAATAATATTTAAAAACATTATTAAATTATAAAATTGATTATTATTTAATAATAATAAATACTATAAATAGTATGCCACATAAATATAATACTAGAATTAAGACAGGCACTCTTACTCCGTTCCTTTATATTGGTGACAATAATGATGATAATAATGATGATGATTATGAAGATGATTATTATCAAGGTCGTCATAATGGTCGTCAACTTAAATCTTATATAACTATTGATAATGATAGTGATAGTGATACTGATGATGATACAAATAGTTCAAGTTCAAAAGACAATAATAGTAGTTCAGAATCTGGCGACTCTGATAAACATATGTCAAATAATAAAAATAATGTTAATAAATTAAATAAACTTGATTATTATAAATTTTTGAATGACTTATATCCATCGCATTATAGTAAAAATAAATATATTGATGAAGTAAAAAAAACTATTGCTAATAAGCGTCATAAAAAGTGCGATAGTAATTTTGTAATTAGTCCATGTAATTCAAATAATTTATTTTCCAATAAGGTTATTAAAAAATCCAGAAAAATTTCTAAAAAGAAAAAAGAAAATAATTATAATTATTTGGATGATGAAAACAATAATAACACTGATGATGATGATGACGATGATGATACTACTAAGTATGAGAAAAGTTTATTAACACATGGATTTAAAAAAATATTTGACAATGTTAAAGGTTCTGAAAAAAATATTAATATTATTTTGAATTTAAAGAAAGGAAAAAATAACATTTATAATAATGAAAGTACTAACTCAGACCAAATAAGTAATTCATTATTTCCTAAAATGTGTTATGTCAAAAATAAATATTGTGATGAGGATGATGAGGATGATGAGAATGAGAATGATAATGAAGATGAGGATGAGGATGAGGATGATGATGATGATGATGATGACGAAAAAGGCAAGAATAAAAGTAAAAAAAATAAAAATGTAAAAAAAGAAAATATTACTATGACTAATGAAGATACTATTATACCAGCACCACAAAAAATATCTAATAAAAATTATAAAAAATTTGAAAAAATTTTAAATAATGAAGAAAAAGAGTCGGAATATTTTAAAAAATGTTTATCAAAAAATCTACAATTAGAAGCTATTTCCAAATTAGAAAAACTTAAAGAATTAACAACTATTAGCAAACCCTATTTACTTCATTTGGTTGACCTTGATATTCCAGACCAATATAAAGCATGTGCTTTGAGAAAAATTAATACAATGCGTTCTATGGGTTCTTATGGAAATAGTGAATATTATAAAATTAAATCTTGGGTAGATGCATTTTTAAAAATTCCATTTAATAAATATAATAATTTACCAATTAGTTTTGCGGATGGTATTGAACAATGTCACGATTTTATGGAAAATTCTAAAAAAATATTAGATAGTGTTACTTATGGATTAGAAGATGCTAAAATACAAATTATGCAAATGATTGGTCTTTGGTTAGTAAATCCAAACGCAGTTGGTTGTGCTATTGCCATTAAAGGACCTCCTGGAACTGGAAAAACAACATTAATTAAAGAAGGTATTAGCAAAATTTTAAATAGACCTTTTGCGCTTGTTGCGCTTGGTGGTTGTGGAGATTCAGGATTTTTAGATGGGTTTGATTATACATATGAAGGCAGTAAGCATGGAAAAATTATTGATATACTAATTCAGTGCGGATGTATGAATCCGGTTATATTATTTGATGAATTAGATAAATTAAGCGATTCCTTTAAAGGACAAGAAATTACTGGTGTATTAACACACTTAACAGATAGCACACAAAATACTAAGTTTAGTGATAAATATTTTTCGGAAATTAGTATTAATATGTCAAAAGCATTATTCATTTTCAGTTATAATGATGAAACATTGGTTAATCCTATTTTAAAAGATAGAATGTATAAAATTGAAACAACAGGTTACAAAACCAAAGACAAATTGATTATTGCCAAAGATTATTTATTACCAAAAATTAGAGACGAAATAAAATTTGACAGCACTTCTATTGTTTTTAGTGATGAAATATTAGAATACATTATTAATGAATTTACAGAAAAAGAGGATGGCGTTCGTAATTTAAAACGATGCTTAGAAATTGTGTATAAGAAATTAAATTTATATAGATTAATGAAACCTAATATAAATTTATTTGAAAATAGTGAAGGTTTAAAATTAAAAAATAAGATTAGTTTTCCTTGTATATTAACTAAGCAAATGGTTGATGATTTAATTAATAAAGGCACAACAAAAGACATTCCATATGGTATGTATGTTTAATACAATTTTATTAGGGATTATAAAAAAATTTTTTTTATAAAAAGAAATAAATATAAAAATTGAAATTATATTATAATGTTATTATTATAATATAAAAAATTATAATGGATTACAAAGAAAAAACTTGTAAAGAATTAATTACTTTATGTAAACAATTAAATATTAAAGGATATACTAAAAAAAATAAAAATGAAATTATTACTTTATTACAAGAAGTTAAAGAAGTTAAAGAAGTTAAAGAAGTTAAAGAAGTTAAAGAAGTTAAAGAAGTTAAAGAAGTTAAAGAAGCTAATACTATTCATTTAAAACCTATTATTAAATGGAGCGGAGGCAAAGCAGACGAAATTAAATATTTTGAACATCATATTCCCTCTAATTATAATATTTATTTGGAACCATTCATTGGTGGTGGTGCCTTATATTTTTATTCAAATCCAAAAAATGCAGTTATTAGTGATGTCCATAGTGAATTAATTGATTTATATAGTATAATTGGACAAGGTAAATCAAATGAAATATATAAATTTATGGAACAAACTCCTAATAATGAAGAAATGTATTATAACGTGAGAGATAACATGGTTATTAATAACCCCCTTACAAATGCGCAAAGATTTTATTATCAAAGAAAAACTTGTTTCAGAGGAATGCTAAGATATAATAAAAATGGCAAATTTAATATTCCATTTGGGCGTTATAAAACTATTAATTATGAAGCTTTAAATAATAAAGATTACGAAACTTTATTATCAAGAACACAAATATTATGTAAAAGTTTTGAATATATTTTTGAAAATTATAATGATGAAAATAACTTTATGTTTTTAGATCCACCATATGATAGTGAGTTTACTGACTATGGATATTGTCAATTTGGAAAAAAAGAACAAGAAAAACTAGCCAAATTATTTAAGGAAACAAAAATAAAATGTCTTATGGTAATTGGAAAAACCACTTTTATTCAAGAACTATATAAAGATTATATTGTTGATGAATATGATAAAAATTATAGATTTAAACTATATGATGGTCGTGTTGGTGATGAAATTAATACAAAACACTTAGTTATTAAGAACTATTAAAAGTCGCGCGTTTAATATATATAAAAAAGGATTTAAAGAAATGCCGCGCAGCTATTTTATTCTTTATTTTTAGCATCTTTCAAGCTTCCTAGGTATCTAAAATAATCATTAAAATCTGCTACTGGCCAAGTAATATTTATTAATGTTAAGAAATCTTCCATATGATCTATTTTAATTCCTGCTTTTTCAAATGAGTGTATATTTGATAGCCCGGATGTCAATATTTCTCGATTATAAACACTCCAATTTAGTATTCCACAATTAATAGTATAAATACTATGTGTTGTTTTTAACGAGGCTTCTATTTCTTTACATTTATTTATTGTTGCTGGAAGTTTTTCTGTATCAAGTTCAATATTTGCTTTTAATTCGCGATAATAAATAATTTTGTTTAATTCATCTTTAAATATTAAATCAATATCCTTGTTTTTTTCATTAATAGTTTGAATTCCGCAAGGTAATAATTCAAAATTAGGATTACACATTATTAAATATTTTGCCATGAACTCACCAAATCTTCCCATTTTAATATTAAAAGATTGTTCACTTGGTTTGGATCCATTCAACAAATATGTTAGTGATCCAGGTTTAGTGTATGTAATAGATCCTTGTAATATTTCTTTGACCCATTCAATTCCTTTCTTCTTTAACTCATTAATAATATTGGTCATAATAATAATATAATATATATTATTGCTTATATATTAATATATATAT